CTAACCCTCTTGAACCCTTGTCACATCAAGGGTTTTTTTCGTTTTAGGAATCATATTATAAACAATATTCAAAATCACGGCGGTAAAGCTTCCGGCGACGATTCCGTTTGTGGTCAGCAGATTTAAGTAAGACGGCAGGTGCTTAAACATATCGGGAACGACGGTTACACCGAGTCCCAATCCGACCGAACACGCGACGATCAGAAGGTTTTCCTGCTTTTTAAAGTCAATTTGACTGAGCATTTTAATGCCGTAGGAAATGACCATGCCGAACATGGCCACCATCGCGCCTCCCAGCACCGAAGACGGGATGATGGTCGTGAAGGCTGCGATTTTCGGAAAAAGGCCGAAGAGCATTAAAAGTGCGCCCGTGACACCGATGACCGCGTTTTTCTTAATTCCCGTCAGCTGCACGAGGCCGACGTTTTGGGAATAAGCCGTGTACGGAAAAGCATTAAAAATGCCGCTGATGAATACCGCCAGGCCTTCCGCGCGGTAGCCTTTTGCTAAATCACGTTCAGACAGGCGCCGGTTTGTCAGGTCACCGAGAGCGAAATAGACGCCGGTTGACTCAACAAGGCTGACAATGGCAACGATGGACATCGTAATAATCGGTGCCGCATGAAATGTCGGCGTCCCGAAATAAAACGGTTTAATCATCTGAATTGCGTCAGCATTCGCCACATTGTCAAATTGCACTTTTCCCATAAAATATGCGATGGCCGTCCCGATGACAATGCCGATTAAAATCGAAATGGATTTCAAAAATCCTTTTGTAAACCGATAAAGCAGCACGATGATGACGAGCACCGTAAATCCGAGGGCAAGGTTAGCCGGATCACCGAAATCCTCGCTGCCTTCCCCGCCGGCAATATGATTCATCGCGACCGGCATTAAGGTCATCCCGATAATCGTCACAAGCGTTATAGTTTAAGTACAACAAAAAAAGAGCCGGCTTAATGGCTCTTTTCTTTTGCTAATAAATTAGACATTACTTCATTCACTTTTAGATTCACTTTCTTAATTGCATCAGCCGATGGTTGATTCATGCTTTCAATCGTTATACGATATTTTTCTATTTCAAACGATTGCTTTGACGATGATTTAACGAATTCACTCATACAGCGCTCACACTCTGCTGTTCTTTTTTAATCAAATCATCGCAAAGCTTGTTCAAGTAATATGTATAGTTAACTTTTTTCTTCATCGAACGGACTTCTGTGCCGATCTCTTCGCAAATTGCAATTGGAATGCTGGATTTGTTTACTTTATTCCTATATGTATGTGACAACTGATTTTCAGCTATGTTCTTATATGTAAGGAAATCATTAATATGTACGAAATAAACTTTATTTTCTGGCTCTCTAAATTGAAACAGAAACCCTGGGATTACTTTTGGATATTGCGTAGCCTCTTTTAAGTGTTTTATCTGCTGCGGCTTTATAATCTTCTCTCGAAAGGCTATAGACTTGTCTTTTGTTGATTTAAGTTCTAAGGGAAATAAGTATCCTTTAAAGTGTAGGAAACAATCATAATTGTTTTTTGATACTGCTGCTCCCCTTTTTAAAAACATTGGATTAACATCTTTAATTCTGTAGAAGAATACCTTCTGATCTTTTGCAGATTTTTCTATATTTGCTTCAAAAACCTTACCCTGGTTTGTACCTGCCAATCAATCACTCTCCTAAAATATTGAAACTAAAATTGATATTAAAATAAACCTTTGATACACTGTTTTATGTCAATTAATATTGAAAGAAGTGTACGAAATGAAGCAATGGACACCCCTACGCCCACGTTTAAATGAATTAATGTTTGAATATGACCTCACAGTTGATGACCTATTCAAACGCACAGGATACCCGAGACAACGTATCCACGATTATATAAGTGGAGCTAAAGCAAATATGAACTTAGCTACGGGCATGACTTTTGCTGATGCCATTGGTTGCTCAATTGAAGAGCTGTACGAATGGAACCATAAAGAAAGAAGAATAGTTAAATCTTAATCCCTTTCCGAGCCCATCTGATTTCCTGCATTAATTCTTCATTATTATCTGAAAGGTTAATCAGGTTACGGTGGGCTCTTTCGTATTCTTTGTTCTCGAGAGCCTCTTTCACCGTACCCATTTGTCTTTCCATTTTGTTGAACAGTATTTGAATGTTCTTAAAGTGCTCAGTTATTATCCTCCACCTCCAATACACTTATTTTATTTTCATTCTAAATAAATGACCGATTTTATTTAGATCTTAATTGCTTAACTTCATTTTCTAGCCATTCAACATATGAAATTTCTGGAGGGACTTTTGCATATTCATTTAATAAAGAATCTTCTTCTGTAAAATCAAACGCAATTTCTGTTCTTTCATTAATTGGTAAGTAAATAGCTTCAATTCCGTTTTTCGGATAAAAAGAAGTGTCAAACCATGTTAAAACACAATTCCCTTCATCATCTCTCCAATCATGCCGCGCAACGCTTCGATTGTATGCTTCAAAAGGATTCAAATCTAATAAAAATTTAATCTCATCATGCTCAATTGATGCCCCAACTATTTTCCCCATCATCATGGGATCGACTGATTCTTCAATCCATTCATATACATTATCGTTAAATTTAATAATCGGTTTTTTGCCTTCTAATACAAGTTCATATAATTTGATAGTCTTCATTGAAATAACCCTCCCCAAATCACTCCTGCTGCAATTGCAACAATAAATACTGAAATAAATTTAATTACACCAATATACACTGCAAATTTAATATCCCCTTGGGCATCCATTCTTGCTAACAACACAAACCCAAATGCAACGAACAATATCCATGCTGCAACAATCAACCTGTTTCCACCTTTCTAATTGAAATCAACATTTTATTCATTTAAAGCAGAAGTCCAATTTTTACATCATCGACGTAATCAAGGTCAAGTGTTAGTGTTTTACCTATTCTCAAACCCAACGAGTTTTCACTGTCGTTTTTAATTATGATATGCCCTGTGTCAAAGTTGATATTTGCAACTTCAAACCACAAATTATTGTATAATGCTTTCCCAATCATAGTATCAATCCCTCTCTTCCGTATAAAATTAGAAACGATTTGTCTATTTTTCTTCTATTGTGTACCCTGCATCTAAAAGCATTCTTTTTGCTTTTTTATACCTCTCATCTCTTTTAGACTTATCATCAAATAGTGTCATATTGGGGTGTCCTACGCATTGATTTAACATTATTCTAAATGCCTTTATGTCTAAGTTGGCAGACCCATCACAGCCTATATTTAGAGCATATTTACCATCTTCAAAGTCATATTTGTATAAGTGAATTACGCCCCTCTTTTTATTATCCACTTAACCCTCTCCTTTCTAGTTTATGAAGTCCCAAAGTAAGAAGAAACTTTTGTTGTTACTGTTAAATAGCATGTTTTGCAAAAATACCAATAAAAGATTCCGTATGAGTGTCTTTGCAAATGTCCATATTGATAACATTTATCGCATTGTCCATATGGCATGGTTTCACTTTTCAAAGTCATCAAGATCGATTCCATAAATGCTCTTAATCCAATCTTTAATTGTATAATCCCATCCTCCAAGAAGGCCATTCCAAGCTAGGACATCTCTAAACACTTCTGAGTTCGTCATTTCTAGAATTTCTTTATCCATGGAGACATCTTCCTTATCTAAACCTTCTCTCTGTCTTACATACTGAATAATGCTAATTGGGTACTTTTCTTCTAACAGTTTTGTGTAATCCATTATCATTTCCCCTCTCTGGATAAAATCAGAAAATAAATATTTTATTTTGAGACGTATTCGCAACACCCATCCGATACTTTTTTCAATAAATACCTCTGTCCCCAAATACCCCACGTATCTCTATCTCCTGTGTGCCAGCAGCCGCACTCTGTAGGATGATGATCAAAGAACAACATGTTTTCTTCTTCTTTTGTCAACTCAACCAAAGGAAAGTTAAATCCTTTAGGGAATGAATTTAAGACCTCTCCTAATGTTTCATATTCAGGATGCAAAGGGCGTGCATGGGAGGGTACTTCTCCAAATTTGTTTACACCCAATGAATTATATGACCCATTAGGATTCTTATAAATAATCCATGATTCAACTCTATTTCGAATCTTCTTCTTTACTCTCTTATTCAATTTAATCTCCCCTTTTCAATAAAATTAGAATTTTAACTGAATCTAAATCTCAAATGTCTTAAGCTCAAACGTTTTATATGAATCTACTTCTTCACCAGGTATCACATTGACACTCGGATAATTATCATAGTCATACGGATATCCAATACAGTTCATGTGAAAGCTCGTTCCATCTTTGTCAAACTCAGCTTGTAAATGATCATGGCCACAAACCCAATGTTTTGCGTTAATGAACGGGACATCAACCATGTAGCATGTATTAGGCTCAAATGGAGAATAAGGATTGTGAACAGGTGGAACATGTGAGACAAATACATCAACTTGTGCATTTTCAAGAGTGTCATACCATCCCATTGATTCTTTCCACATTGCTCGTACTCCATCTTCTTTGCTGTATCCATTAAGACTGATATAGTTTGAATCATTAGAGACACCTTTGAAGAAATCCCATCCTTCATTTCCTTTTGGAAGATACCACATGACATCTCCAGCAAAGACTTTTCCTTTGTATGTATCCGTAGACTTTATTAATGGAGTGACATTATTGATGTCTGCTGCCTTCTGAATTAAATCTTTCACTCTTCCCAATGAATCGGAATATTTTCGTTGCTGATTTTTACTGAGTAAATAAAGATCATGATTACCATATGTGAAGTAAACCTTTTCATACTGCTTTGCTACTTCATCAAGTACCCACAGTGTCTGTTGATTCCACTCAGTAAAATCACCGGCAATTATTAATACCTCACCATTTCCATTCGATATTAACCTTCTAATAATCTCCCTTGTTCGCTTTTCCCATTTGATTTGGTTATTGTTCCAAGGTATCCAGTGATTAATATGAAGATCTGAAACATAATCGATTTTCATATTATCCCCCTTCTTTGTTTAAGTACATAAACAGTTGCATATAATTGTTGTTAGTGTATCCATATGTATTATGAAAATGTTCATGGCAAGAATCACACAAGGTCAACCCGTTATCAACTTCTAGTCGAATATCTTTATGCTCCATATAATTATAGATATGGTGAGCAGTTAAATATTTTTTCTTTTTAAGCCAGCATTTTTGACATGTGTAATCATCCCTCTGTAGAACTTTCTTTCTCCACTGTAAATATTCACGATACTTTCTGTCATTTATCCTCTGAGTATCAGTTTTATTCTTATTCCACCTCGGATTACCTTCTCTAAAACGACTCTTCCTATAGCACTGCTGGCATCCACCTCCTTGTTGAAAATAGTTCCACGCAATTTCTCCATAGTGTCCATTCTTACATTTAAAAGCTAACTTGCTCTTTTCGTTGGCGTATTCATTTGATAAAAGCAATAAGTTTTTCTTTAAGAATTCTTCTTTAATATAATCAATGCTCAATTTCAGGCTTTCCTGATGACATTTTAAACATTTAGATCCATTATTAATTTGAGACCACAATTTTGTTGATTTATGACCATTCTTTAAACAGATCAAATCAACTTTACCTTTTACACCTTTGTATTCTGATGTTAAAATAAACCCTCTTTCCCTCGCTTTATCCTCATAATAAGAATGGCTATGTTTTTTACATTCATATTTTTTATTTTTGTACAACCGGTTAAATTCATTATATTTAACTGACTTAACATTTGTGCATTTCTCTTTGTCACAAGAAACTAAAACCATTTTTTCAGAAGTAAGTGGTAAATGATAATATGGCACATGAAATTTATCCCTCCAAAAGGTAAATTCATATCCTAGTGTTTGATAGTGTCTCGATGTCATAGGATTCCAGCTGACCTCAACCTTTTGTTCTTTAATAATGCCTATACATTTCACTCCTTTGTTTATTGTTCATGATTACAAAACGTTTGGTTCGCCTGGCTCAACAAAGCATGAATGGTCAATTTCATTAATGTATGAGGGGTTAATCCCCTCTATTTTTATACTCCTTTCCCAAACCCGACCACCTAGATCATTTCTTCTCTCAGCCATTTATAAATTTTTTCTCTGACCTCTGTGTCATTCCATCCCCATTCTTTTGCTAACAAATGAATATCTTTCGGCAGGTGTTTATGTATTTGAACAACAGATGTTGGGTCTGGTTTTTTAGCATAATAATCATAATAACAATCGAAAATCTGGTCATACGCTTCTTCGTCTATCCACAAATAATGACAAACAGCACATCCTGAAATTCCCTTTGGACAAGGTATTTTAATCCGATACCTGCCATTAATTTTCTCCATAGCTCACCATCCTTCTCTTTAAAATACAGATTTCATAAAGAATTAAATCCAGCACAGCAATTGCAAAACGGTACTCCGCTGTTAGTTGCCCAATTTCCCCCTAATTCATCACCACATTCAGTGCATCGGCAGCTCGATATTACTTCGTTTAGAAAAGTAATGTGATCAAGAAGCTTAGGAATATCTTGATGCGCGTTTGCGATGAAGTCCGCGTCCTCTTTGTTCTCCAATTTATGAATGAGGAATGTAACCTCGCTATATTCCGTTTCAATATCCGAGAAGACACGATAGTTAGTTCGGTGATCCATCAGTCCGTCGTTTGCCTCTGCGACCCATTTACCGCCTGTCGCTTGTGTCGAACGCTTCCGGATTGCTTCGAGTTGATCTTGCGTTAGTTTTTCATTCACTAAGCATTCACTCCTTCTGTTTTGATTTCAAGAATATTAAGAGTATTTTCAATGCCTATTCTTTCAGAAGTAAACGTAGCCTCTTCGTGCTGAACGTTAGTATTGCAAAAACCCCTCCATAGCCTGTCATAATACCACCGCACTCTTTCCTGCTGTTCCTCCGTGATTGTCGGCTTCATTTCAGTGCCCCCTTTGCAATTGTTTGAATAAGATATACCGTATTTGAATACTGCACGATATCTGGTTTTATAATATAAGTACCGTTAGTAACCGAATTGTCCTCTACATAAAAGTTATCAGCGAGCTCCGCAATTTCCTTAAAAGACGCCTTCAACCGCTCATTCTCGCCAATCAAATCCGCCACTGTACAACGTAGTTGTTTGACTTCCTCAGTCATTGGTTCCGTGAATAGATCCTCAGCAGAGATTTCTCTGTCAGTTCCATCCTCGTTTATGATGTAAAGACTGCCCTTTGCACCAGGATCATCATGTCGCATTTTAATCGCAAGTTTCTGGGCACTCTCCTTAATGCGCTCATTATTAAACTCAAACCCTTTCATTCGCCCACCTCTTCACGTGAGTCGTTGATGATTTTTGCATAATGCGATGGGTACTGTATAATCCTTCCCGGCAAATGCGCATTTAGACTTCCTGCTTTTAAAGAAACAACGGGCTTTTTCTCTATTTCTCCGCTATCTAATGTAACTTCTATAACATCGCCTACACGAACCTCAGTCGGCTGCGGAACGTTCAAGTATTCGTCTGGCACCTTCAATCCCAACGCACGTCTTAACGCAATCGCCTTTCCGATATGAACGTTGAAACAGTCGGACGGGACGGCTTTGGCGATTCCATAAAACGCCGTTCTACTATTCGGCTTCTTTGCGACAGCCTCAACGGATCGCCCATTTCGGTTAATCTTTAACGAAATGTTGAACGCCCTCCAACGTCTGTTATTCTCCTTAAGTCGCTCAACGTCCGCCTTCGCCTGCTCAACGATTTCATCACGGCGGGCTTGGGCGCTTACAATCGGAGCCTGACCGTGTGTAGCGACTTTCTTCATTTCCTCGTTGTGGAGAAACGCAGTATATTCAATTGTCTGCGGAATCACGAGGACATCTTTTCGTTCGTTTGCGTAGGCTTTTACGAATGCTTCCGAATATGGCGCCCCGATTAGAATATCGCCGAACCTCGACTTGCTTCCGATATAATCCTCGCCTACCTTTTCGAATACTGTGCTCGCACTATCAATAGCCGTTTGATTCACGCTTTCCATTCCTTATCTCCTCCACTTACAATTAAATTAATTTGATCCTCAATTTCCTCAATAAACCCCTCTAAAGCTGCTTCATCAACCATAACTCGTTCATTATGGACTTTGATAATTTCTTTCATTCGGTCATCCATATTTCTAATTTCTTCTGCTTGCTGCACAGTAATCATTGCTCTGTATTTCTTTATGTATAAAAGAAAATCTTTGAGTACACCGATCTCCCCAATTTTGTGGAGATTGGAATCTTCTTGTTCCACTTCTAGCCGGAGTAAAGCTACTTCCTTTTCTAAAACATCAACTTCAAGCTGTTCTTTCTTTGACAACAATTCTCGCTCTTTTTGCTGCAATCCGTCACCTCCTTATAAGGATTAAATATGTATTCACAATGTGAATGTGGATTATGGTTTTAAACTGATTCATACTGTAAATGCTTGTTTTTCTTTTTGCTAATTTTATACTCTGCAATTTTTAGTGATTCAAGAGTCCATCCGTTATTGTTTAAGCTGCAGAAAAGCGTGTTCAGTAATTGGAGCTCTTGTTTTAGGCTTCTTCGCTTTCTCAATATCTTTTGACCTTTTAACGAAAGGTGATATCCCTCTGAAGCATTAAATTTGTCCTCTTCCAACTTGTGATAAAATTCATTGAGCTCTTTATCAACTTTCCCCAGCTCTTTATAAAGGTTATCAATTTCATTTTGAAGTCGTTGTTTAGTCTCCTCAATTGCAACAAGAGGTTTGGAAATGGAAACAAGATAATCTTTTGCAGTTTTCATAACGTCACTCCTATTTATTATTTTATTTTTATTCTAAAAGTATGTAAAAAAAAGACAAGCTTTTAACTTGTCTTTATCTTATCATTCAGCCTCTCAAAAGTCTATAACTATTTTATTTTTATTCTTAATTATTTTGAGTAAGTCACAAATGAATAATTATATGTGGTATTGTTTTCTGCTTTTCTATGATCCTTTTCAATTACTCTCCAATCGTCATTTAACCTTGGAAAATATGAATCTGCCTTCTCAGCAACTGAATCAACAATCGTCAAATAAACCTTATCAGCATGTGGTAAGAATGCCTCGTAAATAACGCCTCCTCCAATGACCATTACTTCTTCATCTTTATCCAATTGTCCTCGTATAAGCTTCAACACACCGTCAATTGAATGATAAACGAACGAAGAGTGATCAGGCTTGAAATCCTTGTTTTTGGTTAATATGATATTCCTTCTGTTTTGAAGTGGTTTTCCTGTAATGTTTACGATTGATTCGTATGTAAGCCTTCCCTGTATACACAACTTTCCTGTAGTGAGTTCTTTAAAACGTTTCATGTCTTCAGGAATATGGTAAAGCAAATTATTTTCATATCCAATGGCCATTGATTTGTCGCAGCAAGCAATAAGAGATAGCATTATACTGCTACCTCAAAGTAAAGCTTGTCTCCATGCTTATAATTAATCAGCTTGAAATCGTCAATTGTGAAATCACAGAAGTCCTTTACATCTGGATTAATCCATAACTCAGGTGCTTCATACTGCTCTCTGTCCATTTGAATTTTTAAATTGTCTATATGACGAGTGTACACGTGACAGTCTCCAATATTGAAGATATACTCACCTAGCTCATAGCCAGTAACTTGAGCAATCATACGCTGCAATACATTGTACTGAAACACATTAAACGGATTCCCGAGTGCGAGATCATTACTGCGACAGAAAACTTCTAAATGCAACTTCCCGCCTTTTACAAGCCATTGAGTACCATAGACACAGGGAGTCAATGCCATCGAGTCTAATTCATCAGGATTCCAAAGCGTTGTAATATGTCTGCGTGATGATGGATTATTTTTCAACTGATGAAGAAGATAATCAACCTGATCAACCTTTTCACCGTTTAGTATTCTGTTCTTCTTACCAAGCTGATAGCCATAGGCATTGCCGATCGTACCGTCTTCTTGTTTCCATTGATCCCAGATATGCACGCCCATCTTGTTTAATTCGTTAACATTGTTTGATTTAAGCTGCCAGATCCAAAGTAATTCCTTGATCGCCGTTTTCCAGGCGACTTTTTTAGTCGTTAAAATTGGCACTTCGGAATTATCAAAACGCATTTGCTTACTGATTACACTTAATGTATGTGCTGGTGTTCCATCAGTGTCCCATTTGGTTCTGACATTGAGTTCTTCATCTGATATCCCATTATTAATAATGTCATTTATGATTGTGTTGTACTGCTTATCAAATTGAGTCATATTTCCATTCTCCTTTATTGAAACCAACTGATAATAAAGTTAACCACGAAGACAATATTACCGCAAACAAACAGCATATACACGAACTTGTTTTGCTTATTGTTTGAGTCACCTTCCAAAACATCAAGAATTTTAAACATCGTTAAACCGGTATAAATTAAAGCAAAAGCTGTCCAAGCTAACATTAGCAAGTCTCCATGTGTAATCAGTCCAATAGTAGCCAAGGGGATGATGAACGAAATCCCCTTGAACAATGTCATGACATACACTAAGTTCTTATTCTTCTTCAGTTCTTTATACGGTGAGTTAGAAAGCAAACGTGTGACTTTAGCGTATACGTTCTGTTTCCCTCGAGTAATTAATCTAATTTCATTAATGTTTAGTGCAAATAAGTATGCTGCAAGTAATAACGTAAAGTATGTAATCCTAATACATCTCCTTATTTTATTTTTATCCTATAAATAATTATAACTAATCAAACAACTCTCCGGCTCTCTTCATGTCTTTGATTTCTTCACTTACACTTTCTTTGATTGTATGAGGTAGCTGGGCAATTCCTCGTTGTATTCTTTTCTGACCTGTATTTCTTATATGTAAAGTTAATTCTTTAAACCCTTCCATTGATTCATCTGAAATTAAATCAAACTGATGTTGAATCTTAGCTAATAAGCTTATGTATTCTTCTTCATCTTCACTGAATAATTTTAGGCCATTTTTAAGGTTGTCTATTTCTTTTAGATGGTTTTTTATTTTCTTTATGTGATTATTCATATTTCTTCACATACTCTTTGAAAACATCGGCAATTTTATGAGTATTGTGGAATACAGTTTGCCCTAATGAAGTGGCATGAGAATAAAGAGGGTGATTATCAATATTTTTAATTTCTTCTTGTAAACAATCAAGAAGGATTCTTTCTGTTTTCACTGACACTTGTTCTAACAGCCAACTGTTCCCGTTGTCCATAGAAAGCTGAATTCTTATTTCTGGCGGCAAGTTCTTAAATGCATTAATAAAGTCGTCAACCTTATATTGATCAGTCGGATTTAGCCTTGTTTTAATTGAAATTTTCATTTTCAAATCTCCTTTTTGTTTTAATTTGATTCTAATAAACTCAAAAAATTAACTGCTGCAACTCTATACCTTTGGTCTTCTTCATAAGCTGCAACTTGTTTCATATGCTCCAAAAACACATCTTCAAGCCCATGTTTTTGAATAAATCCTAAACACAGACCATTCCTGAAGAGCATGTCGTCATATTTTGCTTGCAAATCTTTATAATTGTTATTGTTTATCGTCTTTTTCCTCCTTATTGTTTAGATAAAAGTCTTCTTTTATTTAGTCCTTTTTCCTGATTACTGGTATAATATACTTGTCTCAAAATTCTCAATATACGAAAAGGTGGTAATATTTAATGAGCATTACTCAATATCCTATTATTCAAGGTTCTATTAAAAATGTAGGTTTCCATAGCAAGAGTGCATTTACCTACACATATGAAATGGACAAGGAAATTCTTCATGTTTATGACAACTTAAAACATAAAAGCACATCTGCCATCAACTGCATTGAAGAAGTTGTTTCGTTGCTAAAAGAAACACTTCAACCAAATAAAACTGGTGTTAGCAGGATTTTAGAAGTAATTAAAAATGCAATCTCACCAACTTCTCCATTTAAGAAGGTCATTATTTATACGGAGGTGGATGAATTTACATCAGACTATACCAATAAAGGCCAGCAACTTAATATTGCTGCATATATTCCTGAGCAAAAAGACTTTAATGGCTGGGATGATTCAGAGCTTTACCAATTGTATTGCGATAATGCCAAACAAGAAGCAAAAGCTTAATTAAATTCTTAAGAACAAGGCACTTTAATAAGAGTCCTGACTACGACCCTCCACTGGATAGACACACATCATTAAGACCTCAGTCAGGACTTGTTTTGTATTACTTAGTTCCAGTCGATCCGTGACCGCCTCGGTCATCGTTGCCTAAATGATCTACCTCGATCAATTCAACTTCAGGCATCTTCTTCATAATTCTGAACTGACAGATACGATCCCCTTTTTTAATTTCTGTATCCCGTAACGCATAAGCCGGAAAGAACCAGAAATCATTGTCTCCCTTGTATGACTCATCAATAACGCCCATTGAGTTTGTCTCAATGATGCCAAAGTTTTTAAATGTACTTGAACGAGGAACGACATGAGCTTCATACCCTTCTGGTAGCTCCATTGCTACTCCTAATGGGATAAGTTTGAATTCATCCTTTTTGATTACTACATCTTGAGCTGCCCGCAGATCAATCCAATCCCCTTGATCAATTTTGTTGATTCTTGTTTGTGTCTCATCTAAGTATTTGATTTTAATTTGCATTATGTATTAGCTCCTTTTATTTTTAATGTTTGTACGTTCTTGTATTGTTTTTTTCAGTTAAATAAACAACTCATTATTGTTCGAACTTTGCCCTCAACTCTTCATATAGTTTACGATCACTTTCGTCTTTCTCTTTGAGGTACTTTTCTCTTTCAGCATCTTGCTTCTTTTTTAACTCATTCTCATACTCTTCCCACTCTGCTTCATCGATCACACCTTTTTCATGTAATTCTCTTTTCAGAGGGTATAATATCTTCTTTGCTTCATGTGGGTATAAAATTCTTGTCTCACAGCCATCATCCCAGTCACCTTGTTGACAAACCATAAACACGCCTGCATCTTTAGTGATAATTGTTGTTTGCTCACAAAATTGATTTGCCCAAACGTAAGAAACTTCTTTCCCGATTAATTCTTCCTGACTTTCAATGAAATACATTTATTAGCTCCTTTAATATTAGTTTGTTTAAACCTGCCCGTTTATTGACTATTCAAGGTCAACTTTATATTCCTGGGTAACTGTATGCTCCGGTAAAAAGAAATCGTATGATCTTTCCTTAAAAGGCGGAGATTCCCCAAACATGAGCCTTACAAATTTATTCGTATATTCATAGCGATACTTTTTCATATATGGAGTTTTATAGTCTCCTTCTTTTACTCTAGAAGTTTCTGCTTTCACTTTATGTACTGACTTAAACCCTTCTTTTTCTATTACGAAATAGAAATATTGTGTATCGTCGATGATCCCTGAGCCCATTACAAATTTGCCACTGATATTAATGTTGTCCTTAATTGAATAAACACTTACCTTTTCTTCTAATACTGCGTGGTTATCAAAGGGGAAAAACACTGCAATAAGTCCAGCAACAATTAGTACAACAACTGCAGCAACGAATCCACAGATTACAGATAAAATCAATTCCCCGTATGTATCTATTAAAACAACTATTGTTGTTGCAACAAGAACAATCCCAGCCAATATCAATAATCCCATTATTGACCCCTTAAATCATTTATTAAGGTGTCTAACTCACCAGGTATAAAACCGATACTTCGTTTTACTTCTTCTCCTTGAACACTTAGAAGAATGGTTACCGGTACACCCATTACCTCATATTGCGCTGCCACTTCTGGTTTCTGTGTTACATCAACTGTCTCATATTCGACGCCTGCATCATTTAAGTAATTGGACACCATTTTGCAGGGATTGCAATTTGGCTGCTCTAATTTAATTAATCTCATTGAATACATCCTTTCTCGGTAAAAATGAAATCTGAATCCTTTAATGGCTCCACCGTTGCTTTTTTGTACCCATTCCCTTTTTGGCTAAAGAAGTCATGCGACTTAGTTTTAGTACTCAATCCATTAATAACGATTGGATTAACATCCTCTTCTTCAAACCAATGATCAAAGCCCAGATTGTTTAATGCTTTATTTGCGTTGTATCTGATGAATTTCTTTACATCTGGAGCTAAACCAACCTGATCATAAACATCTTCTGTATACTCCAATTCATTTTCATAAAGCTCCTGTAGAAAGCTTAAAGCCCATCCATACAATTCTTTTTGCTTCTTAGGAGTTTGATTCTTATATATCTCCTGTGCTAATAAACCGACGTAAACGCCGTGCAGTGCTTCGTCTCTAATACCTTTAGTTCAACCGAGTTCGCTACTCTCAGCTCGTTGCCCTGTCGCAACCGCCTTACGTTACCGTAAGGAGCAGACTATATCATCATCCCTGTAGGATGCCTCCCGTTTCGATTTAAGGGGTTCTCACCCACGCCAATAGCTTGCGCCCTACTCGTTTTGCGGAATTTCGCCGCCTATGCGATAGTCGTTGAACGTTCTATGCGATCCCATAAAGTCTTCCATCTTCTTTTATGTCGAATCAGACTAACGTAACGAGGATGAAGGCTGTATTTTTCACCAGCTTCAACATTATTCATTCCAGCAAGCAAATCATAGATTAAATTTGTTGCCTCTGAGTCTGTGAGCTTTGACATTGAATTACTTTCTCCAGGTTGTCCTGACATTAATCCAATTTTCATTGCATGTAGAGTATTTTCTTTAGGTGTAACTATCTCTAAGTTCCGAACGTGATTGTTTAGTTTATTTCCGTCTATGTGGTTTACAAACATTCCTTTTGGTATTTCATGAATAAAATATTTCGCGACTAACCTATGTACTAAAAAGTTCTGTGTTCCTCTTTTCGGATGCGTGTATCCTATCATTTCATAGCCATGTGGAGTAATAAATGTCTTTCTTGGCTTCTTTAATTTTTTTGATATGATAACTCCCGTTTCCGTTATCCACCAAGGCGCTTCTTCGACTTCTTTCCTTATCATTTTCACCTCCTTTGGGTTCGCATAGCTTCGCTGCTGATTGTCCTAAAAAGGATTTTCCAGCAATTAGAGAGGTTCGCATTTGCCGTTGCCGACAAAAGGGACTATTAAATAATCAGGTTAATGATCTCACCGCTCTGCATGAGCTTCCCTTGTCCATAAAAGTAAAGTGGATAATAAAACCCTGAGTAAAACAAGAAACTCTCCAGAAACACAGATGCAACCATTGCTTTGAATAAGGAAATATCATCGTTTTTCTCAACTGCTTTATAAATTGAAACAATTGTTCTTGCTTTCTTTTGAAGAAACTTATTGTTTTTCACCCATTCGAAGACTTCATTGATCTTCTCGGTTGGAGCCAAAGTTAGAAAGATGTTGCTGTAAGATTTCGCATGGACAGCATTTTCCATCATGGCCATAAAGTTTAATACTGCTTTTCTTTGATGCCCTTCAACGTGCTCGGCCACAATCGGCATACCCGTGTTCCCCTGCTCTGTATCTAATAAGGTAAGCCCAGCTAAAACTTTCATATAAGTGTCTTGTTCCTTTGTTCCAAGATACTTCCAAGTGAGGAGATCGCCGTTTAATGCGATCTCTTCGGGAAGCCAGAACTGCTTCACATTTTGGTTGTAAAACATCTGGGTGAAATCATCTTCATGCTTTGACCAGTTTGCTGCGTCATAAATTTTTGTCAATTATTCGTCCTCCTTAACTTCTGGAACTCCAATAGCTACTGCAAGGTAATAACAATAAAAGAAGAAAACATTTCGATCTTTCTTAAAAAATATAGGAATCCGTCGTTTTCTTCCCTTCTCATACCAAACTGTTTCTCCTAACGCAAATACAAGTCGAAAGCATCCAAGGCTAATATATAGATATCGAAAGACTTCACCGACTTCTGTGATGCGTTTGTCCGTATAGATATTTAAACAACGCATGACAAGCAACCCTCTTGAGTCGTATCCTTCGTTCGAGCATAATACAGCGTTTTAATACCTTTGTGATGCGCATATAAATCAATCCGGTTTAAATCTCTTGTCGTCATCGTATCCTTCAAGAACAACGTAAATGAAATCCCTTGGTCAACGTGCTGCTGAATAGTGGCAATAAGATCAACTACCTTAAACATATCCATGTCGTATGCTTCCTTATAAAAGAACCAATTCTGAGCCGATAAACCTGGCATTGGATAATATGTCTTACTGTTTCCGTATGTACGTTCCTCGATTCTCTCCATAATAGGCATTACACCGGCCGTAGATGATTGAACATATGAGATGCTTCCAGTAGGTGCAACAGCTTGCCTATACGAATGATACAAACCATATTTCATCACATCCTCTTTAAGCTTCATCCAATCTTCAATGTTAGGAATATGTTGATCTCCAAATAGGCTTTTAACCTTTTCATATTTAGGGCTATAATCATTTGTCACGTACTTTTCGAAATACTCGCCTGATTTGTAGGTTGATCCATCAAACTTGTAGTATGTCTCCCCTGTTTCTTTTGCAATTTCCATTGAACGCTGCAAGGAGTAGAAATTAACCATCATAAAGTATGTATTTGCAAAGTCCTTAGCCTCTTCACTTTCATAAGAGATTTTATTTTGAGCCAGAAAACCATGTAGGTTCATCTGTCCTAGACCAATTGATCGCATTAGTGTATTTGCTCTCGCAACAGCTGGGGCATTTACAATGTTTGTTTTCCTTGTAACAGTTGTCAGCGAGTCAATTGCAATTCTGACCGTTGAAGCAATTGATTGATTACTCATTACGTTTACAATGTTCATGGATCCAAGATTACATGAAATATCTAATCCAATTTCATCTTCCTGATCGTAATCTGTATAGACTGACACTTGTGATGCTTGGAGGACTTCAGAGCACAAATTAGAAAACTTCACTTTTGAAATATGTTCATTTGGATGCACTTTATTTACATTGTCAGCAAACATGATATAAGGATATCCAGATTCACTTCTTAAAATGGCCAATTGCTCCAACAGCTTTCGAGCATTCCCTTTTGCTTTTCTAACCCTCGGGTTTTCAACAAGCTCATCATACATTTTACTGATGTCCATCTCATCAAGATACTGCCCATATTCTTTGTAAACTGAATGAGGATAGAACATGTAATAATCCTTGTCTTCTCTTGCCAATTCAATGAATTTATCAGGAACAACTACCCCAATAGATAGTGTTTTAACCCGGACGTCTTCATCAGCACTTATTTTTTTGGTATCCAGGAAGTCTGTGATGTCTGGATGGAATACACTTAGATAAACTGCTCCTGATCCTTGTCTTTGTCCCATCTGATCTGCATACCTAAAAGCATTGTCCAATAGCTTCATAACACCTACGACACCTTTAGTTGCATTCTCTACGTCTTTAATTGCTTCACCCTTGGCTCGTAATTTGTTTAGATTAAGCGCTACGCCACCACCCACTTTAGACAATTGCATTGAAATATCAATCGCCCGTGAAATATCATTCAAACTGTCTCCCACTTCAAGTAGGAAGCAGCTCACCATTTCTCCTCTTCGCTTACGACCTGCATTAAGGAAAGTAGGCGTTGCCGGCTGATACTCTTGTTTCATCATAGTACGCACATTCTTAACCGCTTTCTCATAGACTCCACCTGCGAAAAATAAAGCTACAATTGAGACGCGATCCTCATATCTCTCCAGGATCTTTGTTTTGTCGTTTGTCTTCAATGCATAGTCATTGTAGAACTTAAAGGCACTCATGAAAGATGGGAATCTGAATTTGTAACTGTAAGCAAGTTTAAAAATCGATTTAATCTGCTCAAATGTGTATTCGCTTAAGAATTCTTCTTCGTAATAATCATTTTTAATCAGATAATCCAGTTTCTCTTTTAAGTCATGGAAAAAGACTGTATTTTGATTAATGTAATCAACAAAGTAGCTGTGCACTGCCTCCTTATCCTTCTCAAATTGAAACTTACCGTCTTTCTGAATCATGATCTCATTATTGAGCTTGATCCACTTTGGTATTGTGTTTGTCAATAAGTTGTACCTCCCGATTAATCTTCTGCAAATCTTGTTTTGTTCCACTTAGTTCAAACTTTAATAACAATGGTACGTGGAACATTGCTGAGAGCTTGTCCCCAGCTAAACCATAGTTATCACCCCAAACCTTGTTACCACTCACAACAACACCTTTTATTTTATTTTTATTCTTAATAATAAAATTCAAAGTCCTTTCAGGTACTTCCCCAAAGCCTATCGTATATGTAATATGTATGAATTCTTCTTCAACGATTAAGTCATCTGTAATTTCAATGACATCGAAGTTTAACTCCCTTTGTAATGCTTGGGCAAACCTTTTCACGTTACCTGTCTTGCTTTCATATGTAATAATCAATATTCTTTATATTCCCCGTTAACTAAGCTGTTTGTAGTTGTTTCTGCTTCATTTTCAGCATAATGGAATGCTTCAGACATTTCTAAATTAATATCTCCCATTTCCATGTAACCTTTGGCCATTTTAGCTTTTAAATCAGAAAGCTCTGACATTGGTACTGGGATATAATCTGCTTTCTGCTCTTGTGTGATAACCATTTGATCCCCTTCAAAATTGGTCGCAATCAGCTCTCCTTTTAAAGCAGTGTAAGAACCACCATTCTTCATATGTACTTGCGTATTTTCTTTTGCTTCATCCAAAGTTACAAAGTGACTGCGCTTAACGTATAACTGTTTAGCAGCTCCCATTCCACAACTCCCTGTTCTTTATTTTTTGTTTTTATCTTTTTCATGTCTTACGTCCAGCTCATTCATATCATTGAGAATATGGTCAATAACAACATCACTGAACTTACCGAATGCCTTATATCCAATTAGCTTACTTCTCAAATCTCTCCACTTTCTTGCTGCACTCATTTTGTTTCCCCTTCCTATGAAACTGTGATTTTATCTAGATTCAAGCTACAAATCATTCACTCTTCTTCGATCGTCCATCCGTTCAATCTTGCATATTTTAATTTCCTTGAATATCTACGCTTCCACTCTTCCCATCTTTTGGTTTCTCCATGTGTAGCAAATGGATCTTGGTTTTTCTGTTTCCAGAGAATATCACTAACCCATTGAGGAACTGATGGTCTATAATTACTTTCCGTCATCTTTTCGTCCTCCTTATCCTTGATACTTCGCGTAGCATGGTTCGCACATACCTCTGTCGTACGCCCATGTGCCTTTATCTACGCTCTTCGCTTCGAAGCACATTTCGCATATGATAGTTTCATAATCATCATCGTCCATGCAAGGCAGATCCGGCTCAATTATCCGGAATAAGTCTTCGATAAATCCATAAGCATTTTCGATGACACGATCGCTTTGGTGAACTACTTCTTCGCAAGTAACTCCGTTTTCTTCCATGAATCGTTTAACTCTTGCGTAAAGTTCGTCTCTCACTATTCGCCCTCCAATTTATAAATTTCTGCAAACTGCCTTTATTATTGTTTTGACCAGCCCTCTCCAAGGAGCTTTTTAGCCTCTTCAACATCTGTAAATCTTTCAATCTTGTGTCTATAATCATCGATCCACCGGTAAACACATACAGCATTTTCTTCTACTTTCATGACAGTGTATTGCTGCATAGGATCTTCTAAAAGGTGAAGCTTCTGATCTTTATAAAATCCTTGAATCATATAATATCCTCCTCTTATTTTTATTGAATTTCTCTTACTTCATGCGGTACTCCGCTTTCTTCTTGAGCATATACAGCATCATTATGAGCCTCAATAGCGTCATCATAAGTGTTAACAAGTGTTCCCATGCAATAAAGTCCATATTTTTTATTCATTTTCATCAGCTCCTAATCTATTTTTGTGAATCTCTTAGTCTCTTTACCATCAACAACCACTTTTCCAAAGAACATGTCTTTAGGTCTTGCCCAAAGTAATCCGTCTTGGTCTTCATATGTAACCAGCTTTTCTTCTGTTTCAGTGTGAATGACCTCTCCAATAACCTTGTAAATGCCACCTTTATAGTGTTTATAATGACATCCGACTACATCGTATGTATCCTTCAAAGCATTCAACAACTTCTGTGCATCTTGAGCACTTTTTGAACTGCTGTCATATTTGTTGAGATGTAAAACCGCTTCCTGCATTTTCAAATTCACTTTGTTCATCCTTCCCGGTTCCTCGAAGTGCATTAATTCTATTCACCATTTCTCTAAGCTCTTCAAGCTTCACTTTTGCATTTTCATATTCCCACTCTGGATAATATAAAGTTTCCAGCTCCAAAATTCTTCTCTTGAGTAGATTGAGAACTTCTGATAATGCCTTATCCATTCCAATTTCCTCAGCAGTTGTGTTTGAATTTATCAGAGCTTCTCGAATACGTTGAGACTTCCTTTGACTTATACTAATGTCTATTCAACTCCTTAAAATCATCCTTTAATTAAAATTTATAACTCCATCCCAGCTTTCCAATTCTTTAATATCGTTATTAATTTCTTTGCTTCTTAATAAACGTTTTCTTGCAGCTCTTGCAGACTCTTCAAACGCACCTTTAAGTGTCTGGGCACTTCCGAAGAATGGATTGCCTCGGTATACAACTTTGTTTTTTTCATTGTCCTTAACCACAACTTCGTCTATTAACCACTGTCCGAGGCGACTGGTTTCTTTGGCAAAGAATGTGATTCTAAATTGATATCCATCAATTACAACAAGTTTTTCAAAACTTTTCATTATTCGCCCCTCGTTTTCAATGAAATAAAACTTTTAATTAAATTTCAATCAACTGCATCATATCTAACCTTTGGATAGGTTGTTTTCATATAAACTTTTTTCATGCACAATGGGCATTGAAACGGATACTTCGGCGGGTTTGATGTGAGCATCATATTTGAAAATACAAGCTCTGGAGCTTTATCACATTCATCACAATGTAACGTCTCTCTAAAAACATTAACTTTCTGAGATTTAATCATTTTCAGATGCCTCCTTTTTTTCATTACGACAATATATTTGCCACCACTTTATTTTTAAATCTCCATTTTCCAAAGCCCTTAAATTATTGTGAAGGTTGTCGGGATGAATTCCAAAAACCATTTTTCCTTTAATGAAGACAGCCGCCCCTTCATTTTTATAAAAATCATAAGACAGCTCTCCGCTGTAGTCCTCCTCTTCTAATACCGTAAAATCATTAGATAAAGCATTATAGTATGCAATTCGATTTTTCTCTGAACTTCTTACAAAATCAACGACTGTTGAAATTTGTTTTTGAGTTTCTCCCTCATACTTATTGCTGTGTTTGTAATGACATAATAAATTTTCAAATTTATAAAGCTCAGCTTTTCCAATCGTTTTGACTAACTCCTTTAATGCAGTCCCAACCTTATAATTAAGTATAATATTATTCATTCAAAATTCCCCTTTGTCATTCTTTAATTTAGAAAACCAAAACCTCTTCCACCAGGAAGTTTTACGTTTTTCTTCCTCTTTAAAGCGTTCATAGTTTTCTTTAACTTGCTGATTCCATTTCTCTATTTTTTCTTGTGTTTGAATCGCTTTTTCAAGGCTCTCTTTATCTTCAATTGTTTTAATGACCTTGTCAGTCTGATATGTCCATTCATTTTTTGTGTTGCGCTGCCTGTCTGTTACGACTACATATTCGTTAAACCCTGGGATATACACTTTCCCTTCGACTTCAATTGGGTCTAAGTCGATGATCCCTTCAAAAAATGTCTGATATTCACATTGCTGTTCAATTGGTACAAGGGCATCACACAGGCCTAATGTCCAACTTTTCTTAATTACCTTCCCTTCAAATGTTGCTTTATGGCGTCCCACTCATTCACCTCCTTATAAGGATGTCTTTAACGTTACATTTCATTAAATGCATTTATTGCCACCAATAGCTGTTTGGCCTCAACTTCTGCCATTTGATCTCCAATTTGTACCTTTACCCATGTATCTGGATAATCAATACTCTTAGTTGCCAGGAGTTTCAGAGTTTTCCTGTTTACTCCTCTTAATGTGAATTCGGATGTAATGTCTCTCATGGTTTTCCCCTTTCTTTATAAAAATTGAATTTTATTTATAATTGATTGCTTTAAATAGCCTCTTACAGCCTAGGCTCAAAATTTTCACGTCCTAGTGGAATTGATTCCAAGAGTGTTTTGCTCCCGTCTTCATTCCACTTATAAAGATAAACACCATAATTCAACCCATTTTTGAAATATCTTTTACTTGCATATTCATATAGCTTTTTCTTTGCTTTTTCCTCTTTTTCAAATTGCATTGAGTAATGCCCACTATATGCTGAGACATTTGCTACATAAGGCTTTTGCATATTATTAATTTTAGTAATATTAGACTCAACATCTTTCAGTTTCTCTTCTAAAATCCTTTTCTCTTTCTCTAGCTTTTCTTTTTTCTCTTTTAAAGATTGTGTGTTGGCCATTTACTCCACCCTTTCTTAAAACAGTGATCTCTGATTGTTCTAATTTGTCGTATACTGCGCTTGCCCGGGAAATTATGAATATTTCCGTTGATTAAATTTCCCCTCTAACTCTTCATATGTAGCCCTAAATGGTGAAATAACTTCATGCTCCCCAACTTGTAAATACTTAAATCCTGTTACATATCCTTTCTTATATACTCTATCTACATAGACGGTTTCATTTGCATCTAGCCGGTTATCCCAATAACCGTTTAGTCTTGTTTTAGCCATTTATACCTCCTCTTTGTATTCATACGCCTCTTGAACTGCATTGAAGTCTTCTTCTTCTAAAACATCTTTTGCTACTTGGCACCAATATCCTAAATCACTAACCGCTTCAGCTAGTTCATTAATTGCTTGATCCTGAGTAATTTGTTTTGAATCTAATATCCAGCCCCCATTAACAGTTCTTTCTAACGTATGAGCACCTTTTTTATGTAAACAAACTTTCAATTTATCCATTTAACATCTCTCCATTTCATTTGAATCTCGATAAAAGGAATATTTTATTTTTACTCTTAAAGTAGTTGTAAGTAACCCAATGTCTTTTCTAATTTCATGTCTTTACAATTTTCAATGCATTCTTTCTTGATTGCTTCTCCACATTCTTTATGTACCGCGAATTCCTTATATTCTTTGTTGTCAGCTATTCTTATGTAATAAACTATGTCGCCAATGTGATCCTTGCATTTAACACACTCCAATGCATCACCTCGCTTCCTATATTTCTAATATACTCGCATCTCATCAATTAATCAATAACTATTTTATTTTTATTCTAAATATTTTTTAAAAAGTAGGAGAGTTTCCTCCCCTACAGTACAATAAGGCTGCTGCTAATGGTTTTGAGTTCGTTTATGAAATACACGAACGATTATTGCTGCTATGAAGAATAAGGCAAACAACCCAAAAGCCATTGATCCATCCTTTAAAATTATCCCAAAGATCAACAATGCGCAACCAGACAAAATAAATAGTATTTTACTTAAGATATTTATCATTTACACTTCTCCATACAATCAAAGAATGCATTTACACCAATAATACCAGCAGAATTTACACAAGCATAGCAAGCAGTCCCCGCTGTTGCTGGAACACCAGCTGTGCATGAAACTCCACATAAAATAGCTAAACCGGTAATTGCCCATTGGCTAATATTCTTATCACCTAAGCAATCTGATACGCATCCAGTCCAACTCTTCTGAGCACTCATCATGTTAGATGAACTTACTTTGTCCTCTGAAGTTTGTTTTGTTTCAAAGACCCCTGACTTGTCCTCATCCTTAACACCATTAACCCAATAATTCATTTCGTTTTGAGTACTGCTGATTTTCTTCATGTCAACTTCATAGTACTCTTCAATATTCATATCGCTATCAAACGAAACATTGAATGAGCTAACTCTGTCTACTTTTTCATTGTCCACGTATAAATAAGAAACCGAATAAGTTACTGTTCCATCATCATACTTGATACCTCTAACTGATGCATTATCAAATACCTTTTCGTTTGATTTATGATACTTAATGTCTCCATCTTCAATTGCTTTTTCTGCCTTGGATAGAAGTTTTTCCTTAGTCTTTTTACTCACATCAATAGTGTGATCTGCAATAAATTCTGCCTCTGATTTTACTTTACCCTTGTCGACATTATCTGTTGAGATTGTGCTCTTTGCATCACTGTTCGGAGGAAATGTTGAAAAGGCCAGGACAAACACGACAACTAGTGCTAAGATCGTTCGATAAAAATTGTTCATTAAAATATCCCCTTTGTAAAAATATAATCCTCATCTGGCATCAAAACTTATCAAACAGACAATCTCATAAATCACCTTCTTTCTTTAATAAATGCTACCAATCATATAAATAATTGTTAAGAAATACTGATGATTTTGAATATTAAGTAACACACATGTCCTTATAACAAAGGGATATTGCTCACCTTTATAAACAACTTATGTAATTTTGTAATTCCTTAGATTTAGTAAATATCTCACCGAATTTTTTGTCTATAGTTTTCCATTGTCTTTCAGATGTTGAAGGCAACTCATTTTCAAGGTAAATGAACAACTCATCAACTCTGATGCTAAGTTGATCCATATTTTGCACAAGCGTTTCTTTTATTGGATCAGATATGTACACGGATCCGTCCTCCCTTATGAAAAGATAATTACTGCCTTGCTGTTGTTATTTTTTATGTATGGAGAATATTTTCGTTCAAGATAATTCCTTGACGTTCCTTCACCAATGCTCACGTTATAAACGATCTTTACTTTATGTATGTCTAATGCCTTTCGTTTTGCCTGTTCAGGTGATAGTGCCTCAATTATCAAAGACGTATTTTCGTCTTTATGATCTTTACATCTAACATAGTACCTTTTCAATAAACATCCCTTTATCCTTTCTTGTTATCCTGTTGTATTAATCCTTTTTTAGATAAGACTTGAAGAACTCATCTAGGTTTGCGGCAATCGCTCCAGCAACTTCTGCACAATGAGCATGACTCTTTTCTTGAGATCTTAAAAACTCAACCGCAGACTTAGCAATGGCTTTTATTTTCCCCTCGTCTAATTTACCGCTTCTTACTTCATCTTTAATTTTTTCGGCTTCCTCTTTTAAACTTTCTGGATAGTTAACCATAGGATCGACTCACCTCTTGTATTTTATTTTTACTCTTTAAAAGACAAATTTTATACAGTTTGGAATACTTGCTGCTCATGCTCCTTAATCCATTCTAATGAACGTCCATAATATTGATCAGGATTGTCTTTATTCCATTCAAAACAAATGTAATTCCTATTTGTGTTTATACAGGCAATCGCTGCAGTTCCAGCTCCACTACAATTATCTAAAACCGTGTCGCCTTCATTTGAATATGTTTTAATAATTTTTTCGTAAAGCTCTACGGGTTTTTGAGTTGGGTGAAACTTTCTGGGATCATCGTTATTCATTACAGGTATTCTCCAAACACTTGTTGGGTATCTGTCAGTTTGTCCGCCACCTGATATTCCTGATTTTGTTTCTCCGTAGTTTGTTCCATCACTCGTGTGCTTTGTATATGTATTTGCGCGCTTATGCCCAGTTGTTTTCTGTGGATTATAAGTCGGTAATTTTTTATAGAAAACTAAGATTTCCTCATGTGATCTCAATGGCATTTTTTTAGCATTCAAAAAACCAGTGCTTTTATTTTTCTCCCAAATGATATCGTATCTGTACATCTTAGGGTTGCTCGCAATAAGCAATGAAGAAAAAGGTTTTACAGCTGTTAAAACAATTGCGCCATTGTCTTTAATAACCCTTTTGTATTGTTTCCATAGCTCTTCCAAAGGCAAAATTTCATCCCACTTATTTCGATTTGTTACACCATATGGTAGATCGCATATAATCAAATCAATTGATTTATCTGGAACACGATTCATTCCTTTATTGTGTTCATTACTTAAGCAATTTTCATTGAAAAGCTTGTTCAACTCCAATAATCCAACTCCTTTTTCTCTTTAAAATTGAGCATTTATCAGGACTCGCTAATACTATGAAAGTAATCCAACCTCTTATTTGCTATCGCTATATATTCCTTAACAATTTCAAAACCAATCCACTTCCTATTTAATTTTTCACACGCCACTGCTGTTGTTCCCGAACCCATACAATTGTCTAACACTATATCTCCTTCGTTTGAATAAGTTTTAATGAGATATTCAAAGAGTTCAACAGGCTTTTGTGTAGGGTGACAAATGTTACGTTGTGCAATACCTTCTACTCTAATTATTGACTTTGGATACCTTTTTCCATTTGAAATTGTTGTTTTTCTATTTATGTTGTCTGCTATCCCTTTTAGAGATTCCTCTTTTCTAATTTGTTTGTACGGTTTTCCCTCTGTCATTTGTGGATTGTAAACAGGTTGTTGATTATAAAAAACAACCACATACTCATGAACATTTAATGGCATTCTTTTGACATGAGGGAAATTTGCTCCTTTGTTTTTATCCCAAACCCATTCATATCTATAATTTTTAAAGTTACTGTTAATTAAATTTATTTTAAATTTTCCTTTTGCTGTCAATACAATTGCTCCATTGTCTTTGATTATTCTATTGTATTGCTTCCATAATTTATCTAATGGTAGAACTGAATCCCATGAATTTGATGTTTGTCCATAAGGTAAATCGCATAAAATCATATCAATGCTATTATCCGGAATCAATTTCATTCCTTCCAGACAATCCATTTGATAAATACGATTCAATTCTAAACTTCCTAAAATCTCTTTCGTCATTGGCATTCTCCTATCCTATGATTTAATTTAAAGCGGTTTTTACCTAAATAAATGAACCAAACCCTCAACAATCTCATCACTGTTCCACTGTCGTGTATCCCATGAATATGTATGTAAACCTACATCGCTCATTATTTCACTGTATAACCCTAAGACCGGCTCAATATCTCGATCATTTATGTATTCGTCACCACGTTCAAGTAAACGCAGCTTAATAACTTTCGGGTCAGCATATAAGTAGATCACCTTGGCTTTACCTCTAATCTTCTTCTCAATCGCTCTTTGCTGCTCTTCCGTTAAGATAGAGTAATCTTTGAATTTTCTCGCATACACCAAATTTGAATATATGTATCGGTCAATAATTACATTGTCCTCATCGGCCAGCTTGTTGAAGTGTTCAAACAGCTTCTCATTGCCGTTTTTAGCTAATTCAAAGCTGGATCCTTTTATTACCGGGTATCCGAGTTCTTTGCTTAGCTTTTCTGCTACTGTTGATTTGTAGCAGCAGTCAGTGCCTTCTAAAATTATCATCGTCATTTATCTTCCACCCTTCTTACATTGCTGAAGCCAAGCACTCTATATGAGCCGTCTGGATACTCAACTTCTAACTGCTCATGTCCTTTATCAACTTGTGCAACAACACCAATCTCTCCTGTGAAACTTGCAATCACCTTCTCTCCCTTTTTAAACATACAATTAACCTCCTTTAACTGGATTTAATTCATGCTCCTTGAAGAATGTAATATCACCTGTTTCATCACTGACTGCGTAGTCATATGTGGCAGAGTGCAACAGCTCAATAATTTTCCCTTTTCGTCCAACATGATGAGGACAAGCGTTCTTTGCGTTCTCATTTATGATGACTTTTAACCCTTCTGGATAAGACCAAAACTTCGGCAATTTATCGCCTCCTAACTAATAATTGAGATTGTCCCCTTTTGCTTGCCAAAATTAATTGCGTCACTCTCGGTTTCAACAAGCAAGTCCACTTTATTTCCAACGATTGCGCCTCCAGTATCAATTGCAATTGCTTTGAACGTTTTCCCACCAATGCTTACTTCAACTATTGAATTCAAGGGAATAACACTTGGGTCGGTTGCAATAACACGATACCCTTTGTAATAGATTGATTGAGTGACATCAACACCTGTTCTAGTTGTTCCTGTGCATCCTTCTTGGCAGTGGGCAATATAAGCACTCAGCTTAACCTGGATGGTTTTCTTTGCGGCCGGTGGCTTGTTTTCTTTTTCGTGTGTGTTTATTTTATTTTTACTCTTAAAAAGTTTATGCTTTACCGTCTCACCTCCCTTCCTGTGCCTTTTCTTACTTTGCTTAGGTTTAATGAGTTTTGCTGAGATAATCTTCTCTGTATGCCTTTTTAATTGTTGTTCTTTGTTCGTTTGAGCTTTTTTAAATAGCCGTAAGACAATATTCTCACTTGATGGTATCCTAATCTGTCTAGGCTTCTTATAAAATGATTCTTTTATTGAGTCTTCATTCCCCTCTGTTTTATGTAAATGTTGCTCATAACTTATGTAAGAAAAAGTGGTTAAGGGAATTAAAATCATCATACCATAAACGGACTTGAAAATGTGTGTTTTTATTTTATTTTTATTCATAAAATTTTATGCTCCTGCCTCCTATACCTCAGCTCTTTTGGTTGTTAAGCTAATATTGCCTTCACTATCAACATGATCAATTCTACAGACCGTGTGGCTATAGATGCTGTTCTTATATACTTTAGGAATAAAGTTATTGCCTCTTCTGAATCCAGTGAACATGAGCAAAGTTCCTCTGGTATACCAAGACTTCTCAACAACCTCTTTTTTGCCGCCAGCGACAGGTCGAGAAATCTGTTTATTATAATGCCCAAAGCTGCCAGCCCACTGTTTAACTGTAACCACCCCTGTAGGTGTAAGGAGTGTGATTGTGTGCTTGTTTTTATCTCTGTCTAATACGGTTCCTATAATTCGAGTCGTTTCATATTCATACAGAGTTTTTCCTCGCCATTGATATGGTTTCCCTTTGACTGGCTCTTCTGGCAGCTCATAAAAATCAGCAATATCATACTTAGCAAAGTTAACACCAGAAAGTTCATGATCGTTATAGTAATAACTCAATGAATCCATCTCCCATTTACCAAGAGATCCATCGGCATACTTAGACCACTCTTTCTTAAGTAAGCAATTGTTAAGTCCACTTAAGGCTTCTTCAGTCGATATCCAGTCTTTGATTTTGGACATTTTACTGTCATATTCTTTTTTAAACAATCTTTCTGATATAACAAGTTGTCCATTAATCACATCAACGATTCCGCTTTCACTGAAATGCTGATCGTAAAAGTTGGAAGACATATCATCTAATAAGAAAAGCCTGTCTTTTGGAGATTTCATTGTCTTGTAAACCTTTTTGCTGATGTATTCTTTGAAACGGAAGAATCTAATTTCTAAAGCATATTCCTGGGGAACAATATTGTTTTCGATTAGCATTTTTAAATTCGATAAAGTCAGTTTGGTTTTAGGCTCAGATATCAAACTAATAAAGGATTTCATTATTTTTTGTCTATCACCAAAAGAATCAAAACAACCACCTTTTATTAGTTGGATCATCTGTCCTTTTTTAAGGATGCTACTTTTGAACATTCTTTCGATGAAGTCGTCAAAGTCACTATATGGTCTATTTACAATTATTTGATGAACAACATCGTCACCAATTCCATTCATTCCTTTTAATCCAAATATAATAGAGTTACTTTCCGTATCTGCTTTAAAACCAAAATTTGCGCTATTGATATCAGGTAAATCAACTTTAATTCCTCTTTTTCTGATATTCCCTATAGCTGCAGCCACTTTCCCATAGTTTGTGGCGGCTGATTTTTTGGTGGCCTGATCTTCTTCGCTCTCAATTCCACCACTGTTGACCGTTAAACAAGCTGTGCTCCAATACAATGGGTTGTACTTATAGTTAAGGTTCAATTCTTGAAGAGCAATAATAGAATATGCAAGAGTATGCAGGCTGCTGAACGAGTATCCGAATTGTCTTTTAAATTGTACTTCCCAGACATATTTTAAAAGGTTTTCAGATGTTCCCAAGCTTCGCCCTTTCTCAAAAAACATTGTCTTTATTGCATCAATCATTTTTTTGATTTTTTTGGCTATCCCTTTTCTTAGCTTATTAGATTCTTCAATGGTAAACCCAGCAATTTCTTTGTCCATGGATAGCATCATAACTGATTCCTGTGTATCTGCGATCCCGTATAGACCTTCTTCTGGTTTATATAGATGTTTTTTAAGTACATCCATTTCTTCTGAACTTAAATTGTAATTTCTCATTTCTTGATACCAGTGGTCGATGTCTTTTTTAAATCTTACATATGTATCTACAGGCTGTTCTTCCCCTTCTGACATCAGTCTCATTAAAGAATTTGTTACGGCTGTTTCCAATAAGTTTTTCGGCTTAACTTTAACAACGGATTGGTTGCCCACTTCTGTATCAAACTGAAACAAATCCATTATTTCTCCTTCGCCCGCCATTTCCCATATTCTCTTAGAGTTATACTCCAAAGTATCTGGATGTAAATACTTAGTATAAGTTCTTTTTAAAGTTCCTTGTGACTCTATTTGATTGTCTTCGATAAGCTGGTCTAAGGCTACTCGAATTTTATCTAATCCCTCAATAGTCAATAGATCATACTTAACTGAACCCATTGCTTCACTGTCGCCCATATTGAACTGTGTGATATATGCTCCTTTTGGTGTTCTCATCATTGCGTTTGATTTGGTGTATTCATCATTGAATATTAGGACGCCGGCTGCATGAGAAGATCGTTTGTTAGTTAAACCTTCAATTTTCAGACAGGTTTCTTTCAGATTGGGATATCCCTCGACCTCTCTAATAAATTCCTTAATAGGCTTTCTACCTAATTTTTCATTGCCAAAGAAGCAATCGGAGAGAGTCCAGTTTGCTCCCCTTTCAAATGGAATCATTCCACTTAAATATTGAGAGACATCATTATCAATTCCTAAGCCTCTGCAAGCAGTTTGAAGTGCGGATTTAGATTTCTCAGTTCCAAAAGTGCAAATCTGCAGTACTCTTTTTTCTCCAAACTTGTCCCTTAATGCTTTTAAGATTCTTGGACGCTTAGATCCTTCAGTATCAATATCGATATCCGGCAAATCTGGTCTCGATTTATGTATGTGACGCCAATGAGGAAGGTTGTACTGCATTGGGTTAATTTGCGTAATGTCTAACAAGTAATTTACTAAAAAACCTGCTGCGCTCCCCCTTGCTGCTCCAACTAAGCTGTCTCCTCCACATTCATCATCCCAAATTGTATTGATGATTTCCCGGACGGTAACATAATAAGATGACATGGCCTGTTTTAGCTTCTCACTAATTTCCCATAGCTCACCCAATTCTAGATCAATCCGTTTTAAAATTGAGTGCAACTCTTTTTTAGACATATCCTTTTTCATTAGCTTTGCCTTAAAACCATCTTCAATTAGCTTTAACAAATACCTGTCCTGTTCTTCATCAGATTCAGCCATTAATTTTATATATTTATATTTCTCATAAGCCGGCTTGAACAAATGGGATAATTCAAACTCAGGTAAAGCCATTTTTGGAATAATTGGTTCGTGCTCAATAGTATAGTCTTCAATCATCTCTCCAATTAGCAATGTGTTTTCAATGGCCTCTTTGATTATCTCTTTGTCCATGTAGTCCATTCTCTCATGAATTTCATCAACATTCTGAACAAAACATGCCTCATAAAAAGAGTCGACTTCTCTCTCTCCATCCTTGGCGTTTAAAAAGGCTTGATGAATTGCCCTGTCTTCTGGTCTAAGAAAGTGTGCATCGGTTGTGACAATCACTTTCAATCCATAGCCGTTAGCTATATCAACAAGTTTCTTATTACAATAAATCTGTTCTTCACTTAAAGCTGGCTGAAGCTCAATAAAGAACTTATCTTTCCCAAAGACTTTTACACACCATGTTATAAACTCATGAATTTTTAATTTGTGCTGCTTGATTGACTGAATGTCTCCGCTTTCTTCGCATTCTTTGATTCTGAGTAAATTGATATTCACCTCAGAGCCAAGACAAGCTGTTGTAGCGATAATATGACCTGGATCTTTGCTAAGCAGTTCTTCTACATCCTTTTTAACTGTTGGCACTCTTTCCATTGTTCCTGTGTAAAATGAATTTTCCCAGGCTTGTGAAGATAGTATTCTTAGCTGCTCGTGTCCTTTAGGGTCAATTGCCAACATTAGAAAGTGCGGAAACTTTGTCTGTCCTGACTTATAGTTATCGCGGACTTCTTCCAGTGAATCGACTAAATATGCTTCATTCCCCAATATGAGTTTAAAATCTGCAGGCATATCTCCCTTCTTCTTCATTTCTCTGACAGTCTTAATCGCTTCCAAATGCGCTGAAAGAACCTCATGGTCAGTAATAGCCAATCCTTTATAATTCATCTGAACAGCTGTCTTAAGCAATTCTCCAACTGAGTTTGTTGAATCGAGTAGTCTTATGTTACTTTTATCAGTGTGGCAGTGACATCCAATCAATTTTCATCCCCCTTAAAACACAAGCTCTTTTTTCTTTGTACAAACCACCTCCAAGTCATAAATTTCAATTTGAGGTGTTTGTCTACCCTTATATTCATTTACCCTTGCCTTACCAACAACATTAAGTATTAAAGTTCCATTTGATTGAGTAAGTTTCTCAAAGTATTCTGTATCGCTTTTAAAGCGTATGTATTCAATATCTCCATGTTTAAACTTGATTGTTGTCTTGTTCTTTTTCCCGATGTGTTCAATTTGATCAACATCAACTTCTAGTTCTGTTATTGCTACTAATGGTTCTTCGACCTTATAGCCCCAATAATCTTTATAGCTATACAGCTTAATTAAAAATTCCTTTCTAAGTTGATTAGCTGGTATCTCAAAATCAACATTTTGAACATCTTCTTCAATATCAATGTCTTTAAATTTTTCATTCAGCACTTTGTTCACCAGAATTAAATTCTGTCGTTTAATTGCAAAACCAGCTGCATTTGGGTGACCTTCAACAAACTCAAACAATCCAGTATCTATAAGCACTTTCTTAAAATCCTTTATAAACCCTTTGTCATACCCACGTATAGAGCCACTCAAGATATCTTCACCTTTATCGGGATCGTTTCTGGCTAACAAGACCGGCTTTTTATATTCTTCTGCAAGCTGATTGGCAACCAGACCAGTTAGACTCTTATCTAGAATTCCTTCAATGTAAACAATGAGTACTTTATTCGCTGTTAAACTTTTTTCCTCTATTCTATTTTTAATTTCCGCTCCAGCTGCATCTGCAATCCGTTTCTGCTTAGCTTTTAGATTTCCTAGAATTCTAACTGTGTCATCATGTATTGACACAAGCTCTGTTTCACTTTGCCCACGTTTTTTGTAGGGAACCTTTTCTTTAGAAAGAAGGAATGCTCTCATCATTTGATCTTTTTCTTCACTGCTTCCAACCCTAATGGCAGCGTTAATTAAAGGGTTAATAAAGAACTGTGTATTCTGTATGTTCTTGTCACCTTTGGTTGAAAAATCTTGCTTCTTAAACAGCTTCTTTAATAATGGATGCTTAATTTTCTTCAAGCCTTCATTCATAAAATACCTGGTTTCAAGGTTTCTTGAATCAGCCGAATCAGCAATGTTACCAATAGATACAAGGTCTAAGAATTGTTCGGCTTCATTTTTATTTAGCTTTTCATCAACTGCCTGGCAAAATTTATATGCCATACCTGCACCTGTTAGAGTTTTATTCGAATAATTAGGTGAAAGTTGATTATTTACTACGATCGCATGTTCAGACTCTCGTTCACATTCATGGTGATCAATAACAATTATTTCTGTGCCTCTCTTATTAAGAGCCTCATGTTCCTCAAATTGACTTGAACCTGCGTCTGGGATTATGACTAAGTCAACATCATCAGGAATTGTATTAATAAAAATCCCATGTTCCTTCCCATCTTGAATTCTGTAATGTATATTTGCTTTCGGACAAATCTTCTTTATATAATTGATAATGATTGAACTGGATGTGTACCCATCTACATCGCTATCCACTTGAACAAATATTTTATTTTTATTCTCTAAATGCTTTATTAAACAATCAGATGCTTTATCAATGTTATCGAGTTTTGAAAAATGAATGACTGAGCTCTGGTTCACATCAATAAAGCTCTTCGGATTTTCAATCCCTCTGTTTTTTAAAATTGTCGATAATGGATTGAAATTATAATCATTGTTGCCAATGAGCTTATAAGCCACTAAATTCCTCCTTCATTCGTATTGATTTCAATTTTTCTTCTCATCAACTCCTCTAAAACGTCTTTTCCCTTATCAGCTGGACTGTCTTTATAATCCAACATATTTTCAAAATCCCATAAAACATACACACGAACATACGGCGTAAATTTTGCTGCAAGCTTCAAGATTTTTTTCTGATACTCTAGCAGTTTACGTTGATACATCTCCTCTGTCTCATGCTCTTTCGGTGGTCTATATTTATCTAAAGCAATAAACACTTCTTCCACTCCAAGAGAAAGTAAGATATCACGGTGAAAATTTGAAATGTTGTTTGAACAGACTGCACATGTGAAATTTGCTTCACCATAAAAATCCTGGCATTTTAATACAGACTTTTCTGATTCAAAAATTAAAGCTTTTTTAAACCTTTCAATAGAATCTTTTGTTCTATGTAATCCATATAAATTCATCATGGTCTGATGATTATATAAGGTGTTCCCAACTTTTAAAGGCATATATTTATAACCGGCATCAACTTCCTCTTTAATAAGAGATCGTCTACGGATACCAATCAATCTATTATTTAAGTCCCGGTGTGGAATAGTTATCCCTTCTGTGTGAGTTCTAAAATAGTAGCCAATTTCAAAATCATATAATGTTTGCTGGCTTATCCCCTCTTCCAACCACATTTGATGAGGATAAGGCATAAACACATCTAATACAGTTTCATTGAAGCTGGGAAGTTCAATGGCTATCTTTTTCTTCTTATTGAACTTCCCCATCCATTCCCAGTCATCAATTAAATCATTATTCGTGAATGTCTCTCTATTACCGAAACCAAATGTTCTCCCAGCCAGCCTTGCAACATACTCAATGGCTTGATTGAAAGGTATATTGATCCCTTTTTGACTTTTTGCTCGTATAACAAGCTCAAAGACATCGAATGTGTCTCCACATTCTGTATAGCAATGAAATTGCTTTGCTTCGTGATAATAATACAGCTTGTAGCTTCCCCCAGAAGCGTTATGGCAAACGGTTCTGTATATTGGGTTTCCTTGTTGATCCCATTGATTATTTTCGCTACCCAATTCTTTTAATATTTTATGTATATCGTCAAGCGTAAGACTTTCTTTTATTCTGTCCTTATCATATTTCAAAGGGTGCTACACCCCTTATCCTGCTTTAACATTCAATTTTTCAACTGTAATTAATTCGTTATCGAGATTTGTTGTGAAACAATCCTTGATGCGCATATTTCCCATATTTATATAGGAGAAGACTTTTACTTTGTCGTACTCATTCCCCCTGTTTTTAAACACATGTGTAACAAAATTTGGCTCTGAATAAAAACCTGCTTTTAAAATCGGATCAATAGCATCCTTCTCTTTTTTGCTTAAAGGGAGAATAATCATTGCAGCATCAGTCTTATCTGCAATAGCTTTGCTTCCTCTAAGGTAAGATGCATCTATAACTTGTCCTTTTTGCCATGCCTCTTTCCATTCACCATTTAACTGAGTAGCACTCATCATATAGACATCGTATTTGTTGCATAAGCCCTTTAACTTATCAGACATAAGCAAAAGGATTTGATCCTCTCTTAGGTTGACTCCGCTTTTTTTACTCATCTCCGAAAAAATTGTCACCGATGAGTGAATATAATCAAAGTAAATGTACTCAACATTATTTTTAATTACATTCTTTTCAATCGTTCTCTCGATCTCCTGGATATTGAAATCTGGAAGATGCTCAAACCAAATATTGGACTCTTGAAGAACTTTTGCAGCTTTGCGCACAAGCTGTTTTTCTTGCTCATTAATAGTATTTCTGAGTATTTTTTTCTCTTCTACACCACTGATATAGGCAAGTGCCAAGCTTTGCAATTCCTCTGCCATCATTTCCGTTGAGATGACCGTGGAACTTTCATTCCAAGGATTTTTCACCCACTCCTTCTTTTTAAGGTTGTACAACTCAGTTGCACTTAATCGACAAGCATCAGCAACCATATTTCTTGTTTTACCACCACCGGTAATGCTTGAGCGAATGTAAAACTTTTTCTTGCGAGATCCGCGGAAAATTGACGTAAGCATTTCGCTGTTTAGTGGCACTCCAATATCTGGCGACTCCTCAAAAGAATCCAATAACTCATCAATGCCTTCTCCACCTTGAATTCCCACGCTTTCGGATGAGGTTCGAAACTTCTCTTTTACATCTACAATCTTCATTTCATAAGCTGCTAGAATTTCATCAATCGATTTCTTATCAAACTGTTCCTGCATTTTTTCTTGTTCTTTTGGATCAATTATAGTTTCATCATAAATCTCCTTGATATCGAAACCTAAGCCGCTCATTTCTCTGAGCAAACTAAACTTTTTTAGTCTTTTGTAGTGGTAATCAAAGTTTTCGACTACAGCCAGCTCTTGAATTCTCTCGATGTATTCAAGGCCATTGTTATCATGAAAAATCTTATATTGAATGTCGTAATCTTTTAGATATCCATCTATCTCAACCTCATTCAATACTTCCGTCCCTTGCTGGAATAAGTTGCTCATAGCAAAAAACAGTATTGAGTGAAATCTTGAAGGGAAATCATCCGAAGTAATCCTATACTTGTTGCTTTCAGACAAGATTGTGGGATCCTTGAGTATGCTTCCTAAAACCTGAATAATTGCTTTTTTGTCTTGTAGCAAATGGACTCTCCTTCCTATAGTGTTGAGATGTCAACAACTCCCCTTTTCTTTCTCAATCCCTTTTTTATAATTAACGTGATTTCTTCTCTTTTGTGATTCTTAGGGTCTTCAGCTGATTTTTGAATTGCCTTTTGTTTTATGTAATGTCGCTTGGCCTCGTCATATACAAAAGGGACGATTCCAATACCGTCACCTTCTCTTGGGTGATTCTCCAGTGTTTCATAAAAGTACTTAAGCGCAAGCTCAATTCCTTTTAGCTTATAACCATAGTCCTCTTGAAACTCTTTGATCTGTTTTAACATCATACCGGTCGGCGATGTAAGGCCATATAAATTGCATATGTATTGAAGTAACTCATTTCGATGGTCTGATTCTTGTCTCCACGTGCTAAAACACTGTTCATGGTAATATCTTTTTTTATAAGGTAACGCTAAATCTTTATCTAATTTAGTCTCACAATAGGGACACTTTACCTGCCTACCCATTTAATCACCTCTCATAAAGAGAGGGAGATGACTCCCTCATTTTTAATCCTCAAGAAGATCTTTAAGATCATCTAAAATAACTGACATTACATCAACTTGTTTCTTAGTGCATTCAGTTACTTTTGCATTTTTACCTAAGTGCTTTTCAACTATTTCATTTAATTCCTCTAGTTTGCCTTTTTCATTTAGGCGAATCCCGACTTCCTTAATCTCAGCCATAAGCGTTTCATAATTATTTTCCCCAATGGAATACACTTCTTTTTTCTCTTCTTCAGTTACCAGTTTAATGCCTTCCATTTCTCCTTGTTTAACAATCCCATCAACAATAGCCTTTGTAAGGTTTTCCGCTGTAAACTCCTCAATAAAGGTTGGCACATAGTCAAATTTTGATCGAGCGAAAAATTCATCAGTTTCAGCAAGGTATGCGCTTGACTTAATTACAGTGCCATTCTCATCTACTCCATTCGACTTAAGATAAATAGTGAATTCACAGTTATCACGAATGGTTGGCATCAACCTCTTATCGCCTTTTGGCTGTATCTTTCCATTTTCATCTTCAGTTTCATGAGTGATAAACACGATTGTAAAATCAAGTGATATAAGTTTATCGATTTGTTCCCATAATTCAGTTTCATATTCAGACCACAATCCATACCCACTGTTACCTTCTTTTAGTCTGTTTACACCGTATGTATCACAAATATATTTAGAGCAATATCTTGCCATAATATCTGCACCATCAATTACAATTGTTTTATATATTTCTTTTGCTTTTTCTGCATTTTTCTCAAATTGTCGTACAATTTTTGAAAAATCAGACCATCGATTAATTGGATAAAACGGAATGCCATCTCTCGCTGCCAATCCTTTTTCAAAAGCGATGAAGTAAGGCTTCTCCATTCTTGAAGCTTGATATGTTTTTCCTAAGTTGTTACTGCCGTAAATAAGTATTTTTTTTCCTTCAAGTCCTTGTGCTACCACTGAAATTTGAGGGTTGAAAATATCGATTGTCATTTAAACTCTCCTTTAATTTTGATTTGATGGGTTAGTCAAAGCCCACCCCAGTTATGTATTTTCAGTTAAATTATTTTATTTTTATCCATTAAAAAGGTAGGTCATCATCTGAAATTTCAACCGGCTTTGAAGGCTTGTTATTAGGAGCGCTTCCGCCAAACCCAGACTTTTTATTATTCTCATTGCCACTTTCATTCTTAAGCTCATCTAGGTAAATCTCTCTTTCAGTCAGCGCTTTTTTAATTGCATCTGCATTAAAAGCATTCTTGCTATCCTCGTCATATGGATCATTGCCACCTGTAATTAGGTACTCTCTTTTCGAATTGATAGTGATTTCTTTCTTGTCTTCGCCAAATGCTGCTGTTTTGGTCGTTACTTTTTGCTCTTTAAAGTTAATAATCTTCCCAAAAACGTTAACCGTAGACCCTTTTTCATAATTATTTTCAACGTAATGAGACCCTTCTTTTGTGACTACAAATTCAAACGGAATTACTTTCCCACCATATAAAGGAATATAACCATTTAAATTAACTCTGCCCGTTTCTTCACCTTTTACTTTTTCTTCGATTACATTCTTTACAAACAGCTCAACATCAAATTCTGCTCTTGGATTGAATTCTTCATTGGCGTCCAGTCTATTTACAAAGTTAGTCGTTAACTGTGGATACGCCTTTAAAATCCCTTGTGAGTAATATTCGTTTAATCCAATCTTTCCTTGGGTAATTCTCACTTTATCAGCTTGATCTCTCCCGTGTTCTGCAATGGACTTATAATCACTGATAATGGTTTGATAACCTTTGGCAATAGCATTATCTGTCCCATCAGCTTTCTTATATTTTGAAAAGCCCTTCACTGTATGTACTTCATTTGGCGCAACCTCAATGTCTAATTCAATATTTAACCCCTTGCCGCTTTTCCACTCAGTGTGTCTTACCTCAGCAAGTGTCCCCTCAATAGTTACAACATTTGATGCTTCACGTAATACTGTTTTATTTTCTGCCATTTAAATAATCAACCTCTTTCTTTTTATTTATATTTTATTTTTATTCTTAAAATGCCTATAATAAGACTTGCTACTAAACTTACAATCCTTGATACCAAGTAGCTTGTTTAATTCTATGTATCTCTTTTTTGGAAAGTTCCAAGGTTCAGGATCACCTTTTACATTTTCAATCCTTATTACTGTTCCATGCCGGATTGTGATCTTTAAGTTTCCGTATGAATATGTTTTAGAAAAAAGACCTCTTTTAATTCCTCTTGGTTTAAATTCCTTTACCAACATCACATTCCTGGTTAATTTTCTTCTTGCTTGGTCTTCGTCAATGTCGTAATTCCTTTTGACATCATTTTTGTAGGTATGTAAGGCTTCGGCAGATACTTTCAGTATCTTTAATTCCTTTTTCATCTCTTTCCTCCTTTCTCTCTTTGGGATAACTTAATCTTACATCACCAAAACGCAACAGTCAATAACTATTTTATTTTTATTCCTAAAAGTTTTCACATAAACGGTTGCTAAAATATCAAACCATCTTCTTGCTAAATTTATCCTTCTATGTGATTATTTAATAGCAACAGTTTTCACTCATTCCATTTTCCAGTAGAGAGTGGCAAAAGGTTTGGGAATAAGAGTTACTTTATATATTTCACAGGAAAGGGGGGATAAACATGAAAAAACATTTTACTTTATACTGCATAGAAATATTTAAATAGGTAAAAGTTTATTATTATGAGCTCACTCTCTGAGTTCTCTCGCTGGGATGTCTTTTATAGACCGGTTGGGGTGGAGAAACGAGAGAGGAGTGTAATGATGTGATTAAATTGTTGCGACGCAATGTGGTGCTATGGGCAATTATAATAATCCTTCTTGTTATTTGTATTTCTGGATTAAAGCTTTATAGTACCCACTTAGGCCAACGTGGATGTTGGTTTGTAAAAGTGAATTCTTTCTTTTTAGATTTAGGTTCACAGCCCTCATGTTACAGTCAAAGAGACCCTTTTTAAGGGGTCTCCAATTTATTTAAACAACCTCACTCCATGACCACATATTCATTGTCTGCAGCGTAAACCCATCAGGAAGCTTTTTCATTTTAACATTCACATTGTATCTCTTCCCAGTAGTCTTATGGATCACAGCAAGTTCTTCACCATCATAGAACCGCACAATTGCTTCATTAAATTCAATTGGATGATCAACTACATAGCCTTCTTTTAGCGCTCTAATATATAGATAAGGATCTGTCTTATAAAGCTCATATAGTCTATTACCAAAGTCTTCGTGTTTATCTCTAAGTAGGTTAAAATTAATCAGGGATATGTACAGTTTTTCAGATAAGCTCAGTTTGTTCTTGAAATACCGAATTGCTTCATCTTGTTCTTTGCTTAAAATATTGGTCATATATCCATCTCCTAATCTTGTTAAAACTACAGTTTTATTTAGACTACAATATCTCCTTCTGCAGTCTTCAGCGTTCCACTATTGTATGTATTCTGAACTAAGGTTGTATTCTTTGCTTTTTCTGTGTAAAAAGGATGGGATAGCAACCGTCCACCAATTACATAAACATCGTTCCTTACGAGACGTACCTTGTTTGTATTCTCCAAATAAACGCCATATCCTTGATCTGCTGAACGATTAAACATAATCTCATTATCCTTTAACATGTGTTCTGAACCCCCAGTTAGTTGGATAGCGATCAATGATTTACAGAAATAAATCTGATTCTCACTAATCTGGCAACTGTATTTCTCAGGGGTGCCTTTAATTGCAACATTCCTAGGCTCATGAATTTCATTTCGATGTAGTGAGACAGAAGAGTCTTTATCCCAAAAGATGCCGTACCCACTTCCACTTCCACTTAACAACAAGTCATTTCCCTTTAAACGAACTGACTGAGACCTTTCGCAATAAATTCCTCCATATACATTAGCAAACTCATTATTAACGAGACTGATTCGGGTAGAGTCCATTATCTTTGCAGCATATGATGAGCTCGTTCCTTTTCCTTTGGTATTCACAACCTTAATATCATTTGAGTTTCTAACCTGGACTTGAACACAATCACTGTTTTCTATCCTGTTGTCCGTAATTAAAAAGTCCTCTGCTTGATGTGTTGCAATAGGGCATGCTTTTATTTTTTCAAAAGTGTTATTTGATACTGTGCCACCCTTTCCTCTTACACAAATACCCACTTCAAAGCCACTGATCGTATTGCCATCAATTTGAACTCTGTTTCCAGACTCAGTACTTGAAACACCTACCGAGTCAATCCCATATGTCTTAATTTCCTTTTCATTGATGATCTTGTTATTTTTGATACTGACATCCGTGCTATATCCATAGGAAATAACATGGTCGCTGTAGTTTCCTTCAATAATTACCTTGCCGCTTGTGTGAGCTGTAACGGATCCACGTCCATTATTTTTAAACCTGCAGTTTCGAACAGTTAATTTATATGGGTGATCGTATTTAATTCCGTTTTCTCCAAAGCCCTCTAAATCAATTCCTAATTGTGGCCCAATTGTATCTCCACCAGCCTCCTCTATATCACAGTCATCGACAAGAAGACCTTCACAGCCATTGGTAGCCAGGTTATTTCTTCTCCCTCTTAAAAGCGTACACTTTCGAACGGTTGCATTCTTTGAGGGCGTATATGTTCCTGAAGTGTTCATCATTCCTTCCGCTGCTATCCAAATGTTATCTCCAATACAATCAGAGACACTCACGCCGTCAATTAACACATTGCTACTACCATGAACATGTATGCCGTATCCCCATTCATGAGTCCTTTGAATTGCATTGATTTTAGAGTAATCATGTTCATATCGATCTCCAATAATTTGACCACCACGAATCGTAACGTTACTTGCTTGGCCGATATAAAAACAGGAGTAACCTTGAGAATCATTTGGCTGCACTTTAAAAATAGCCTCTGGATGCAGTATCAACTCAATATTTGACGGTACATTAATACCTCCTCCAAATTCAGGCAACCGCTTTGACGTATTCACAGCATCAATTAAATAGATACCTTTTGGGATATGTACTTTATAGAATGATTTTGAGCTTGCGTACTTTAAAGCCCGGTTTAATCCTTCTGTTGTTTCAATTGCATTTGACCCTTTATCATCAATTCCCCAAACCAGAGCATCAACAAAATAGTATAAGGGCTGCTGCATATTCATGCTGTCAAACCCTTCCCTTCTACATTTTCATTGAGAAACCCTGATAGAGTGTCAATGAAGTTATAAAAGGTCTCATTTCTTGTGCCTGAGCGTCCTTTTAGAGAAAAGGTGTTAAACATTGATTTACGCAATCCAGTGCTCAATTCTAGTTGAATGCTCTTTCCTGTTTTATTTTTATTGGCAACATTATTTGGGCTACTACCAGATAACCTTGTCCCTTCATCAAGAAGCTCCGCAGAGTAGCCGGCATCATTCAATGTACTTGTTATCGCTTCAGCTTTGTCTCGATCTGTGCCGCCAACTAAAACATGTTCCTCATTACTTGCGTAGCCATGAAGTGACAGTGTGAACTCATGTCCCTTCAACATTTCAAGTGCTTGTGGTTCATCAAAATTCGTACTGGTTAAATGTAAATCAAATGCTCCTGGTGTCTTTAAAGCTTCAAAAAGATATGTAGAGTATGTTTCGCTTAATTCCTTTGCAAGCTCGCTTGTTCCCCCTTCTATGCCACCTCCATGGGGAGCAAGAATTAATACACCAGTGTCTTGCTCTTTTGAGAACACGCTAAAATTGAACGGTGATTCATTCGCTTTAAGCTCTTCAAAGTTCCGATACTTGTCCGCTGCTAAAATACTCACTGGATTCAGGAATGAAACCAGAGCAGCCACCAAGACTGGAAAAGCCTTCTTACCTGTGATATACTTTAATAGCTTCGTAGTGATACGATGCATGCAGAGTTGGGGACGCCGCCCAAAGCTGACCCTCTCTGCCTCTTCAATCTTTTTTAACAAATCCTCTATTCTGTTTTTAATCCTTAACAATTAATAACCACTCCTTTTTATTTTTGTTTTATTCTTAAAACTCAAACACATTGGTAACTCACATTGTTATCACCCCCTTAAATAAAAAATCACTATTATTTAGACATACAAGTTAAATCCAAGACACAATACTACCGCATTCTAAATGCACGTGTTCCCAATCTCCTTCCCAAGACCCTTCTACCAAATCAACCTCATAATCAACTTCATCTTTTTCGATTACTTTTTTACATTCGTTGCAGAAGCAGGTAAACATTTTCACTCCTCCTCTTTCTGTAAAATATCGTTTTTATTTAGATTTTATAAGCTCTGAATCTTCATAGATGTTCCCAGTGACTTCATAGTTATTAGTAAAATCTAATGGTGCAAAGATATCTTCTTCTCGTTCTTTTTGATGTTTTTTAGTTTCATAAGTAAACCAAGCACTCTTGAAGTCGACTACTCCTAACTGTGAAAACCCTTCGATTTTGTCAAAGTCGATAATGCCGCCACCACTATCACGATTTGGAACATGTTCATTCTCTTCCCATACACGAAGTATATCCCCTTCATAAATATCCCGGCCGTTCTTATCCTTCAATCCGGTGAATTGCCCAACTGTTTCCGGCCTCACTTTGTAAGCAAATGGAACACCAGCTTTATTAGAGATATAAGAACCAGGATCAATGCCCATGCTCTTGATTCTTTGTTTGATGATTGATATATTGCCGTAATACCATTCACCGTTAATACCCATTCCTCTGAACTTAATTTCCCTCATTCCCCTTACCTCCCGTCCATTGGTCTAACATTTTCAAAATCCTCTATGTCATCCACATATTCAACGTATTCTATTTCGATATTCCCCGCGGCATCTTCATGTACCCATACTTCCATTTCGGCTACCGCTTTCACTTTCGCTTTGTATCTCATTCTGCTACCTCCATAATCAATTTGCTTTTATCTTTATAAAATCTCTGTTTTATCAAATTTCTTTCTTAGAAATTCATATTTCTTGAGTGTACGTTCATTCTGATCTTCTTCCTTTAACTCTTCCATTGCCTTACGGATTAACGGTCTCCAAACGATCAAGTACTTTAGAATAAAAGAACATGGTATTCCAATACTTACAACAAACATTCCAATTCTTCGTGTTATCATCCTCTGATTGTCTATGGCTGTTAAACCACCGAATAGAAAATATACAAACAAGTTCATACCTACTAACGCTAAAGCTCCAAGAAGAAGTTCTATTCTTAATATCCGCGCATCTCTCAATAAATTCATAAATATCACCCTACACTTATTTTATTTTTATCTAATAAATCAATTATGTAAGTCTCATACATGTCATCCCAATAGGGTTCTGTTCTTGCTATGTATTTTGTTGTTTTCCCATTTTCCTCAATTTTAAAGGTTTGCCCCTTTTGGATATCCGTGAACTTCTTCTTTGTCCATATACCTCTAATCAACACTTCAACTTCTTTTACCTCAACTGTTTGCCGTTGCATCACATTCCTCCTTTTTGATTTTCGTGTATCAAGCCTGTACAATATTCAAAAAACCCTAAAGGATGATGAACATGTGTGGCAGGTTCACTTTATTTTCTGAGTTTGACGACATCATTGAACAGTTCAATATAGATCAATTTTTGTCTGAAGACGAATACCATCCAAGTTATAATGTAGCTCCTTCACAGAACATCCTGACAATCATTAATGATGGGTCAAACAACCGTATGGGTAAGCTAAGATGGGGTCTTATTCCTCCCTGGTCTAAGGATGAAAAGATCGGATACAAAATGATCAATGCTCGCGCTGAAACATTGTCCGAGAAACAAAGCTTTAGAAAGCCACTCGCAAGCAAACGCTGCATTATCCCTGCAGACAGTTTTTATGAATGGAAACGCCTTGATTCAAAGACTAAGGTTCCTATGAGGATTAAACTTAAATCATCCAACCTCTTTGCATTTGCCGGCTTATATGAAAAGTGGAATACGCCAGAAGGCAATCCGCTATATACCTGCACAATCATTACTACAAAACCCAATGAGTTGATGGAGGACATCCATGATCGGATGCCGGTCATTCTTACTGACAAGAACGAAAAGGAATGGCTAAACCCCAAAAACACCGATCCTGATTATCTTCAAAGCTTACTGCTTCCGTATGATGCTGATGACATGGAAGCTTATCAAGTTTCATCCTTAGTTAACTCGCCTAAAAACAACTCACCGGAACTGATTGAATCCCATTAAGTACCACAGTCATTTTGCTTTATATATCACCTTCGCTTAGCTATTATGTTCTAAGTAGGAGGTGATATTTTGTTTGTATCGCCAATGTTATTGCATTCAATTAAAGAACCATTTGATGACGATGATTATATTACCGAGCTGAAGTTTGATGGAATTAGACTAATCCTCTCCAAGTTTAATGATCAGATAAAGCTTTATACTCGTCACAACAATGAAGTAACAAGCAAGTTCCCAGAACTGTTGGATCTTAATATACCCAATGGAACTGTTTTAGACGGTGAAATCATTGTAGCTGCCCCAGGCGGTGCCCCTGATTTCGAAGCAGTCATGGAACGCTTTATGTCTAAGAAATCAGCTCATAAGGTGGTTTACTGTGTATTCGATGTAGTTTATATTGATGGACATTCAATCGCTAATAAGCCGCTCACTGAACGTAAGAGCATGCTTTCAGACCTAAACCTTGACCACGATAATATCTTTGTGATCGAAGGCCTGCAAGGAAACGGATTAACTTACTTCAATCTGGCCAAAGAAAAGCATCTTGAAGGAATCGTACTAAAGAAAGCTAACTCCCCTTATGAAATCAATAAACGTTCCCACAGCTGGCTGAAAGTGATTAATTATGATTACACAGATGTGCTTATCACTGGCTACACCAAAGAGGATATAAAATTTCTTCTGTCTTATCCTGATGGTACTGCAGCTGGATTTATGGAATTCATGCCGAATGCGGAACGAAGCAAGTTTCACTCTATGAAACATGTAAAGTCTGAAACTGACGAATATGTATTTGTAGAACCTATCTTATGTAAGGTTAAGCACAGATTTAAGACTAAGCATGGTAAACTCCGCATACCTTCCTTTGAATCCTGGAGAGTCTAATCTCTCCGTTACATAATTCCTTAGTGACTCGCCATTACACACCAAATGAAAATTTGGTCAATTCCCTTCCTCCTTTAATTCCACATTAATATTCAATACTTTTGCAATCCGTTTACCCACCTCATCGGAAACTGTTTGTGACACCCTTTCTTTAAATCCATGTAGTAGCTGGCCTCCGTTTTCAAAACCTTCTTCAATAAGTGATTCAATCTTTTCTCCCGCAATTCTATCCAGTTTTCCTGACTTAGACATCTTCTGAACTTCATTAGAAACCGCAATGCTAATCATATCTTGTACATCTTGTCTTGAAATACTTAATTCATTATGCATGTAGTTTTTGACTTCTTTGTATGCACTATTTTTATTTTCAAAGGTCTTCTTATGTTTACCTAATGGGACGAGGACACGGTATTCATCGCCAAACACCAACCCAATAGTTTCTACGCTTACGTCTCCAGCAGAATGGCGTGATTTTACCGTTCCAACTCTCCCTGTATCATAATCGTCCCCTATTACTCCGTCAGGCCTAACAATGATAATCTTCTCGCCTACTTCCCCCTCACGTTCGACCATTTCGTAGCGGCCGTCGTCAATGTGTACGATGTTGGTCGGTTCGAGAACGTGATATTCATCGTGATAGATAGCCCCACTATAGTTACCGTCGGATGCAGCTGCGTCACTTTCCACGAAATCCATTTTAGAGTGGAAATCACGATCTACCGTAAAAACATCCCCGTTCTCGTACCCTTCGAAATCATTTTTCTCAACAATTACGATCTTCTCGCCAATCTCCGCCTTGCGATCGACCTCTACGTATTCGCGCTTGATGCCGCCAAGTTTTTCGTCAGCCAATACGTGAATCTTTGTATTTGTGTTTGCCTTAGTTTCGCTCATTTGCTCCACCTCAATTTTCTTCATGTTTTTTTCAATTCTTTTTGATTTTCATATTACTTTTCACTCTTTTATTAATAGGAGCGTGTCATACACATGCCACCTAAAAGAGATAGGACATTTTTGTCTCGGGAGGTGAAAGGTAATGAAAATTCTTATGGATCTTTTCACAAATTGGACTTTTGATAAAGTTATGGATTACATGCTGGCTGCTGTAATTTGGTTTGTATTCAAGTCCAAGTCAAAGCAGAATGAGTATCCCGATGACTTGGAGGAAAGAAGGCGCTATAGAGATTAACATCCCCTCTGCGATCGTTATCAGATTTGCTTATAATTTCGATAACGATCCATCCTTATATGTTTAGTTGAAAACTATCTTTTATCTAAACTCTAATGGCTCATTCAACTCAAATGCCAATCTACACCCATTGATAAACTGTTTTGCAGTCTCTATGTACCTATTAGGTAGCATATAATCATGAGACATTTCCACATTTGCCAACTCTTCTGCAAAGGGTAAGATGGCTTCTAATTCCTCTGCAACAACTTTACACATTTCAGGTGTAATTACTCCATCACAATCTGAATGACCGAAAAACTCTGTTAGCCCCTTATGGTTTTTTGTTGAATAGCCTTTACCAAAATACCAATAGCCATCCTTGAATTTTTGGTTATCATGTGGTGGCCAACTACCTCCAATTGATTTTAATAAAAACCTTCTAAGATTATTGAATGACGAGTATGCCCCTCGAATGCTCCCTGTGTTACATATAAGCCCATGTATCAAGGCATCCTATTCTGTTTAAAATCACGATTTTAATTTAACTTTAATGTGTATCATCTTGAGAAAATCCCCTTTAATTGGTAAACTCATACCTAACTTACATACGAGTGGGTGATTCCTTGAATAAAACAATCGGTATTACTGGATTAATCATCAGCATAGTAGTACAATCATTTTCGGCCGATGATTCGTTATCCCACAGGATTGCTACGGGTTTGTTATTTGTATCAATAATGATTTATAATTTTGAACACGCTAAAGATTATTCTAAAAAGTCACTTGTAATTTTAGGAGTTTCCTTTATTATTTTTATGCTAGGGATTTATAAAATCCTCTCTTTTACCAGCGATTACTTTGAAAAGCTTAATGTGAATTTTGGATACGTCCTCTTATTTGAAATAGCATTGATTATTGCATTAGTGTCGATTGCAGTAAACGTAATGAAGTACATTGCGAATCGGTTAAGGAAATCACCTAACGGTAAAGAGTGCTAATCCCTCTTTGCCTTTTTTAAGCTAAATACTTCTTTCTGTGCGATCTTCTATGTACAAAATCAAATGCGATATCAACCTTTGCCGGTTCCTTCTCCTCTGCTACTCGTTCCGTAACAACAATCAGTTGTCCATTTTCCTGGTGTTCAATGCTATGAACTGAATAGCCTTTAGCAGCGTAATATTCACCAATAATCTCATCAACGTGGTTGCTAAGCAGATTCCTCTTTATCACCCTTATAACCTCCATTTATTTTATTTTTATTCTTTAAATATTTATATGTATTCCATCCGCAGCCGTCAAATAAGCTTATGTCCGCTCCAAGATGCCATCTAAACCAAACTAAATTAAACCAAGCTGTATCAATTATGTGCTTTAAATAACCTATGTGCCTTCCTCCTTACAATGAAATAATCCTTTTAAACAAAGATTAATTCTGGCTCTTTATCCTCTTCATATCGTTTGTAGCCAATAAAGTAATTCCCATCTTTTTTGTAAATAAATGGTGAAATCCACTCAATAAAATTCTCAATCTCATTATCATAGTTTTTTAGATTGCATCTAATTGTCACATAGCAACCACCTACAAGAGTGTCGTTTACAATTTCGCTGTGAGTTTTTCCATCGAAGTAATAGCTATCCGATTGAAGCATCCATTTCCATCTGCTTCCTTCAGCAAATAGCTTATGGTCTGGCAACTCATCTGGTTGCTCATCTCGTTGACCACTCATAAACTCCAACGTTTCAATAATGTGACTTGATGTTTCCTCAATAAGCTCAAAAGCACATACCAATTCTGTATACATTCCCATTAACATCTCCCTCTCTTTAAAACAGTCTTTTTATCCAGTCTTAGACCATTTTGGGATTGTTAATTATCTTATTAAAGCAGTTGTCAGTAACTTCAATTCTCGGAAGTAAGAGCTCACCCGCTTCTGTACTTGAATCCCAACTTACTTCTTTAAAACTGGTAATCATCCCTTTTTCATCAATGGAATACTGAATCGCAATTTTATCAGCTCCACATTCGTACCTTTGTCTAATCTTCATCTCTGCGCCTCCTGCTAAACTTCAAAAGTTTTGTGTTTCCCCCTAAATCACTTAATTTTAAAATAACGTCTGCCGACTCCGAAGTCATTCCTTTCTTAAAAATTCAACTTCATTCAATTTCTTCAGAAAAACGCTCTTCTTGAATTACAGATTCTCCCTTAGTGTTCACTATTCCAATTTGTAAAAGAGAAGGTAAGTTTGCCCAAGACTCTCTTTCCATCTCAAGCAACGAAGATAATTTTTCAATTTTCGCATTTGCCTTTGCTTCAATTTCTTTCTCCATCCTCATGAGAACATAATCTCTATGTTTTGCATGGTACTCGATTCTTTCTTCACATAATCTAAGCTCTTCTTTGGCCTCTGAAAGCAAGAAGTTTAATGCAACTTGTTCCTGTGTTTGATATCTTCTCATATAGCTCCTCTTTCCATTAAAATTTTACTTCTATAAAGTTTATTAATTGTGTACGTTCATCAATGTCTATGTATTTATGTAGGTAATCAATTGTCACTGGCTGTGAACTTCATTAGTTTATAGTGCTTCAAAACATCAAATTCACCATTGGCATCTAGGAGTTTAAATGTACTGCAATCCAGACATAGATACCCTTCTTCAAATCTATTATGATCAACTAAATAATCATGTTGTGTTAATTCATCTTTACAAGCACAAAGCATTTTTTGCACATTCTATCAACCTTTTTATTTTTTATTTTTATCCAAACTGCTCTCTCCAAGGGACATTGCCCGCAACACTGTGATCAAGCATTCCTTCGCAACTTTTACACAGAGTTGATTTAGTTATCGGATTTATTACGACTCATCAATAACGAAAAAATTGCTGTCCTTAGCCATGTCGTCATCTTGTTTATCTCGAATATAAGCGATAAATTTTTCGTCAACAGCGCCAAATTCCAGAACCTCAACGTAAACCTGTTGATGATCGTCCCCTTCAATGCTTACTTTTCCACCGTTTGTAACCGCTTCTTTATAGGCACGTTCAATCCCATGCTCATCCTCAATAAACAACGCTGCACAATCTCCGTCTCCGTAAACGTTAATAATTTTCATCGTTTTACCTCCCGTTAATTTGTATTCAAGTGCTTTTTTCAAATCATTCTTTTTCCAATTTCATCACTCCCCTTGAAACACTTTAAAATGCATCTTTTATCTAGACTGTAACCTCAGATCACTCCGCTTCTTCCTCCAAGTCTTTTACAATTTCTTTTAAAAACGGAAGGTGACTTCTGTTCAATGTGAAATCTGCCGTAACCATCCTAGAGTGTGAATTCTCTTCAATGGTTATACAAAAACCACTTCTATACAATGCATCACCGTATTTATCTGTAATCAATCCATTTAACCTACTCACTCTGCATCCTCCTCATAAAGTCGTTTGAATCTCCGTACTGCTTTTCCTTGCGAATATAAAAATTCAGGTTTATACAAAATTAAAACCGGTCGTTTGTCTATTGTCAGAACAGTGTTGTCGTCCTTATCTTTGGCTAATATAGCCCGTCTAATTGCTTCTCACAAAGGCACTCCGCAGTGTGCAAGTGCCTTTTTGGTCTCTGCATCGAAAACCCGTTTCTGTTCATCAAACGTCTTCCAAATATCATTTTGCCAGCCTTCAATAGGTGCAGAATTAACCGGAAATGATTTTCCATCCGTAGTAATCATTCGGAATTTCAATTCGTTGTTATCTATTTTGTCCATCACTCAGCCTCCTCCTTTACTCTTTCCATTGGAACCCGATATTTAAATTCACCTGTTTCGGACTTAATATCTTGATTCGGTTCCAATTTTCAAACAAACTTTTCAACTCGTTCTTTGTTGATACAGTTTTAACATGGAACGTCTCTAAATCGATTAAATGTATCTTATTTCTATTTGTAACATCCATTTTCACAATCCAAACATCGTCATTTCTTAAAATGAAAAATCCATCTTGGATATCATTAATTGATAACCCTTTACGCTTCTCTTGTTTCACTTTCAAATTGATTGTCATTCTATTACCTCCTCGATCACCTTTACCGATCTATTGTTCACATGTGTGCCCTTTGAATTTACTCACTCCGCGCCCTCCTTCTGACATGCGGGGCATAGAGTTTCGAACCCGTTCCCCTTCTCTGTGAATGTGTAATCGTGGTACAAAGCACCATTCATATGCCCCTCCCACGATAACGGCTCCCCTATGTTTAAAACCTTCTCTTTGTCGCATTTATCGCAAATAACAACTGTTTTGTATATAGTCTCAACCACTTCTTTATGAAATGCCATCACTCTATGCCCTCCAATAACTTAGAACTTCGATAAACGTCGCCGATGATTTCAAGATCGCCTACCATAAAAGCACCACTGCCATTTCCGATACCTATATCAAGATAAAAACCAGCTTGATTGTTGTCATACTTAACTACGAACTTCGTATCAGTGTTATGATCCAAAATGTAATCCTTGTCATAGATCATTTTTTCGTTCTGATCCTTCGATCCTATGCCCCACATTAGAGCCGCGCAGGCTGTTTTATTGCTTGTGATGAATTTTCCTTTGCGGTATAAATACCAATTTCCATCTTCAATATTCAGGCTTATCCCCTCATCATCCCAATAATGCATCTGCTCGCCGTCCCAAACTCTGTATGCTGTGATCATTCACCTACACTCCTAACAATTCTGGATTCTGATACACATTGCCTATGACTTCGTATTTTTTTACGGTAGGATCTGATTCACTTTTTAACCAGCTTATAGCATTCATGTCTAAATCAACCCAAGGTCTTAAATCAAAAGCTGGGTAATCTTCGTTTTCCAAATATTTCACCACCCCGATATAGAATGGCTCTTTAGAAAAGGCAGTGTCGTATGTAATTTTTATATAATCTCCTGCATATATGTTTTTGCCATTGCTGTCTTTAAGACAAGTGCACAGATCCCGACTGACCAACTCGTAATCTTCTTTATCTGTGTAGATCGTCTCTCCGAAAAATTCAATTTCGCTCAAGGTGTAATAATGCAAGACAATTTCATTGGTCTTCTTATGCCGAAAAACGTACCGAACTTTAATTTCTTTCATTACGTTTCCTCCTTTTTAATTCTCTATAAAACTTACATTTTATTTTTATCCTTAATATATTCATGCTGATTCACAACATCACGAAGTATGTATTGTATTTCCTCTAAATTGTCTTTAACAAAGTCCAGGTCTCCTATTGCCATTCTGATTTCATTGTTCTCTATGCTGCGCAAAGATCTTTCACATGATGCTAAGAGCTTTGCATATTTCCTTAAAACCATACTTCTTATTTGATTGTTAGTTGGTTCATTAATCAATAATTAAAGCTATCTCCTTTCCTTATTCTAATTCGATTATATAATCTCAACCAAATGTTGTAAACAATTATTTTATTTTTACTCTTAAAAATTTCAAAAAAATCAGCTTTACTCATACTGTAAAGCTGCTGTCTTCATAAACGTCTTCATGCCGTCTAGTTTCCAAAGAGTTTCATTTATTTTGTCTCTAAATTCTAAAACTGAAGCATGATCCATTCTAATCCTCAAACAATCCCCATTGTTTTTAAAAATAATGTCTATGTAGTACTCTCCACTTTGGATGTTCTTAGAACCAACACTCATGGAAACTGATCTCATAATGTCTTTCAAGTCAATTTCAAGATTAAAATCCATTGTATGCTCCAGTCTGACTAAAAAGTCACCAATTTTTTATGTCTCATGATGACTGACAAGATGTGTATGTATTTTTACTTCGATGATAACAATTGTGAAGATTTATAGCCTTCATTTTCAAACGAATCGTCTATCTCTTCGGCATAAGATGTTGTTAATTCAGCATCCTCTGTACACATGATATCTACATCAAATAGTGCCTCATATTTTTCTTGATCTTTTTGAAGAAACCCCATTTTCCCTGTTTTATTTCTTAATTTCTTTTTAATTGATTGATATGCGAACAATAGTGCTTCCTCTTCATTCTTGGCTTTTATTCTGCCGAAAAAAGGAATGCACAGCTCCCCTTGAATGAAATAATCCTTTTCTGACATACGTTTCCCTCTCTCTGGTAGTAATTAACCGAACTTACGTTCCCTTTTTTGTTGACTTAATTATAACCTTTTACCTAGTTAGTGGCAAATCTTTTTTCTTTCATTTAAAAACTTGGAAAGAATTGATATAGTATGATAAGCAATACTATAACAGGAGGTTGTCCGATGCTTGAGGTTGAAATCGGACAATGTTTGATATCCATTCTCCTTGAAAGTAGAGGAATGTCCTTAGGAGAACTTTCAAAGCGAACAGGCATTAGTACGCAAAGATTAAGTGACTATGCAAACGGCTTTAGACCTTCTATGAATATAAAAACAGCGAAAATCATTGCTATTGCCCTTAACTGTTCGATTGAAGAGCTCTATGAATGGAAAATCAAACATTGACTTTATCGCTAGGGAGTTTGGCCTAGCGAACCTCCTTGTACCCTTTTTAGGGTATAGAACTATTTTACTGCATATGTACAAATTTGTCTCTGTCTAACTTTGTCGAATTCTGAAAAATATGAACAAAATCCTGATATTTTTTTAAAAATACCACGAGTTAACTCACATTTGTTTTATTTTTACTCTGAAAGTTATGTAAAGTTAATCCCTGTAACAGGGATTAAGAATTAGTCTCAATTACTTCAGACTTGATACAATATTTTTCTAAGTTCTCCATATTCACTACTTTCCTCAGTGTTTGTGAATTAAACTCCGCGTCTTCATTCAAGAACCCATATTGTCGAGTTATTTGTTTATAATCAGGTACTTTTAATTCACCCTTCTCTTTATATATCGCATACGCCATGTTGAGCTTTCCTGAATTGATAAGATTTTTAGGTGTAAAGAAGGGTTCTTCTAAAAATTTTTGAAACTGACTAAAAGAACGATGAACTAAAAATTTGTCAGCTTTCATACTCTGATTAGAGCTCTTATATTTTAGCCTAAAAATATTTTCGCTTTTAACTAATGTGGCAAATTTGTTTTTAAGGCTACTATCTGGCGAACCATTGCTAAGATGATATGTTCTTTGGTCATTAGCACGCTTAAGTAACTCATAACATTTATCGCTTACAGTAATTATTCTTACACCATGTTTATCATCTACTAGCTTTACCTTGTTATCATCGAGTAAATCGTCACCTGTTAAATTCAGTAACTCTGAATGCTGATAACCATCTATACCTTCATAAATAGCCTGTATCATGGCCTTATCCTGATAATTAATCATAAAATCAACATACTCTTCTACTTCTTTATTAGTGAATAGTGTTTTTTTGTTTTTATCTATAAACTGCTTTAAGTCACCATCCTGTATCTGATACACTTTGTTGATGTTACTGTTTGCCAAGCCATTTTCCATTGCCCAGGTTGTGTATTGTCCAATTACAGCTCGTGCTCCTCTTAATGAGTCTATAGATTTGCTATCCAAATCGAAAAATAACGTACGCAGCTCTTCCAAAGAAAAATTAAATATGTCTTTTTGAAGTATTTTTTCTGTAGCTGAGAAATCCCTTAGCCTTAGCCAATAATGGTTTCTTGTTGCTTCACTTTCGTATTTCTCTAAAAACTTTTCCTTCAATTCAGCATTATACATTTCACTCATATTAATTCTCCTTTAGGCTTTAAACAACAGCAATTTCATCATAAAATATTCGCTTAAGTTTCTTCTTCATAACATTCTTTAGTTGAATCTCATTATTTTGTCTTCCTAATTCTTCAAACACTCTTCCGCTTTTACTAAAGTCAATTGTATTAAGGATACTTTCAAGCTTGTTTAGTTCTATATTGTTTTCCTTCATCTTCTTGGCCAAATAAACATAACCGTAAAACATTACGTTATGATTAATATATGATTGCTTTCTAATGGACGATAAATCATCTTCAAGAAATTCATCTGGGAAAGCATAAAAAAGGTTATCAAAAAAGTCAACCAGGTATTTTGAAATTTTTAATGCATCTTTTCGAGATTTCAACTCAAATGCATCGTCTATAGCTTCGGATAAAGTGTAATATGTCACAAGGAAATTGCTATCAAGACCAATGTCACTTTGTGGGCTTATTTTATTTTTAAGTTCACTTTTAAATTTCAGTTGCTCGACCACGGTTGAAGAATACCGTTTTTGTCCTAATTCTTCAATTCTGGATTTTTCAACTGGGTTTATTGTATTCATTTGAGCAAAGTGAACCTTAGCCTTTTCTTCATCATAATTGAGCACATTTAAAATGAATGGTTGATCTAATTCAGGGACTTCAGCAATGGCCTTAACAATACCTGAAATTCGATGGTACCCATCTAGAGCATCTAATAAGGTTCCTCGTGTTACAGTGAGGGTTTGATCGCTTGGATCATATTCAACTTCTTCATCACCATCAGAAGTTCCAAGACGAGCGTTAAAAGTTAACATTGACACAATTAAATCGCCTTTAATAAACAATTCTTTGATCTCATCGACTGATTTAGGATTTGTTTTAGGTACAGGGATAAGGCTGCCCTTAATGTACTTTCCTTCACGCTGAGTGTTGTAATTGTACTGCAGGATGGAGCTATTATATAACTCACTCAGTTCTTTGGCAGTAATGGAAGTGACATAGTTATCCTCTTTAATTTTAATCACATTTTTAAACTTGTATGGGAGCTTAACTACTTCTTCACCGGCGAATACTCTCCCACCTTCAAGCTCTTTTGCCAATCTGGTTGGAAAATAATTTGACGGATCTAAGGCTTGCGTCCCAAGAATTGAATACATCTCTTTTGAAACAATGTACACTTCTTTTTCGTTTAAACGCTGTACGTTGTTATCATTATTATTTAAAATTTCTTGGATATAACCAGGGAGTGCCTTGTATTTGTCCGCCATTGTGGCTTTTAATTCCTTCACCATATTGGGATCATTTTTAATATCATTAAGATTTTCCTCTATTTCAGTTTTTAACTTATAAAGTTTATCCGTTGTCAACAAAACTTCAGACACATTATCACCTCACATAATCATATTAAATTTATCATTATTTTCATAAGCAAGTAAAGCTTTTATATGATTATTTGTATCACTTGTTCAAAAACATTTTAAGTTTATTCTGTATATACATGTCTGATTTTAAAAAGAATTCTTTATATTGCTCTAAGGTAACATCTTCTAAAAAGGACATGTCTTCTTTTTGATCAACCAAAACCCCTGGATCTTGAGAATAATCCCTTTCATTGACTAAATAATGGTCATTTAAAGTATTGATATTACTGTGGCCAGAGAACGCTGCCACTTTTTTAATATCACCATTAACGCTGTAAGAAAAGTTTGTTGCAGTATTGCGTAAACTATGCGGAGTTATCTTTCTTTCTTTGGGAATGCCCATAACTCTACATACGCGATTCCACATATCCTGTATTGAATCAACTGTTAACTTATGAAATAAAAGCTCATGTTCCACATACTCTTGCTTTAACAGCAACAACTCTTCATAAAAAGCAGTGGAAATCCCAACTGGTCTAGCCTTTTTTTGCTTAGTTTTTTTAAAGTTGACGAGATAGCATTGGTGCTTTTCTGAATAAGTAATATCATCCCACCCAACTCTAAGCACCTCTGATTTACGCCCACCAGTACGTGCACTAAACAAAATAAACATCTTTTTCATTAATCTGTTCTGACGCTCAGTAACATACGCTACCTCAGCAAATTCATCAGCTTCAGATATTCCTTCAAAAGAGCCTGCTGGGTTCTTTTCTGTTGGAAGAGGTCTAAAATTAAATACAGATGCATCACACTCATGTTCAGATTCAAGGTACTTAATCATACTTTTCAGTGCGGCAATCTTATTGTTAATTGTTGAATTGGAGTTGCTTTTATTTTTAGCCAAATGGGTTCGATAATCATACAGGTCACTCTTCTTAATCGCCAGGTCACTCTCAGTTAAATATTCAATATCCTTGGCAGCATAGTGGTTGAAAAACTCTCTTATATGCCTTTCATACGTGGCTCTAGTATTAGACTTTTCAATTTCTCCAGTTTCTCGATCCCTGTTTCTTAAATCTAATTCATCAAACCACCTATTTATGTTATTGTATATTGAATAATCCCTTAGTGTTGACGCTTTCTTTTGAGCTTCCATAATGACACCTCATATCATTTTTTTCATTAAGTATTGATCAAATTCTTTCCACGCAACAATCCATTCATTCTCACCTTGAATATTACTCAGCAGCATTATATTGGCGTTACAGATTTCCATTTGCTTTAACATGTCGTATTCTTTAAGAGCGTTAATTAAGATGTCTGTATTCATTTTATCACACCTAATTTATTTTTATCCTATAATAAAATTCAGTTTAGGACATTTACCCTCTCGTCCTTACAGACGTTTATAATTGGCATCCCCGTCAATTCCTCATAAAGCTCCTCTTCGAACCCAACCCATTCATCACTTGTCGCTTCTCTTCGTAGGAACTCATTATAAGCTACTGCTATCTCAGGCTGCTCTAGAAACTTTAAAACGATCATATGCTTTTTCCAAACTTTAGCCTTGTTTTCTTCTGTATAATATTTATTATTCATTTTATTTTTACTCCTTAAATACATTTTATAGAATTTTTTTGTTCTTTAATGAGGTTGTATTCTTTATGGTTTTTTCTCATTGTAGTTACATTATTAGGTGTAAACACATCTGGATCCTCTAGGTGGAGATTGACTCGTGTGAAGTTCTTTAGTTGTTTTATGTATTGATATTGTCTTAATGATGTAATCTTCAACTCTTCCTTTTGAGTGGCACTGGTTGTTTCCATTGTTTCATCTCCCAACAACGTTCATCTTGTAACTTCATTATATATGTTGCTAGAATAATATGCAACAATTTATTTTATTTTTATTCAAGACAAATAACACATCCCCTATGTATGTGTTAAAATGTCTGCTGATTTGACTTTAATCTTCATTAGGATACCTTTGCTTTATATTTTGATCTAACCATTTCTGCTTCATTTTCAAGATGATTATCTTCCTGGGAAATTTCTAAGTTAAGGTCTCCCATTTCCATGTATCCCTTAGCCATATCCTCATAAGAAAGTGATTGTCCGAAATGCTTTTTCATTTTAATTCCTCCATGTTCTTGTTTTTTATATTATGAATTTCTGGAACATTCTCTTAAAATTAGAAAAGACGCCTGATCCACTGGATCAAACGTCTAACCATTGATTATGTAGTATCCTGTTGTATTATTAAGCTCCCCGAATTGCACTTGCTACAGAGATCTCATCAGAAGCTGATGCCGTATTAACTGAATGTTGACCTGCAATGAATGAAATTGCTAATGATGCTAAAATGGCTGTACCGAAAATAATTTTTTTCATTAAATTCACCTCCTTTCAAGTACTAAATTCTAAATTAAATTTAGCAGCTCCGGGTCACAGCCTAATTTTTCGAGTTCTATTATTGCCAATTGGATAAAATATTTATCATCTGATTCTTTAAAATATGTTATTGATTTAAAAAAATCAGATTTTTGCCTCGATATTAAACCTTTATAATAAAAATAAAATCCTAATTCATTTTCATCTTGATCTCTTTTTGATAAGCTTTCTAATAATTCGTTAGCCTTGTCGAGATTATTACTTTTTATGTAATAAAAAGCCCTTAGCTGTTGATATTTGATTTCATTTGATTCATAGTTAACCCATAGATTTTCCTTGTTCCATACATTAGCTAAGAAGCAAAGAGCGCCATTTAGCATTTCTTCATGAGTATCATTCAGAACATACTTCTTTGCCTCAACATACGCCAGCATAGCTTCTTCATAATTTTCGAAAATTAGGGTATTACCTATTGTCAGATGTGCAAAGAAACATATTCGGTTCACATTGGACTGCATTATTGCAATATTTGAATGTTTCCTTGCTTCGATTAAATTGTTTTCGTTTAAGCTTATATTCGCTTTTAACATTGACACTCTACTTTTGTACGAATCTTTTATAAATCCTTCTGGTAAGCTTTTAAAATCTAAAAGTGTTAAGGTGCTTTTCATCAATCCGAACTCACCAATATTCAAGTATTTATACATCAGCATTGCATCTGAAAAAAATGACATTTCTGGAGCTTTACATCTCCCACATTCTCTTATTGCTTCTGGTATTGAGATTTCGTTTTTATATAGCTTTCTATGTATGTTGTAGATGTTACCCCATTCTTGACTTGTTGTGTTTTTTGAGTGGCATAAATTTAAAATAATCTTGTCTGTTAATGAATCCCATTGATTGATATCGGAGTATTCAACAGATTGTCTAGCGCATTTTTTGTTGGGATCCAGTGATAAGAAGTAATCACTTAGAAGCTGCTCCTCATTATCAGGAAACAAGCTTTTAACAATATTAATTAAACCGCCTAAGTTGTCCATTTCTTTCTCTGGGGTGTTGATGAATTTGTAAAAACCATTAACCTTTTCGTACCCTGCTATTTTTGAGAGTTTCGCTGCGAGCTGGTTGTCTTTTTCACATTCATTCTTAATCATCTGCTTAAGATTCATTGGTTACTCCACCCCTTCCCAACTAATGTTCCCTTGTTTATAATATACATTAGAGTTGTCAGAATTACAAGTATTTATTTTATTTTTATGCTAATTATTTTTTAAGGAATACTTATCTGTTTAAAATTCGTATTTTATGTAAACCGGCACAATAAGGATTCTTATTGTGCCTTAAAGATATTTAGTCCGAGTTTATCTTTTAATGCATCCTGCAGCACCTGAGAAAAATTAATGTTCTTTTCTTCAGCCACTTCATTCAACCACGCAGGAATAGTTAATGTTTTCTTGACTGATTTACGTCTATATTCATCGCGGAATGCATGCATAGGTATATCAATCAAGCACACAACTTCATTTTCCGCTGTCTTAATTTCCGAAAACGGTGAAGGGCCAGGATACTTCTCTCCGTCCATTTCTAACCCATATAAATGAAGCCCTAAAGCTTCTTTTGCCATGCTAATTGCCTCTGTGTCATTCGATCCACAGGTTACACACCCAGGAAGGTCTGGAAAGGTTACTGTAATACCATCATTTGCAAAGTGTAAAATAGAGGGGTAAGATACCCAATTCATTTATAATCAACTCCTTATTGAAGATTATAAATACATTTAAAAAGTTTGCAAATTCGATACGTATAATTAAACGTATTTGTCTTTATTGCTCACTTTCTCCCGGCCAAATGCACATCTCAATTTCACTTTTTAATTTCTTTTTTGTTTCTTCATCTAATTTTTTATAAAGAGCACGGGTAAGATTTCGCTGATCAATAATCATGTTGACTAAGACTGACTTAGTACGTTTATTTAAACCTGCTTTTGTTAGTAGCCACTCGTCTTCATACCCAATAAACCCAAGCAACACTGATTCAAGATCACGTATCCGTTTTTCCATTTGATCTTTGTATTCAGCTCCTGCACTAAAACCATTTTTAAACTCTTCATTATCAAATTTGTTCTTATTTAGATTATTGATAAATGTTTCATCCATGTCCATCAACCGCCAAAATATGTGAAATCAAAATAGTACTCAGAGGCATTATCTTTAAACTTCATGTCAAGTAATAGCTCTACCCCTTCGTTCCCTCTTTCAACCGGTATCACGGAAACATCATGTGTACCTAATGGGTAACAATTTAAAAAGAGTTTAGCACTTTCTTCTCCTCTCTTTATTGCTTTATCTATGTTGATATTTGAATTGTTTTCTTGAAATTCTTTATTAATACTTTGTAACACAAAAAATGCCTCAACTTTATCTTCAGATGCCCTGCTATTCGCAACAGTCCTATTTACTTTGCGATCAAATGAATCTCCGATTAATGGCAATGTAAAAAGTTTAAACGCTGTATCCTGAAGAATTTCTTTTTTACCTTTTTCATAAATATCAATGTAATACTCTTTATATAATATCTCATTAACAAATTCTTTTGTTTTTAAATCAACACTTTTTGAAGGATATTTCCCTTTTGGGGTTGCTACCAATAAAATAATGGATTCGTAATTCACATTAAGGCATTTTCTATAATGATTTAATTCTTCCATTCTAAAAACCTTCTCCCTTTACATTAATTTTATTTAGACTTGTGTTTTTTAAATTCTCTTCCATTCAACATACTCAAATCGTTGCTGATAAAGGTCTTCCAGGATTGTGACCCATTCCACCCAGCCCTCAGCAACAATACTTTTCTTCTCCCCATCCTCAATCCATTCAATCCAGTACACCTGAACACTCCTCACCTAGTAATAACTTCAATTTGCCTTATGGCAGAAGTGGCTTTAAACTCCATATGTAGCTCATTTGCGATCGCTAAGGCTTCTGACATTGTAGTGAACTTAGAAGCGCTATGAAGCCCCTTAGATGTCTTATAACCACTTCCATCTACTTTAAATGACTTGAAGTAATCATCATTTTCAAATTGAATAACAAAAAAGGTATCGATAACCGGCATAGCTAACTCCTCTTCAGCAGACCAGCAATTTTTATGGCCAGTGGCAGCAATCCAATTAATATGTAAAACACCATGATATTTATTTTATTTTATTCTTAAAGAACAGTTCAATCATATTCTGCTCCATACCTGGTGAAAATGAATCAATCAGTTCCTGCTTAAACTCTTCATCATAAACCTGATCAACGAATAAGGCCTTAAATCCTGTCAGAAAGCCAATACCCAGCCAGAGTATTAAGAAATATGCTATTCCAATCAAATAAAACCCCTCCTTATATACATCGTCTGGTATTATAGTAGTGTTAAATACTTTGTGTAGGTGAAATTTAATGGAAGAGAAAGATTTTGAGACTAACGGGTACGATGTAACTGTTGTTTATGATTATAAGGAGTATCCCGATGTTAAATATGGCCGCTGTGACAACTGTGATTATGCTTTGTTCAAGAGTTCAGTGAAAAGTGGTGTGTTTTTACGTGAGTGTCGTAGGTGTGGTATGAAGAAGAGCATTTAGTTTAATGCTCTTTTTTATTTCACTGGATCCATGTAGCTTACATATACTTCAATTCCGTCTTCAGTTTTATATTCCGCAATTTTGTCTGGATCCGATTCAATCTTTTCAATAAGCCGCTTTGCACTTTTATTACCCTTCTCACTATTTGATGCAACAATCCAAGACCAATAATTCCATTCAGAGATGCAGGACTTAATCTTTTCTGGTATCTTATGACCTCTTGTATAAACCTTGATCATTTATTCGTCTCCCCCTATAAAATAATGCTTGTTCTTGATCCCTTTTCCTCTGCAAAAAAAGTCTGCAACGTGATAAGGTTAACCAAATTACCTTAGGAGTGTTTGCATGCTAAAAGCTATAAAAATTCTCATTTCATTTATGGCGTTGTTACTAGCCGTGTATTCTCTGTTTAATCAAAGTGGATTCCTGTTGATTTCTCTTCAGGTATTAGTTGCAGTTCTTTTTATCATGGTCGGGCTGGAATTACTTTCAAAGAAAAAAAAGAGCTATGGATATATCTTCTTTGGAACATCCGCCTTTATACTTGCCGTGAACATTATTAAATTCATTATTTAATCCAATTCGCTGGTGGAACGCTCAATACTTGATAGTGTTCATCTAAATAAGCATGTTTCCTCTCCCAATCACTTTTCTTCCATGCTTCTTGATTTGTGAATGACGGATATATAGGCTTTGGATAATCTCCGTGCGCCCATCCATCTTCAATATGATTCAGTTGGGTTTTACCGCCTCTCTCATCGTATTTGTACCAGACAGTTATCATTTTGGCTGCCATAAGTCATCCTCCCCCTTTAAAATCGTAGTTTTAATTAAATTAATGCTTGCATATAGCTGATTATTCTTTTTACAATAGCTCCGATCTCATTTGCATAAGTTGTTATTAAAATTGGAATAATAACTACACCAATAAACCACCAAATTAAATTAAAAAATTTTGATAGAACACTTTCTTTCTTTAAACCTAAATAATTGATAATTATTGCAGGTAAAAAGATAAGAAATTCTAACCACTTAATTGGATTAACAGATGCCAACATTCTTTTTTTGTATACGCCTTTGGCAGCGCTTAGGGTTCTTAATATGGCAATTGCAATCGCTTCAACCCTTGTTGGAAACTGATCAATAGGAACAACTGTCATTGTTCTAATATGTCCTCCTCCGATCGGTTCTTCAAATGGCATGGCTTCATCTTTGAACCCTGCTTTAGTAACAAGATTTCTAACCTCCATTCTATATTCGTTTAAATCCTTTTTAAAATTTTCATCAAGGAGCCAACGTTCATACCATTCTTGTAATTTTTCACATCTACTTGCTTGGTATAGTTGATAAAGAAAATTAAAAATAAGGATAAAAATAAGAGTAATGATAATACCCATCAACAAGCCCCCATACATCTGAATTGAATAGACTAAGCTTCGTTTGTTTCAAAAGTGACTGACTGATTTCCACGTACGTAAAAACAAGGATTAATACAATATTTACTTAAAATTTATAGACTGTGCACACATAATGTTTTAATCCTGGTTCTGATCTTACCTGGTGATCTCAATTACAGAGTTTTTATAACCCCATTTATATTTTATCTCTCTTCAAAAGAATGATTTTATAAAAATAGCCTGCAATTCTTCCCTAGTTTACTTTACTTTACTTTTTCAACGAATCTTGATGCTAACTCCCTGTAAATTACTTCACTAATCATATGGAGTTAAGTGATATTCGTATTAAAAGTATCATGTAAATTTCTAACCTTGCCCTGCTCTAGGACACCAGATTCCCGCCACTGTTTTAATTCATTAAAGCAATCTGCTAAAAAGGCATCCGTTTGCTCTTTTAAATGTTGTTCTAAATTATTCATTCTCTCCACTCTCTTTTCCATTGTTTTTTAATGTTTCCTTAACTTGTAACTTTAGTATATCATGATCCCTAAAACGGATCAATGATTTTTTCTATTATTTTCATCTTTTTTAAATTCCATCAGTTCATTAATTGTGACGTCAAAATAAGAGCATATTTTTTCAATAAGGTCTGTTGGAACTCGCTTTATTTCACCCAGCCACATCAACCGTACGCTTTTATAATCGTGTTCCAGAATCCTCGATAGTTCCCTTATTCCGCTTATTCCTTTTTCTTCAGCTAGTTGCTTTAATTTGAATTCAATCATTTTAGAATCTCCCTTTATTTTTAGTAAGGAATCCACATCGGAAACATTTAATCATTTTGATCTCTTTTGTATGTTAGCAGCTCATGCAGCTCAATGTCTAAATATGTACAGACTTTATCCAACAGATCCCTTGGGTACCGCTCCATTTCGTCATGATACAGCTTCCTGACTGTGTTAAAACCATGGTCAATATCATTGGACAGCTTTCGAATACTGATATTCCTTTCGTCTAATATCGGCTTTAAATTTGATTTAATCAATTTTACTACCTCACATTCATTATGTATGATCACTTTAAATTATCACCATATGCATAAAAAAGGTCAAGGATATACCTTGACTATGTATTAAGCTTACCAATCAAATGAATCTTCATGTTCAAATCCATAAATACCTTTAATCCACACGTCTCCGCAGCCTGGGTTCTTTGTAATCTCTAGCACATGATTACGATTTGCATCTCCCTCTACTCGATCTGCAGCAGTATAGTCGGCATAGTTCCCTACAAACTGCTTCTCACTACGTGGGAATACCCAGCCAGCAAGAGTTATCCTACTGATTTTCATATTTAGAGTACACCCTTCTGCATTGCTAATTGTGAATTTGTAGAAGAGCCAAGTGCGATCATAATTCCGATCAAAATAATCTGCCATGGAAAAGCTCTCTGAATCCTCAGTCATGTGAAAATTCACATTTTTGTAGTCTAATGTAAGCTTCGCCTCAGCACTTGGTGTGTTAATACTCAATATAAAACCAATGCAAATTACAGCCAAAAAGATTAGCTTTTTCATTCACTCTCCCCCCTTTTCCAAATTATACTATATTTGAAATAAAGGTGAAAGAACAGGCAGAAGCTTCGTGATTTATCTGCATTCTTCATGATATAGCTAGATATGCATGTATCTACGAATATCTACGTGTATTTATAAGTATCTATACCGCTCTATACCTCACGAAAATACATTATTGAGAACAAAAATATTTATTTTAGTTCATTTTTAAGAACAAATCTTCCATTTTTATGATATAATCATCACTGCTTATAGGCAACCTTACTGCTTATTCGCCATATGGTATAGGAAAGAGGTTCTTTAAAATGAACGTAAAGCATTCTAATTGTTTCTTTGTTATCAGGCTGTTTGCTGCTCTGTGTGTGCTGGTTGGCCATGCTACAAGAGATCTAAACATTTCTGTCTTTGGTTATACCCCAGAGAGTAAAGCAATGTTTCACACCGGCATATCAATCTTCTTTTTTCTAAGCGCATTTTTTCTTTTCACTTCTTATGAGAGATACAAGCTTAAAGGAAATAATGCAACCGATTTTTATTGGAGCCGAATTATCAGGATCGCACCCGCAATATACACCTATGCTATTGCCTCCACGGTACTGTTAATTGTTCTAGGAGCTCTTTCATTCTCAGTACTCACTACTAAAGAGTACTGGACATGGCTTCTTAGCAATTTTGTGTTATACCCTCAATACTTCCCTGACATATTCCATCACATTGGCACAGGTCGCCTTAACGATTCACTTTGGACAATTCCTGTTCAGCTTAGCTTTTACCTGGTGTTACCCGCAATTTATTGGTTTTATAAACGTTTCGGATTCCAAAAAATGATTCTTTGCTCTTTTGCTGTTGCCGCTTTCAGTGTGTTAGTCTCTTTCATAATCTTAAAGCTCGCGCCTGGCAGTGTGTTCGGTAACCTGTACTTACATTCTTTCCTGCCGCAGATGTTTTATTTCACTTTGGGCATCTTCTGGGCTAAGGCATGGAGCAAGTTACCGCAGCATATCGTTTTATTTTTATGTTCTATTATTTTATTTTTATTCTTTAAATTTGACCTTCTACATCTCAGCTCAATAAACAGCACATTATGGAGTTTTTTATGGTTCATTCCTTTGAGCTATGCAATTATTTGGTTCGGGTACAATGGGCCGAAGATATTGTGGCAGCTGAACCGGTTAGATGATATCAGTATGGGGATTTTCATATGGCACATGGTGATCATCAACATCTTCTTATACACTGGAATTAATAAAACATTGTCTGATTACCCGCTGATCATCGTTCTGATGGCTGTCACTGCTACCGTCGCATTCCTTTCATACAGAATAGTGGAAAAACCGGCTCTTAAATTACGTAATATAGAGACACGCAAGCAAGTCAAAACGAAGATTGCGAGCTAATGGCCAAGGGCTGTTCATGTAGGCAGCCCGTGTCCCATTTAGCATGAAATGGTGTTTTTATTTAGAAATTAGATTATTCTTTTTCACAATGAGTTCCATTAAATTTTGATCTCTTGTGGAAGTTAACTTTTCTCTTTTTACATCTCCATCTGATAAGTGCCTATTGGTTGTTCCAGCTTCTTCTCTATCGATACAATATTGAAAAATATCCCTTGTGTCTTCTTCTAATATTGATTCTAATGTTCCTGTGCTCATAACATGGTAAGAAGAGTCACTAAGCACTCCACCATTTTCCTTTATTGCTTCTTCGAGTCCAGTTTCATCTGCAATATTAAATTCTTCAAGTGTAATAGCAATATGTGAAATTCGCGAAATATTTTTAGGTAACTTTTCATGGTTTATAAAGCCGCTTTTTAGATGACCTTCCTTTTTAAAACACTGAGCAAGTGCAGCACCAAGTGAAGTTTTAAGCTCTTCTTTATATTTTGTATAATTTGTTGTTCTTAAACTTATCATGGGTACTCTTGCTTTTAATTCAATAAAGATAACGTGATTATTTTTAACTAACATAAAATCAGGGGATCTTAAATTGTTCTTTTGAAATCTATACACAAACTCTTTTATATAAAGATAATTATGAAGTTTTAAAATATGTTCTATGTAATCTTCGTAAGGGTGTTTTCCAAAAGCACTTTTGAATTCCAAACCTTTTGCAGTGCAAATTTGTTGATACATCCCCTCTGTAACAGCTATGAAAATTGAAAAAGGCATTGGAAATAAAAGGTCAGAGCCATTTGAGGTTACAATCGGTTTCATTAGTAATGGGTTGAAATCATAGACTTTCATTTTTGGATCAATTGTTGCAAATTGTTCATACAAAACTATAAATTCTTCTCTATTAATTAAAAAGGTATTTATTAAAGTTTTCACTTTTGTTTCAGAAAATCGGAAAATTTCCCCAAGTGTTCTAATAAAATTATCTTTATCAATTTCCCAGTATTTCGAGGAACAATTATATAAAGCCCAAGAGAATAACAAATAATCTTCATACTCATAACCAAACAATTCAAGAAAAATTTTTTTAACATTAATTTCAGGGCTTTCATAATTAAACAGATAGTGATACCTATAAAAACTTTTAAAAGGATGCCTCTGATAAATAAATTGTTGTAAACCGACTCTCACAGAAAATTGTGACAATAATTCCTGATCAGACAAATTCAAATCATCTTTATGCTTAAATGGAATATTATATTCTCGATATAACTTAATTACTTTCACTAAATCATTATAACTAATATCTGGCGTATATCCACCCCACTCTTTCCCTATTATAGAGGCTAAGGAGAGATATGCTAGTTCATGATTATATATGTTACCTCTAATTTGTTTTCTTAATATATTATTAGGCAATAGACTGATTAAAAAATCATCATTAGGATTAATTACAGATGTAGCATGATGTAACACTCTTAATAATTCAAGTTTAGAATTAAAATTAAATCTCCTTAATCTTTTATCAATCTCATTAAGTATATTTATGTTAGACTCATAGTTATCCAATCTCTTCCCGCCCTAAATATTTTTCTCTTACTAAACACTACTTCTAATTAATTCAATATTATAGCATGATACTCTATCTGTTAACTCTCTTTAAAACTGCTGTTTTATTTAGAATCCTTAAAGCTTTTTTATAACTTCTTCTATATCAATATGGTTGAAATATACAAAGTTATTTTCCCACTCTTTTGTATGCTCTTTATACTCATTTTTGTAGCCTGCGTCAAAAGGAACTACAACATAATCCCAAGCCTTCATTGATCGTGGATTGATTGTACGCTTCCCAATAATTATGTATTCTATGATGGGTTGATTCTCTTCATATCCATTCGGTTCTTTCGCTTTAAAAATTGTACCAATTGGCAACAATACATCCTTCATTAACTTCTCTCCTTGCACTTTGGTATTCCACTGGCTACTTTAAGCAACTTATAAGATTGTTCTTTAAAATCGCTATTTTTCATCAAGATAACGTCCGTCATTTCCCCTCTATCTGTACACCATAAGTAATAAAGATCATCTATAATCATACTTATTTTTATTTCAACGTTTGGCCTGTCCTTAAAGGCAAATACATCATATAGATTGAATTCGCCTATTGTATTAACCATCGTACTCATTTATACGCCCTCTTTCTGTTTGAAATTGTTGTATTATTGAGAATTAGTCTTTGCCTTTTATACGTTTAGTTGTTCCTGCAAAAAAAGGTATTCTATCGCCATCTATAACGTTTTCAACGTCAAGAAAACTGAAATACTCTTCCTTTGTTTTATCATCATCCAAAACACACCGAAACCCTTGCTCATCAATCTCTGTTACAGTTCCATGATAATAAAGTTCATCTTCCAAACCTTTCACATAAAGATATCTGACAACAACTGTCACATAATCACCTTTAGCAAATGGAAAATTTCCTTCACTATGACTGTACTTCACTTTCATAGGCTATTTCCCCCTTGTGAATTTAACAGGCGTTCCACTATCCTTCCATCCTCTTTAAGAAAGTCCTAACTTTTTCAAGCATACTTTGCAAGCCAATTCCTTATTTGCCATCAGGTCAGATTCTTTGATTCCTATTTCAAAGTAATCAGTATTTTGACCATACTTTCCACAAACAGACTCATTATTAATATAGGCATGGTATTTTGCTTTTGGATGTATCCAATTATGATCTGTTTTATTGCTTTGAATTACAGGCAACTGCCAAAATATTTCAAGTGATCTACCATATGCTCCAAGAAATACTTTTTTTTCGTTCATGAAATTAGATCCCTTCCCCATAATATTGTTCCTTTCGAATTCTGAAATATCTTTTTCGATTAACCACTTTAGATTCACACCAATCACTATTCCATTTCGCTTGCAAAGTTGCGTTTAGACTTGGTTTTGGATTTGAATAATACGTTTCACAATGGTTCAATATTTCTTCAATTGTAGCCCATTTTCCACGCATTCTGCGGTACAAGAAATCTTTAATATTATCAATCATGTTAGAATACTCAGTAACACTCTCTCCCCCCTTTACACCCCCCATTTGTGTTTCGTGGTAGTCCTTTATATAGTCTCTGGTTGACTTTAATCCTCTCTTCTTCCATTCAGTAGCAAGGCGATTGTATTTTGCAGGAATTGAAACATGTACTATAATGTCGTCTGAATATTTGTCTTTACCTACTTCAAGTAAACCTATATTTTTTTCTTCAAGTAGGTATTTCACACATCTAGGTATATGCCCTTTTCTCTTAGGTACTGCAATGTAAACGTAATGACCATGGTTCAATCTGTCTAAAGCTTGATCAATCAGTTTAAAACTCAACGTTGTCTTCAATTCTACGACAATATCACACACTCCATTTATCCCAAATACATCACATCCGAGAACTTCCCCATAAACTTTCGAGCAACCATTTTTTATTAGAAACGACTTAACAGGTTCGAACAAATCAGATTCTTTCATTTTTAGTACTGCTGCCATTTTTTTAAAACGCCCCCATTCTCTCCTTATATTTTTCACAACCCCTTCCCGTAGCAGGAAGGACGCTCTGGGCTTAATGTCTGTTTATAGTCGCCCAGGCGACATTTAATCTCTCATTCGGGAGTCCAAAACATAAAAACCAAAAAACAAAAAATGAAAATCCACCAGTCACATAAGTCGAAATAACGTAATCATTTGTGTAAAGCCAACGTATAAAGAATGCATCACCAATTACAATAGCAATCGTTAACATGATCTTCAGGGACAATACTACTGCTTCCGCAAAAGTAAAGCCTGGACGTTCATAACTCAAATTAATCCCCCCATTTAATAAATATTGACAGATCCGTCAACACAACTCGTAATTCTCGTTTATAGTCGCTCAACGACTATCTAAACCATCATTTCCATAATTGTTTATCACTTCTATTAAAACAGAATGAACATTGAAACCAAGGCACATCTACATCGCTAATTTTTTTTATATCAATCGGTATATTAAATGAATTAGACGCGAGACAATTTGGACATTTTGAACTTATCGTTTTAAACATACACTCTTTTTTCAACTGAATAACACTTCCTTATGTTTTATGAGTTGTTTTCTTTTCCCGCAGCAGGAAGGACGCTCTGGGCTTAATGTCTGTTTATAGTCACCCAAACGACTATCTAATAATCTCTACAGGTTCATAAGTCACTTTCCATTCGTTATGTTCTGGATCAATTTCATTTTGAATACGTTCAGCCTCTGCACTAGCCTTATCTCTATCAAAACAAAAGCATTGGTTTTCGCGGATACCCTCTTCTGTATAATGCTCTTTTACAACTACAAATCCGTTCTCGTTTTTTTCAACATTCATAACGACTCTCTCGGAATGATTCATTCCTTGCACTCCTTATCTTTCTCATATGATTCAACTTGCTGATCAATCAGACCAGTAAGACTTGGTTTCCCTTCATTCAACTTTTTAACCGTATCCATCCATTCGTTGTGGCTAACCTCTTTCATTTCAATCTCTCCATTCTGTTTTAACCAATTATTTCAGATTTCTTATTTGCCTTACCCTTATTTTTCAGTAAGAGTCGAACTCTATTTTTTAGCTCATTTTTATGTAGGCTTGGAACTGTTTCTTCTAACCTTTTAATAACATCTTGTTTAAAAAGCGTTCTTATTTTACTTTTCGGAAGCTTATTTCCTAAGTAATCATCCATTAAAGCTATTTTTTTTACATCTTCCGAAGGCAACCAAGATAAAAAGTCTTTAAAAGAAAGATTCGGATTTAATCTTGCCTTTTTTAAAAAGGCTAAACGAACAGTCACTCTTGTTTTTTCAGCTACGATAACCCCCCAATGTTCAGGTACGATTTTAGTGATTGATTCTGCGAATTTCTGACCCACTACTATATAATTCATTTCGAAATTCTTGTCATATTCGTATATTTGCATTGTTAATCGTTTTATTGAATCAAAGTCACTCTTTATTTCGTATGCAACAACATGACCATTTACAGCTACTACATCTGCTCTAGCTTTACCAGAGGGCACAGTTACTTCTTCTGAAACTGCACAATTTTTATAAGTTGTTAGTCTGGAAATGAGAGCTGTTCGTATTTCTTTATCATCAACCTTATTCATTTATTATCACCTACCTAGAATTTTGTTTAAAATATGCATTTCATTTTGTTTTAGTTATTTTATTTTCATTCTTAAAATATGTATGCTCTGCTGTTGTTTTAACTTGATTTAAGTATAACATGACTATTTTAAATTATCAATACTTATTTTATTTTTATTATTAAAGTGTGTATTTTGTTATGATGTAAGCAATAGAAGCTTTGATGTATCCAGGATATAATAAGAAGCGTTATTTACCGTTTCATTGTAAGATTGCGCACCCTCAAAATTATTAATTACGTCTTTTTCTTCTGCTGTCATATCCTGATATTTTACCTTACCATACGAAGGAGGAAGCCAGTTTTTCTTTTGGCTGCCAAAGATATTAAATTTCTTGAGAATTTCCATATCTTTAAACTCGATGTGACATGTTCCTTTTTTATAGAAAGTTACATAGAAGTACTTTAATTCTATTTTTTTCGTTTCACCGTAATGCTTAGCTAGTTTTATAGTTTCATCAATGTTTATGTCTTCTGTTAACCCATTGTCAAGGTAATTGAAAACTTTTTCGATATCTTTCAACTTTTCTAAGACCTTGTAGTCTGTTGGACTATAGTGACCGAGCCAACTACAATACCCGTTTAGTGGAATAATTATTTTTTTATTAATTTTATATGATTTATTTGTTTTCCACCCATTATATAAGTGCACATTTTTTGATGATTCATCATAGTAATGCTTGTGGCTAAATTCTTCAAAAAGGTTAAGTATTGTATCTTCTACGCCCTGCGTCATCTCTTTACTCATCTGAATTCTTAATGTATAGATATTGAACAAAGAAAAATCATAATCTTTTAATTCCTCAACGTGCTGCAAATACTTTTGTTTTAAATTGCTTGTGAAGAGCCCCATAAATTGATCATTGTTAAATAACGTATTCCAATACTTCGCCCTAATTTGTTTTATATATGCATTCTCTATGTCATTTTCTTCGGTATTCTTGTCAATTAGCAGCTTCAATATTGGAGTACTGTCATCATTGAAACTATGTAGCATTAATGGTTTTAAACTGTTATATTCATTGATTAATTTTAAACCCGCTTTGATTTCATAATTGAACTGTTCTACAATTCCTTTTATAAAGTCTGCATTCACTAACTGTGTTGCTTTATAATCGGCACTAATTTTATGGGACTCATCTTTTTTCAATTCTTCTATTAGAACACTGTCATATTCTTGTTTTTCAATGCTTATGTAAATTAGCGCCGTTTCAACTTCTGTGTTTCGCTCTGAGTTCGAAAAAGCGTTTTGAATGTATTCAACTTCTGCATTTATTTCCTCTAGCTTACGTATAAGAAATTTCCTGTCATTTGAATACGGATTTTTTAATGTTTCGGCATTTAGTAAGCAAACAATTTGTCCGGATCTTTGTTGCTTTTCAATTAATTCAATCGCCTTTAATAAATGTTTAACACCGCTACTAAAAGGTGGATTCATAAAAATCAAATCATACTTCTTGTAAGTGTTAAACGTCAGAAAATCGTCTGCTATCACTCTGTAATCTTTGCCTTTAAGTATGTGTCGTAAGTTTTCATCTTGTTCAATTGCATCAATGTCATATTTCGAATTCCTTCTATAGTTGCTGGTGTTTTTAAATTGATTGTGAATAGCTTCTACTAAGTTTCCTTTACCTGCTGACGGCTCCAAAACGGAGTTAATGTACTTCCATTCTACTTTAGATGTCATTTTTCGGATTAACTGTGGTGGTGTCGGATAAAAATCCGGATTATCTTTAAACATTTTTTGTTCTCCCTTTTTAGGGAATGAGATGTTTTCCCATCCCCCTCTTATTTCATAGATTAGACTTATAAGTATTGATTAAAGGTTTGAATCTTTTATTATTTAAGTAATTTAAAACCTCGTCAAATTGTCTTTTGTCACACGAGTAGTACTTACTGTGAATTATTTTAGTCCCATCTGGTTTAACCTCTACATTATTCAACACTGTTTCGGGCAGCGAGTGCCATCCTTTGAACATCAATAATTCTGAATAGAAGTGTCGGTAATATAAATTCCTTTTATTTTCAGGCCGATATGTCAACTTCACTGCATTATCATATTGAGCATATTTAGTTGACTGGCAACTGTCATACGTTATTCTTTCAGTAATTAAAGATCCAAGATCAGATATGTGAAACAGAGTATATTTTTCACCTTTTTCAAGATCAGCATTTTTAAATTGTTCTTGAATACTGTCAACTTCATGGAGAATTCTGTATAAAGCAGTTTTTAATTTTTCTGTATCTGCTTGTTGGATAACATTTTTACTCAAATTCAAATTATTCAATTTCAATTTTCCTTTGAGTGAAGTTTTATATTTGTCCCAGTCTTCATTATTCCAGGTTAGAAATATATTTAATTCTTCAATGACTGAACTAGAAAGATCTTCTATTTTTCCCGCTTGATGTTTTAACTCGTCTAACTCTCCTTCTTTTATCGCTTGTTTATGAGAAAATGACTTTTCAATTTTTGCATTGTCCACTAAACCAACGTATCTTGCATAAGAATGGCCTTGAGCGTCTACAATGAATTGCAATTTCCCGCCGTAGTACACTCCTACGCCATATAAATTCCATTTGACTGTGTTCTTTTCAAGATCGTCCATATTGTAATAATCAATCATTGAGTTGATTCTATTGTCTTCCGTAAAACTTCCACCGGTTTCCGCAAGAAAATCAAAATCATTTAAAAGCAAGTTAGAAAAGTTGTTTAAAGCTTCTTCAGTATTGAAATGCACTTCTTTTGTAATTTTCACATTTTCAAGTCTGTAGTCACCTTTAACAACCTCGTCTTTATATTGATTAAGTGTTTGATTTTTGTTTAAGTTGGCAAACTGTGCATCAATAACAAAATACTCTTGATCTTCATTCAGTTGTTTTACTACAATGCTGCTATAGATTTTTTCGACTTGTTTCTTTTCTTCTTCTTGCCGTCTCTTATATTCAGCATTTTTAAGCTCTTGCTCTTTTAAATATTCCTGAAGTTCTTTTTCTTTTCTCGCTTTCTCGGCTTCTTCGAATTCTTCCATCTTTGAATCAAACAGTGTCATATCTTCTTTAATTTCTTCTGTTTGTTCTGTCACTGTGTATTCCCAATCTAATGAAACACGACCATAGAAATTGTAACTACCTGCGTAATCAGTGTATGGATCTGCTGGGCTGTAGCAATGGCGATAATTGTTTAAAAGGCTGTTGCAATAATTATAAATCGCAGTCAAATAAGCTGAGCCTTTTTCATAAGGACTTGATTTGATTGTGATGTTAATAGTGCTATGTGAATTGCTTCCCCCAGTAGTAACAGAGAATTTGCATTGTGGGAAACGTTGTCTCAAATGCTTTCTTATTTCCTTTGCCATTTCTTTCACTTCTTGTTCCTTGTTAACCTCGAATTCACTCCATTGTGTTGCATCCCACAGACTCATTTTTACGCCCTTAGCTTTCTTTTTGGTTTTAGTGATTGTTTTAGAAGATGAGATTTCTTGTTTAGTGACACCATTAGCGACCTGCATTGATTTTTCTGTCCGTTTGCTCCACCAACATTTTTTGAATCCAGAGTATCGAAAACCGTTTGATTTAAGATGAGTTAAAACCTCTTGTTCTGGTTTACTATCAAAATAAAGTTCAATTCCGTTTAACTCTTCGTTAATTCTTAAAACAGCTGTCATTTTCAATCTCCCCATTCTTTATAAAAATTTTATTTTTACTCTAAATGTATGTAATCCTTTGACTTGATTTAATTTTAACATGATCACTATAAATATTCAATAATTATTTTATTTTTATTCTAAAAAAGAAAAACATATTATCGAGGTTCAGCTTGCTGAAACGAGACGGCCGTAAAGGCACTTTACGGACGAATTTATTATTTTTTTATTTAATTATTACCCCTCTTCCCCTTTAAGGGACACACCCCTCAAACCCTTGGGACAGTTGACTTTTTTTTATGATTTATTGCTTTATTTGCAATAAGGGTTATAAATCATTATTTAACCAATCAATAAACATTAACCTCATTCTTCTTGATGGAATGTAAATTGAAATCGAATCATTATTTCTTATGCTGCTTCTCCATATCCACTGAATCATCTCTGAAAGGGCAAAGTAAGTCTCATCAACTTTAACACCCTTAGAGATAAAATATTCAACTAACAAGGGATTACAATAACGGTTAATAGCATAAACCAGTGTATTTTTATGACTATGTTCATTTGTAGACCGGATATTACATGGTATGAACCCCTTAGTATATCCCTTGCCTGAAAGCCTTGGTTTATAATCAATAAACGTTGTCCACATATTAAAGTTTGATTTAGACTTACATATGTTCTGAAAGTAATTCAGGATATTATTCTGCAGTCGCTTATGTAAAACCCTTTTATTTCTGTACCATCCTTTTGATAAAGAGTACTTTTCTTCACCGATTTTATTAAGATCTCCATCGTAAATATTTATCTTTATTTTAATTTTACCCTTAATATGCTTATCTGCTGCTGAATCATAGGGCACACACTTATACTTTCCCTTATCTTTTTTAATCATATATTTCTCATAAGGAATATTGTTTAAATCATAATAATACTTCTGTAACTGTCCATCGAACAGATATGTTAAGTTGTATACTTCTTTAAACAATTTGAATATGTCAGCAGGAAAGTTCCAGAGTATGACTGAATCATTATGTAATATTAAATTGTTATTTAATGCAAGCTGTTTCAAGTGTTTAAACTCTCCATCATATTCCCTTTGCATATTCTTTTCTTGTTCCATGTTCCATATTATTCGGTCGTCTTTGTTAATTATCCAGTTATTTTTAAATAACATATCCAGGTCATCTGCAGATATGTTTAACTGCTTTACAACCTCTATTGCTTCATCCAGTATCAAAGTATAATTACCTGAATAGATGAGTTCTTTTGTTGTCTCATTTGCCATCTTAAAGAGTGCGTGTGTAGTTGCTATATTCTTATTATCTGAAAGGTGTTTATGTAATGAGTCTAGCTTATAAAATGTTTCTCCGTTTACGCTGTGTATCTTAGGTTCAATAAACTTCTTATCTGGACACGCTTCCTTTATCCTCTTTACCTCATCAAGATATGGTGTAATAAAAATAAACTTATCCTCTTTGGGTGCTTCATTCATCTTTTGAATCATGTAACTTGTCTTACCCGATCCCATTATAGAGTCAATTATTTTAATTTTATTCATAATAAATATAGACTTCCCCCTTTAATATTAAAAATAAAGGAACGGATAAATGTTTTACCGCTCCTTCTCATGTATGAAATTCAATTGTTGATTCTTTCTTCAAGATCATGAATACGTCTTTCAAGTCCAGAGAATTTCTTATCATTGTATCGGTGGTCACTTTCAATATTCTTGTTAATAATCTTAAGCATGGATACAACTTCTTCAGGTTCATTTTCTTCGATCCGTTTAACCGTTTCTTTAATATCCTTAACGTCCTGCTTAATTGTGTTAATATCCTTGGATAGTTGCTGTATCGCTTCAAGGATCTGATTTTCCATTCCGCTCACCTCTAATAAGCTTAGTATAGCATGATGTTAGCTAGATTTGTTTACCTTCTTTTGGCGTATACAAAGTAAGCGATCCATAACAAAATGACAATGATACACGTTACTATGAAGATAGCCGTAATAAGCGACTGTATTCCGCTGCTGAAGTAATCTTTGATGAACAGGAACAACAAGAATAAAACAACAAATGTAATGTTCGTAAACCATAATGAGAATCGTTTCATGTTTACAATGTGCTTGTCCATGTTATAATATGGGTAGTGACTAAAGGGGATTAATTCCCCTTTAGCGTGTTATCTGCGTATACGTTTGCGTTGTCTCTTGCTACGGAGGCGCTTGCGTGTACGCTTTTTCTTTTTGCTTTCTTTATTCTTCATCAGGTTTTGAATCTTCTCAGCTATTGTTAAACAGTTGATGATTAAAACCGTGATAGGAATAAGGAAAGCAATTGTTATACCCACTTTCTCAAGCACTATGTACACCTCCTTTCCTATAACTCTATTATAGCACATTTTCCCTTTCGAGTCATTTTATTTTTACTCTTAAAATGGATTTTTTTAAATTATTTTGGCACTATTATTCATGGGTGTTTATAGGCTGTATAAGGCATGTATGTGGATTGGATACCAATGATACTATGATTAAATTAAAATTGATTCTAGGTGTATTAGAATGCTTCTGATGATGTGTGGTTAGTGTGTATAGGATGGATATATAATGTATGGTGAAGGAAACGGAATAGAGATGAGGACAAGTAAGGTTATGGGTGGATGTAATGAGATGAGAAGGAACACGATTAGGGTGAATATAAAATAGGTGTATGGATTAGATAAGTAAATTGTATAGATAAAAAATAAGACTTCGATTTGCTTCCTTTCGTTATATACACGATTTTTTTTAATGAATGGGTATTCACTTTTAAGTTGACCGCTTAATTATTTTTTCAAAAATAAATATTGTTTTTCATTTGAAATTGTGTTAGTTGTGCAAATTTATCAGTTAAATCATAAAAACCCTGCATAACGTATCTTATATAGGGAATTCACTACCAATATATAGGGGGTATATTAACATCTAAAGGCCAAAAAACAAGAACAAATGTACCCCTAGCACTTCCATTTCCACACCCAACTTATTTTTTCACTTTCCCATTTTTCAGCCTATTTTCGCATCGTAACCGCTATCGTAAAAGCCTATAATATCAATGTTTTTCTACCCCTCATTCTCCCCTTTTTCATTGGATTTTTAAATAAACAACCACTTTTCCTCTCTCCTGTCTACGTTTTACGATCACAAAACACCTATTATCCCCTTTGACAGCTCTAAAACATTGCTATATCAACTAATTAACCCTTTCCGATCTTCATTGACGATAAGCACTTTTTTAGCTCACGATCACCAAGGGGGGTCATAAAAAATCAAAATAAAAAAGCCACCAAAATAGGCAGCTTCCCTTTAAAATTAGCGCTTTAGTCTCTTCAGTGCCTCCATATAAGAGGTCTTTTTCGATTCCTTGTTCTCCAGTTTTTTCGGTTTAAATAAATCCTCTCTACGGCGATTCTTCGCTTTATAAACAGTTGTTTCTTTAACTTCAGTGTTCCCATTTTCAATTAAATCATCTAACTGCTTCATTCGCTCATTGATCCAGGTTAATCCACTAAGAATCGTTATCGCCCTATTACCTTTATCATAATGCCCTTTAAATAAGTCTAGGGGCATCTTGTTATCAAAGACATTAAACAGCTCATTATACGATATATGTTCCGTTAAGAACTCATGAACATCCAGAATAACTCCAGCTCTCATCACATTTGTAAACTCAACAGGAGTGAAAATCGAATTGTTCCACGACTTTTGTATATCTTCATGCAGCTTATCAAAATACTTACCCTCATTTGTAAATTCATTGAGGTCTGTTTGAGCAATAGTCATGATTCCTGATGTGTCAAAAAGCTGATTTAAATCCTTCCTGTCTAATGTACTGATCTTTGATCCTCTGTCCGTGTAATTGAGTAAGACTTCGATTAAATCAAGGAACATCTTGTTTGTCTCCTTGTATAGTCTGCTTTCAGAAATCTTCCCTTCATATTTGCTCAAAACCATTTGATTATCCAAAGGTAAAACACATGTCTCTGGCATAGATAAGTCATCAAGCAACTCCAGTGAATTCATCTGATTGACCAATACTTCATTGTTGTCAGGAAGGATGGGTACAGCAACTATTGTTTTATGAGTAAGACATTCGTTTAACAATTCTAATAATATAGGAGCTACCCCTGAACCAGTTCCACCAGCTGCAGAGAAAACAACAAAAATGACTTGTACTGAAGGCTTTTCCATTGTGTTCTTTATAAACTCAATAGAAGATTCCCAGTTGTTTTTCATATGTTTCGCTGCTACACTTCTTTCTTTGCCAACTCCTTCTGTCCCAACCAGATGAAGCTTATCTTGAATATTGACCAATGAATTAAGGTCTGAAAGTGAATAATTTATTGCGACAGAATGAAATCCTCTCTTCATTGCTTCATCTGCTACACTTCCGCCGGCCTGACCAACTCCAATAAAACCAAACATTAAACCCTCTCCCCTTCTAATTGATATCTCAAAGCTTCTTGACCATATTGAGTAATAAAAATTGTATGCTCTTTACTGTTTTTCACTATATTAATAAATTGCAAGGCCTCCAGACGATCGATACTCTTTCTAAAGGTAGCATCAGTTAACTGAGTTTTAGCTTGAATGGTTTTCTTCCTAATTGATTTAAACTTTAAATCAGCCCCTTCATCGCTCAATAAGCCTAGAATATACAGATCATTTCGAGTTAAGTTGTCAATGACAGAAGCAAAATAAGTATCCATGTGACCCCTCCTTAATATCTGATGATTTTGAAGTATCTTGGTTGATATACGATTATTATATTGTCTATTTGCATTTAAATGCAAATATTTTTGTATCTTAATGCAAATAATTACACTCTGCTTGTATGTAAACCAGTCATTTTATAAAATTTATTCAAACAGCAAAAGGATGATTTAAATGGAATATAGGGTTAAAAGTAAGTTGGATTCATTTCTAAGCAGCAAAGGTATCGAAAAAGGCTGGTTAGCAGAGCAAATAAAAGCTGAAAGAGCAAGTATATCTAGATGGTGTAAAAATGACAGCGAGGGATTTGCAACCGTCCTCCCTAGTACATACAATCTTTTATTGATGGCACATATTCTAAATTGTAAAGTTGACGATCTTTTTGAATTAATCGAAATTAAATCCAATTAACTTTGGATTTTTATGTTTACAAGAGTAAAAATAAAATATATAATAAAGACACAACCACATGAAGTGGTCTTTATTTTAATTACTTAAGAGTAAAAATAAAATAGTATGGAGGTGTAAGATGAAAAAGCAGTATTTATTTAGTCATTTAATGGGATTTATTGAGGGAAAAGTAGTCGATGGGACAGCAACACCCGAAGAAGAATACCTTTATCAGGATTATAAATGGTACGGAAAGATTAATAAGCAAAGCTTTACATATCGAAGTTTAGTAAATCAATATCTTAATAGCGAATATTAAGCACTTTTAGAGTAAAAATAAAATAAATGGAGGGGATTGATTGAAAAGAAAAAAAGACGGATTGTCTAAGCAAGTTCACATATACAGCGTGGACACATCAGCATTTTATAATGACAAAGAAAATTCATTACATAATAAGATTTTGAAGTCTTATAGATACAGAGATTATCTTAAGACATTAGACAATGTAAATAATAAACATAAGAAATACATATCACAAAGAATTACATACCTTAAAGAATGCCTCTATTCCGCATTCGAAGAACATAATAACATAAGAACACTTCGAACTGACAGCTTAAGGGATAATAAAGTGATTTCTTTATTTGATTCAGTGTTGACCCGAACATTAGGGATTAAAGAAAACACCCTTTCAGAGGAAATCATGGTTGTCCAGACTTACCATTTTGAAGTATTGAAGGACATTATTGATCAGGGATTTTTACATAACAATGAAAAATACATTTATTTCACGAGCAGCGCCGGTCAAATTCGTACAAAGAAGTCATGTTTCATTAAAAAAAGCACCTACGATAAGTATCAGGATGCTTTGACATGCGGCTTAAGTATTGAAAAGATCAACTCCCTTGGTGGTAGTAGCATTAACAAATGGAATAGCTATATGGCCCTTTCTAACAGTGCCAGTAGCCCTTGGGAGATTGATATTGATAAAGCCATTGTTGTCAACGACTTAGAAACTGATGTGTCGAGTCTCGTTGACTACATTGATCGAGATACCTACGATATCACACGAAAAACAATGAACATTCCCATTGAACATACAGATGGCTGCGGAATGATACTCCCCACTCTAAGTCGTAAAAGCTTCATGGTAAGACTCCCATGGGTAAAGGGTTTATTAGTCCCTTTTGATTTTCGTAAATTTGCTGAGGAAAACAAAGCTTTTAAAGTAACTGATATATACGGCAAGGAATGGGACGTAGTGAAAGATGATGTTCAAATTATCTTCACTAAAAGCCAGTTTAAAATGTGGAAGTATTATTCATCGTGGGAAGAATATCAAGGCAATTATAAAAAATATGGATGCTTAGGGGCAAAACTCAACGAAGAAGACCCTTCTATTGAAGGTAAACTCACTTATCAAATGCTCCAGACACTTACAGATATCTCCGATGAAGAATTAATTCAAATGAGCTCTAAGACTGTAAAAGAGATTACCACATTGGGAACTGACAAAGAAACCATGTTAAGAGTTCTTGGAGCTACGGAGAAAAAGAAACATCGAACAGCTCTTCAGAACGCTTTGCTTCTATATCCAGAACTTCTTAACGATGATCACACGAAAGAAATTATTAAAAATAAAAAGAAAAGCATGATTAAAGATGCCAAATCAGGAAAATTGCTTGTTGATGGTGCTCGTTATACATACTTATGCCCTGACCTGTATGCTTTCTGCGAAAAATTATTTCTGAACATCCAGAATCCAAAAGGACTGCTTTCAGGAAGTGATGTCCATTGTTCTTTATATGATGAAGGGTATATTGATATCCTCCGCTCCCCTCACCTATTCAGAGAGCATGGTGTTAGGTGGAACAAAAAAGATGAGGAATATGAAAAGTGGTTCATTACCCCAGGTGTTTACACCAGCATTCATGATCCAATATCTAAACTGCTGCAGTTCGACAATGACGGGGATAAGGCCTTAATTATTCCTGATGAGTTAATCGTCAATATTGCCAAGCGTAATATGGAAAACATCGTTCCGTTGTATTATGAAATGTCTGTAGCCCAGAAACAAGAGATTAATAGCAAAAACATCTATGAAGCACTAACTCTTGCTTATGGGATCAATATCGGGGAGTACAGCAACAACATCACTAAGATATGGAACAGTGACAACATAAATATGGACGTGATCAAATGGTTATGTATGGAAAATAACTTTACTATCGATTAAATTTTTAGTCGCGTCGCATAGCGATATGCGGATGAAAAGTCAGTGAACCTAGAAATCTAGGGTGTGCATTCAGCGAAAAGCAGCGATAGGAAATGATCGTCAATGAGTGTGCTAACAGGGGAATTCTAAGTCCTTATCGATACGATAACCCTGTGCCAAGCGTTTACATCATGCTGGGAAGCACTTGTAAATGAAGGTGCAACGACCATCCTTTATGGAGTAATAATAAGGTGAAATTCCTTATTATGAAGCGCTGACCATCTGTCTAGCACAGATGATGATATGGTCTATTCCCTAATAAAATATCGGGAAACCGAGGGTATCAAAGTTCGCAAAAACCTTATTCATGCCTACCCGACCTGATCATGTCGATGAAAAAATCAAAGATTACATAAAAAATAAAGTACCCCACTTCTTCATCAATGCAAAGGATAAAGAAGAACATAGCGTTGAGTTAATTAATGAAAGCACAGTAAATAAGTTAGACTCCATTATCCCCTCAGACCGAATTAATTTTGCAGCTGTTGCAGGGAAGTTCGATTATCGCTTCCTGCTCAAGAACAAGGATATTAAGTTGGACGAGGCAATTATTAGTGAGTACAAACGATTAGACCAAAACAAGAAATGGCTCATGAATGATGAAGACATTAAGCCTGGACAAAAACTTTATGTTTATAAGGTCATTAAAGACAGATTGCTGAAGATTCATGAAGACGAGCAATATGTTGCTGATGTTCTGATTAAGTATCTGTATAAAAAGAAGAGTAAATTCAAATCGACTTTGTGGGAATGTTTCGGTGCTTGTATATTGAACAACCTAACACACAACCTGAAAACACTAAGAGTTTGTAGTGATTGTAAAACGCTATTTAGGGCTAAAACAAGTAAGAAGCTTTTCTGTGGGAAATGTACAGTCAAGAGGAATAAACAAAAAACAAAGGAACGAGTCATCCGATTTAGAAATCAAAAGGTGTAACGGTAATAAAAGTGCCCTGAGCCTTACTCCCCCAAGGGGTACAGCGATTTTACCGGAAAAAGTTTAACAAAAAAAGTGCCTTGAACCCTTGATATGACTGGTCTAAAAGCCCCTTTTGAGATAATCGCCATAAGGGAGAAAGAAAGCTAATTTCCACATATAAGGGTGAGTACGTCTCCCATTTTTCAAAAGAAGCACAAACGTTACCGTAATTATACTTTAACACAAAAATAAGCAAAATCACTAGGAGGAATTAAAACATGAACAAAACAGAATTTGTTGGAGAAGTTGCAGAAAAATTAGGAGTTACTAAGAAAGAAGCTACGCCTAAAGTAGAAGCAGTATTTAATGTAATCGTTGAAACACTTACAAAAGGTGAATCAATCAAGATTCCTGGAGTTGGAACATTTGAGGTTCGTGAACGTGCAGCTCGTAAAGGGAGAAATCCAAAATCGGGTGAGGAAATTGATATTCCAGCTACAAAGGCACCAGCATTCAAGGCTGCTAAAGCTCTAAAAGACGCAGTTAAAGCTTAATAAAAATTAATGAGGACGACAGGAAAGGCTTCCTGCACGCTTTGTCACATAGAGCTTATGCTCCTAAAAGTGGCAGAGTTAGATGTTATGGAGGAAATTGTCGCCCTCTCCTCTTTCCGCATGTGTTCAGCTCCAGGTTAATTAATTAGAGTTCTTTTATTGATGGCATGGGGGTGTCGTCAATAATAAGCTGTTTACTGATATGTGGGATATCAGTTCTCGGCTAATATTCATTTGTTTGAGGACTTGGAATGCCAGGGTTTCGGATAAGTGGATATTAGCGGGGTATTGCCCCACCGTGGGTTAAGCTTTTTCTAAACATTTCTATTCTCACTTTCATACGAACAAAAGCATTAAATTCGACTTTACAGCTACAACTGGTCATTGTAGTTAGTCGGATAATGGTCACTTATGAGGGTTCGAGGTTAACTCGGATGTCTGTATCTAAAAGAGACAGGTAAATGGCTATTATCGGGCTAAATATGCAGATAAGACTTAACGCATTAATGCAAATTGCGACTGAATCCCATCAGGGTCTTATTATGGGTGGCATATAACCTGAATATTAATTCGGTGTACTGCTTCGGCTGCACTTAGGTAAGGCAGATGCGTCTCCCTTACCTTTAAATAATGCCCTTGTAAGCTTTGTTGCTTATTAGAGGTAATCAAAAATTTTTCCGGGTTAGCGAGGCTTTGTAATTACATACCCTCGTAAAATAAGTGAAATGGTTTTTGGGCGCTTGATCACCGCTCCCATTTCACAGAAAAGGATTATTTTCGGTCTTGCCTTTTCAATTTCACTTAGCAACACGTTCACTTTATTTCACTTCATCTCCTTCAATGTTCTGTATGGAGACTTATCTTTCCCATGCACATACCTCCTTACACGGGTCAGAGAAAACTGTGCAAAATAAATGGCGAGCGTTTGAGACGCTTTGTTTCTCAATAAGGCGTGTAACCTGACAAGAGAGACTGAAAATGCCATTGAGAAGGCTTATAATGGGTCTTTCCTTCTTATATTTTTAATATCTATAAACAGCTAACGTGCAAGCTCTTTTAAGGTGATGCTTGACAGAGCGATACTAAGCAGTTCACGAGACAACCGTGAATTCTCCGCCGGTGGGGACTTTAAATACGTTCCGGAAAGCGTGTATTATTTGTTGTCATAGCTCATCTGCCAGGTGTAGAAGGAGCCAGCTGGATTTCGCACAGCGATAACCAGCCTTTTATGCTCATGTACCTTGATGTACAAGGAGTTTCTGAAGACGTTATTTGGCGTCTTTTGTTATTTTCGACTTACAAAGATTTCGATCGATGAATTCGTAATCAGCGTATTCCCTGTCGATTTTGCGTACCTACTTGGGTTAATGAATAATATGTAAGGAAACGCTAATTTCGTATAATTTTCAAGGGAGGACGAAAAAGATGGACACAAATATTCGCGTTAAAGTTATGTATGATGACACGGTATATAATAAATGGGGCGAGATTATTAATGAAACTTATGCCGGCGAGATTATCGATGCTATCCTTAACGAACCCACTGAAGAATATTTTGGAAAGGATCGGAAAGGTCGCAAAGTATTTGTCGGATCTCTCGACATGTACGGTAAGCTCGTACTGGAACCTGGATTTAAATTAGTAAACCACAAATAACGCAATCAGAACGAGGCTTCCGCATCCTATGGCGAGGTCTTTTTGTGCTTGCGTTTCACTTTACCGATCAGCCGGAATGTGCTTACGAGCCTTTCGGTACGCAAGTAATCAATAATCTCCTTCGGGCGTTTCCCCAACGTCTATCCGACTTATCTTTTCATCTCCTTTATATCCCCTTTTCGGTCGTTACCGATGCTTCGGATCATCGGGCTTCCGAAGGAGCTTATTGAACGTAAATAAAACACATATTGGAGGAATTTAATTTGGCTAAAGGCAAGAAAGAATATTCTTTTAAAAAATGCACTGTAAATGTAGATGAAGATCAAATTATTGAACATAAAGGTGATGGTATACAAATTCACTCACTATCTAAATACCTAAGAGAGCTTGAAAGCAAAACAGATCCAATTGATTTCACGTTAAAAAGCGACAGTGATGTTGTTCCTCAAGAAACTGAAGGACTTTCTGAGTAGGTGGTGACTGAATGACAGCTATTTTAGATACTGTTTTACAACGAGAAAAAGACGAATCGTTCACTGATTATCATATTAGACTTTTCAAAAACAAAGATACTTATCACATTGACACAAAAACAATTGCTACCCTTTTAAACAAGGATCAGGGAACCAACTATGATGAAAGCAAATGGCGTAAAGACTTTAAACAATTTGAGCGCTGGCACGATTACTTTATCTCAAAGAATATGAACAAAGAAGTTCAACAAAAACATGAAGAAATTCGCATTGAATCCGAAAAACAAACAATCAAAGCACGAGATCAAAAAAGAGAATACCGGAAATTCATTGCCAATCAAGCACGGTTTGAACAAATTAAAGATGATGTTGTTCAAGCTATTGCATCTCTAGAGTCAAAAAGACCCCTTCGCTTCACCTTCCCATCACCTGCTATTGCTGAAAAACACGGACTTGCTTTATTCAGTGATTGGCACTTCGGAATGGAAATCGACAACCGCATTAACAAATTCAATAAAGAAATTTTTAATGAGCGTGTAGAACATCTCACCAACAAAGTGATTGAGTATGGTAAGCAGAATCATGTCTCCACATTACATGTAGCAAACCTCGGTGATTTAATCGGAGGTCTTATTCATGTGTCTACAAGAGTTCAGGCCAATGAAGATGCTGTAGAACAAATTAAATATGTATCAGAAACGCTTGCCGAGGTTTTAGCGATGTTGGCAAGTGAGTTTCAAGAAGTTAAGTTCTACAACGTGGCAGGTAATCACGGTCGCCTCTCCCCTTCTAAAAATGATGTAGGGATTAAGGAAAACTTTGAATACCTCATTAATTGGTACCTCGAAGCCAGATTGAAGAACATAAAGAACATCTCCATTGAACCTGAGCAAGACGGTTTCATCCCCGCTAAAATCAACAATCAGGAAGTCGTGTTTGTACACGGACACTACGATCGTGTTGATCAGTGTGTAACACGATTACCTCAATTACTTGGCTACATCCCTTCTTACATATTCGGTGGTCATATTCATCACAATTATGAAAAAGAGTACGGTAGCACAACAGTTGTAGTAAACGGAGCGCTTGTCGGTGCAGATGATTATGCGATGCAAGGTCGGTTCGGAACAAAACCTTCTCAAAAATTTATGGTTTTTGATGATGCAGGTATTGAAGCTACATACATAATTAGATTTAAAAATGATAATCAGGGAGGAAATATACGTGGACTTAGCAATGCACGAAGTGTATAACCTTCATTTGTATGATAAAAAAACTGAAGAGTCTTTAATTGATTTAACAACTCTTCAAGATGTTGAAATCTTTTATAGCGATGAACATGAAACGTATTTGATTTTTGCAAAGAATGCTCTGCTTAACTTTGATGTACTTAAATTTTTAGGTGAATATAAAGCTCCTACCTCCTTTGAATCAAAGTTAGGGAAGAAACAATATATTTCAGTTTTAAAAGAAACTCCTCGCTCTGAATTCAAACTATTAGCTGAAACAATTGGTCGCCATATTGAGACAACAAAGTCACACAAGGTTACTTTAGAATTTAACAATGTCGAAATTATTTCTAGAGCAGAACTTAAAGGTGTTAGTGGAGAAGTTTCAGGTTTAGATTTGATTTTCAAAGTAAACCCACAAGATAACGAATTCTTTAAAATTCACTATTGATAAAACTTTAATTTTATTCGGATTGGGGCAGTGTAAGTGACTGATTACAAAGATGTTTACGAGTCTTTCTGGAAGGAAATCATTGAAGATGGAACAGGAAATATTAACAAAGAACAATTAATGAAAGAGCTGTGTGATTATAAGTATCTGTTGGATTCAATTCCTGCTGTTTATGAAGAAGTGACTTGTAATACTGTAAGTAAGCCATTTGCTGATCCTAAATATGTTATTGAGACTCATAGAGAAGCTTTTATAAATAAAAGAATTGCCATAGATGATTTAAGAAACATGAGTGTGGCAGCAAAACACTATTCACCTTATGAGACAGTTGTGAGCCTAGGAGCTATTGAAAGTTTATTAAAGTAATACAAAAAACGATTGAGGATGAAGATTTTAAATACTTAAATAAACATTTAGAAACCCTCTCAGAGTTAAAACAGTCTGGATACAGATGTGATTCTGAGATTAAGCGTGTATTAGAAGCTATTCATTTAACTATTTTTGGAGAGAAAATCCAACCTCCATCCAAGCGAATGAAAGTTGTTTTTAATGACGTGGATAAATCACTACAAGAAAAATTTCATAAAAATGCACCCAAAATACTGCTGGTAAATGGTTCTCAGAGAGGTAAAGGTAAAACAACTCTTCTTAGGCTATCACAAGAGAATAATATTCCTTTACTTGTAGGTGCTCATCAAAAGGTTTACAAAGACTTAGCCAAAGAAAAAGGAATTAGTTGTACTATTATCTCAGTCAATTATTTAGAAGGTAACCATTTTCCGAATGGCGTTTATATCGACAGTACTGTTACTAAAGATCAACTCAAAACAATTAAAAAATTAGGAATTGAGATCAAAGGAGGATTTCATCATGATGAAGTCCTCTCTTCTTTAGTTTAAACACCTTTTTAGAACGCCCAGGATGATTGCGGTACCCCCTTCCGCTCTATTGCTGGGCGTTTTATAAAACGTGTTTTTAGAAATTAACGGAGGTGAGTAGATGAATATTGAAAAAATTGTTTGCTCCTGTTGTGGAAAAGAAAGAGACGCAGGGCAATATTACGCCTCTGCCTCCCCTTTTCACGCTGCAACAGGTAAGCTACACGTCTGTAAACAATGCTTATTAAAAATTGCTGACTCAGACATAGAAAGTCCTATCCATATACAAAATCTCTTACGAATGCTTGATAAACCATACTTACACACTACCTGGATTTCTTCAATTGAAGAAGCAGCAAATAGAAATAGGCATTTATTTTCAATTTACATGAAGAATTTAGGTCTAAGACATAACCGCATGAAAACATGGCAAGACAGTGAGTTCGACGAAGATGGCACGAAAACACAGCAAGAAATAAACGCAGATCATCCATCTAAAGATGATGGCATTCAGTTAGATGATACCAATAAAAAAGATGTATTAAGGATGTTGGGATATGATCCGTTCGAAGGAGAAATTGAGAGTGATAAACGTCTTCTTTACAATAACCTAGTCAACTTCCTTGACGAAGGAACATTAGAGGACAATTTCAAACTACCCGCTGTAATTGAAATTGTAAAAGGATTTAATCAAATTGATAAAATAAACCGAGCAATTGCGACAATTACAAGTGACGTAGCTAATATGTCTAATCAGGCAGGCGGCATTAAATCCTTAATTGACTCCAAAGAAAAGATTCTCAAATCCATGCTGGCTTTAGCTAAAGACAATGGTATCTCGGTAAACCATAACAACAATAAAAGCAAAGGTGCCGGGACTCTTTCTGGAATTATTAAAACACTTCAGGAGAAAGGCTTTGAAGAAGGAGAAGTTAATCAATTTGATATTGAAACAGCACAAGGGATAAGACAAGTAGCTGATTTAAGCAATAAAAGTATTATGGATCAATTGCAATTCGACGAGAATGATTATACTTCAATGATTATGGAACAAAGAGAAATTATTCAGAGCTTAGATGCAAGAACAATTACTCTTGAAGAAGAAAACCGGAAGCTTAAGAAAGAATTATTTAGCCTGAGAAAAACAGAAGGAACTTTGACAAATGACTAAAGCTAATATGTCTCAACGGAAAATAGATGGATTTATTAAGCTTGCCGAAGTCATTCAGTGGGGGCGAAAAAACCCGGTCAAATTTGTAGAAAGATTCTTCGGCATGGAACTTTTAGATTATCAAAAGTACGCTTTTACTGAAAGTTGGTACAAGCAATATGTTCTTTGGTGCATGGGGCGAAACTCAGGAAAAACAACACTGGGAAGCCCTTTTATTATGGCCAAAAGTCTCCTGATCCCCAATTTCCAAGCGTATATCTTGGCTGGTGTTGGTTCACAATCGCAAGAGATGTTCTTAAAAATTGAAAAAATAGCGAAAAGAGAGATTGCGTCCTTTACCGGCCTTACAGACATTTTTTATAACGAAACCGTTAAGAGTGCAGCAAACACTGATGGCTTCACCCACAACCCCGCATCATTTCAATACAAACTTTATAACGGAAGTATTGTAAATTCATTAAACGGATCCTTTGACAACAACCGCTCGAAGCGTTCTAATCTAAATTTCTATGATGAAAGTGGTTTTGCTCCTGATGAGCTTTTTACGACTTCTGAACCGTTTGCTGTTCAGAACAGTGATTTTAGACTAGGTGGAGATGTTGATGTCACTCTATTTCCTAAACAAATGCCCAACCAACTGATTTATGCCTCGTCAGCCTCTTCAACAGATACCTACTTCTATCGAAAATATAGCGATTTTGCTAAAAAGATGTTCTTAGGAGACAAAAGATATTTTGTCGCAGATATCAGTTCAGACATTGTTATAAATGCCACCTTTAATGGAAAACTGTACCCTGTGTCTTTGCTATCCCAAGAAACTGTGGATGCAGCAATGAGAGATAACAAAGAAAAAGCTATGCGTGAATATAAGAACATATTCACCACCGAGGGATCAGACAATCAAATCATCAAACGTGCAATGATTATCAGAAATTCTGTAACGCGCCCCCCTGTTCTTGCTAATGATGGCTCCAGAAAATTTTTAATGGCCATCGACCCTGCAAGAAATCATGACAACTCAGTATGCACAGTTGCAGAGCTAATTAATGATGAGAATGTAGGCTACCGGCTTGAAATTTCTAATAATGTTTCTTGGACTGATCTAGAAAAGAAAAAGAAAACCCCAATTAAGACTCCTGATCAAGTTAAGGATTTTAAAAGGATGCTTCTAAATTACAATGGAACAAAGGCAGCTGATTATGAAAATATCGAAAGAATTCTCTTAGATGCCGGTGCTGGCGGTGGCGGTATGAATGCCTGGGCAGATGGTTTACTGGAGGACTGGACAGATACTAAGGGTGTTAAACACAGGGGTCTTATTGATAAACAACACGAAGAGTACAAATCTTACATTTCCAAGTATCCAAACGCCAGTGACAAACTCTCCCTCCTCTCACCTCAAAAACTAAAAAGCGACATGTTTGAATCTTTAATTGAGATGATGGATTTAAACTTAATATCTTTTACTGAAACCTATGATTATAAGGGAGAAATCACTTTACCTACTGATAACGGTGAAGGAAAAAAGTACAAGCTAACCGATGAAGAAATTTTGTCTTTAACAAATATTGATTTAGCAAAAGAAGAGCTTGTCAGCATCTATAAATTTTCTTCTGGGAGTAGTAGCAAAGTAAGGTATGACTTGCCTCCTGATAAGAAAAGTAAAGTTCACGACGACCGTGCATATACAATTGCAATGCTTGCTTGGTACTTAAAGCAACTAAGACGTGAAAACATAACAAAAAAAGAGCATCCCAAAATTGATATGAATAAAATGTTCCTGTTTAAACAACCGCAAATTTCTTAAAAGAAAGGAGTTGAAATTTGTAACAAATGGATCAAAAATTAATAAGTTTTGCGCAGCTGTCCAAGCTACTTCTCAACGACATGAGCTTAAATAATAACAAATCAGCTATTTCCTCAAAATTCACTAAAGAAAATATCATTATGTACCTTCAAAACCCTCAAAAAAGCCAAAAAGAATTGAGAAGAGTTAGCCGTTTTTTATATAACACCTCGCCTAACTATAAACGCCTGATTCAATATTTTGCAACTATGCTCCGCTTTGATTACATAATCAAACCTTTCGATTTAAATATAGACAAATTCAAAGAAAAACCCTTTAAAGATCAATATTCCAGCATATTAAAACTTATTGAAACAATGAATCTTCAGCACGAATTCACAAAACTATTGCTAATTGCCTTTAAAGAAGACGTCTTTTATGGATATGAGCATACAACATCTGATTCGTATTTCATTCAAAAACTTGACCCAGATTATTGTAGGATAAGTTCCATTGAAGATGGAGTTTTCAACTACAGTTTTGACTTTGCTTATTTTGATTCTAATAAGGACATCTTAAAGGATTATCCTAAAGAATTTAGGGTTAAGTATCTGAAATACACCAAAGACAAAACAGGCTTAAGGTGGCAAGAACTGAGCTCCGAAAACACTATATGTATCAAGGTAAATGAGGAACTTGAATATCTACTTCCCCCTTTCTCTTCAGTTTTTGAATCAGTTCTTGATATAGATGAAACCAAAAGACTTCGCAATGTAAAAAACAAGATGGACAATTATATGATCCTAACACAAAAAATCCCCATGGATGAGAAATCTGGAGAAGCAGACAAGCTTTTATTGAACATGGAAACAGCCATTGATTTTCACAATATGGCAATGAATGCTCTGCCAGAAGAAGTTGGTCTAGTAACCTCTCCTATGCAAATTGAAGCAATTAAGCTTGAAAGAAAAAGCAATGATGCAGATGCTGTCGCAAAAGCTGAAAGAGATTATTATAATGCGGCCGGAGTCAGTCAAATATTATTCAACAGTGATGGAATGAGTGGAACAGGCCTATCTAAATCGATAATCACAGATGAACAAGTCGCTTTTAGAGTGTTAAAACAATTGGAACGATGGCTAAATAGGAAGCTCAAAAAAATGGATAGTGAATATAAATTCAGAATTGAGCTATTAGAAACTACAAAATTGAATGTAGAAACTGTACGAGACAGTTTGTTACAAGCAGCTCAATATGGAATGCCTGTTAAGTCTGCATTAGCTTCTACATTGGGGGTTACACAGAGCAATTTAAACAACATGGCATTTCTTGAGAATGAAATTATGAACTTGCCAGATAATTTAATACCTTTGTCCAGCTCTCACACACAAAGCGTTAAATCCGCTGGCGCCCCAAAGAAAAAAGAAGATGCTCTTTCCGATAAAGGTGTTGAAACGAGGGAAAATGAAGGAAACCTTAATCGAGAGTAATCAAATGATTTTTGAAAGGAGGTGAAAATTTGGACAAAACGGTAGATAATTATGTGCCTCTTCTCTTTCAGAGCTTGGATTCATTTGAAACAGAAGACACTCGATTCTTAAAGGTGAAAATTTGGCTGATGCATTTAGGGGAAAACCTAAATGGAAGCTATTTTAATAAAGAAGCAGTTCAAGCCGCTATCCCCTCTCTTGCTAATACTCCTATTTTATCCTACATAGAAGAGAACTCTGATGGGGATATTGATTTTTCAGACCACCGCATGGTTTTAATTAAAGAGGATGGTCACTTTAAAGTTAAGTATATCGGACAAGCTATCGGGCTCATTCCTGAGTCGAACAATGCAAAGTTTGAAAAACGAGTTTGTGATGACGGAATAGAAAGAGAATTCCTTACTTGCGAAGGACTTGTATGGCAAAAATGGGACGATCCAATCGAAATATTCAACAGAAACAGCGTGAAGTCACAGTCCATGGAACTCCATGATGATTTTGAAGGGGAATGGATTGATGAAGTGTTCCATTTCACTAAATTTAGCTTTTTTGGTGCTTGTGCATTAGGAACTGATGTCCTCCCTGCTATGCAGTCTGCAACTATCGAAACTCAATTCTCAGAAGACAAAATGTTCAAAGGTATTCAAGAAAAAATGGAACTGTTTAAATCCATCAACACTGATAAAGGAGGTATAAAGACTTTGGATAAAACAGAACTTTTAAAACAATTCTCTGTTACTAAAGAAGAGTTAGCCGCAAACGGAATCAATTATGAAGCCCTTTCATATGAAGAGTTAAATCAAAAACTCAAAACAGCATACAAAGTTGACAGCAGCTTTTCCTTGTCAGCTAATCAGTTAGAAGCTGAATTAAAACGTGCCCTTAGTGAAGAAAAGTTTGTGAAAACTTATAGTTGGGGTGAATCTGAAGAGCGAATTCGCTATTACTACGCAGATCAAAAAGACGATGAAGTTTTTGCATTTGATAACAAAGAAGACGGATTACTGTATGGCTTCAAATTCTCCATTTCAGAAGACAAGGTGACAATTGATTTTTCAACAAAACACCGAAAGAAGTTTGAAATTGTAGATTTTATCGAAGGCAATGAATCAAAATTTTCTGTGGTGCCTGTTGAAAAACTAAAAGATGAACTTGAAGCAAAGGAAAAAGAGGTTGAACATACTTACGCGTCGGTTAAAGAAGAAAATGAGGCGCTCAAACAATTTAAAGCTGACACTCTTTCTTCACAACGTAAGGAAAAAGAAAAAGAGCTTTATGAAAAGTTCAATCTTGAACTATCTGAAGATGATATCAATTCAGTTAAAGCGATTTCTGAAGGTTTATCTATTCAACAGATTGAAGAGAAACTCTTCACTCTTTTAGGAAAAAAGAAAGCAAATTTTTCATCTTCGAAAAAAGAAAAAGATACAACTGTGAAAATACCTTTTAATAAAGAAAATGATGATACACAACTGGTTTATGGCGGGTTGTTCGAAAAGTTTTCAAACTAAATAACATTTGGAGGAGGCATTTAAATGTCAGGAGTTGTTCGTTTAGATAATTTGGCTGCCGTATACGGCGGTGCCCATATTCATTCTGTAAAAGCAAAACTTAATGTTGAAAATGGTAATGTTGGTGTGGTTGGAGTTCCGTATGAAGGTGAACGAGAGTTGCGCCTATTTAAAAGAGCTACAGATCCAGCCAAAGAAAAAGCTGCTATTGTAGCACAAGATGAGATTATGTATGACCAGACTCGCAGATCACAAAACAATTTAAAGTATTTCAAAATTGACGCCGGTCAAATTTTTAGAGTATACGACCTTGTTGAAGGCGATATCTTTTCTGTTTCACCAGATCTAATTGATGCTCTTGGTGAACAAGTTGTAATTGGAAATAAGGTCACCTTACAAGCTAATTCTTTCAAATATAAAGAGATTGTAGAGGCAGATGTAGCCGATCAAAGATTTGTAGGGCGAATCGAAGCCATCGAAAAGATTGGCACTCAAACAGTAACCGGGAAACCTGGTTATGTGGGCGGAATGCTTGATTTAGTCGTTATCAGAGTAGAACAAAACTAATAATCATAACTTGGAGGTTAATTAATGAAACAAGATCTTGTGAAATTGGGTATTGATTTATATAAAAACAGAGTTACAGATTACTCAAATAATCAGGCAAATGATGTTATCCGTAAAGCATTTGTAGAGATTATCGGCACGGACAAGCCAAACTTTAGTCAATTTAGACGCTATAAGAATGATATCTTCGAAATTATTGAAGAGGTACTTGATCAAACAATTACCGATGGTATGATTGCCAGCCCTTTCTTCGAACAATTCGTGGATTACCGTGATTTAGCTCTTGGTGATACCAATGAATTTTATGTTGAAGATAGAACAATGCTAGTAGCAGCGCGCCATTCAGGTAACCATTGGAGCATCAGACGGCAAAAATTGAATATTGGGGATACCTTTACTGTACAAACTGAGCCGTATGCTATTGCAATTTACACTGACTTCAAACGGTTCTTAGCCGGTCGCATTGATTGGGACGCTTTCATCAAAAAAGTAAGTGAAGCATTCACTCAGGAGTTGAATTCACGTATCTATACTGAATTCATGGCTTCTATGGCATACTTACCTGCTGAGTTCAAACAGACTGGCACCTATAATGACGCAACACTAATTGAGCAGGCAGAGCATGTTCAAGCAGCAAACCAAGGATCTCAAATCATTATTGCTGGAACACGCACAGCATTGTCTAAACTATCCGGTGCTACTACTCTCATGAGTGAAAATATGAAAGATCAAATTAACAAAAACGGTGTTCTCTCCGTTTGGAACGGATACTCCCTCCTTCCTATCCCTCAAAGCCACAAACCAAACACTTTTGAATTCCAAATTGCAAATGATCGTTTGATGGTTCTACCAGCCAACGCCAAACCTATTAAGGTTGTCAAAGAAGGAACTCCTTTTATTAAAGAAGTATCCGATGGTACAACCAACCAAGATATGTCTATGGAGTACAAATTCATTACTCAATACGGAGTGGACACAGTATTTAACGTAATGTACGGCATGTATCAATTTGCATAATATGAGGGCTAAATAGCCCTCATATATTTTTGATGAAAAAGGAGAGTTTTAAATGGCAACAAAAGAAACTGCAATTGAATCTAATGAAGTGGTTACTGAAAAAGAAGCACCAAAAAAGAAAACAGTTAAGAAAAAGAAACAAATAAATCGTAATCAGTTGGTGTCATGTTTCAATGTTACGAATGGAAGTTTGAAATACATCTCAAAAAAAACTGGGCTAGAAACTGTATGGAGTGCGTATGGGGATGAAGAATACATAGAGGTATCTGAATTGTTAACAATGAAATCGTCTCAGCCTAAGTTTCTAACAGAGCCTTGGATTTTTATCGATGATGAGGAAGTTGTACAATACTTAGGTTTAACCAAGGTTTATCAACACATTATTCCTATTGATGAAGTTGAAGAATTCTTCAATCTTTCAGTCACAGATGCCAAAGATATCTTACTTAAATTACCTAGAGGAATGAAGGAATTGATTGCTGACAAAGCTAGAAAAGGTGTTGAAAGTGGAGAATTTAATAATCTTCAGCTTCTTAAGCTATTGGAAAAAGAGCTCCATTTGGACATTCTTTCATTAGCAGATTAGGAGGCGTAATATTTGCCTACTCCTTTTGAAGAAATCTACGGGTTTTTCCTTCCTAAGTTAACTGATTACTCATTTTTAAACATTTCCGACCAAGATTTGGCTGATACCTTAGAGCCTTTATTAAGGTCGTCATCTATTAAATTTAGAAGGTGTAAAAAGGACTTAACTGACAGGGATCAAGAACTCAAACAATTCAATGAAGATCTATCTGATGAAGAAAAAGAAATTCTGGCATGCTTTATGGTTGTAGAATATCTCACTCCCAAAATAGTCACTGCTGACCTTTTACATCAAACTCTGAGCTCTAAGGACTTCAAATTGTATTCGCAAGCGAACCATATTAAGGAGATTAGAGAGCTACGTAATTTAATCAAAAAAGAAGCTGAAGATTTAATGGTGCAATATACATACTCAAATATAAGTATGAGAGGCTTTAGATCATGAAGATGATAACAGATTCAAAAACTCAGTTAGCATACTTCAACTTTTTAAAGTCACGCATCTTTAAAATCATTCCCCTCCTAGAAGAAAGTAATTATGGTATTAATAATTATGTCAGTTCACTAATCTTCGAATTATATGGAGCTCAGGATACTATTAAATCTGCACATGATTGCTCTGATTATGTTGTGATACTTGCAACTCTAGAGTCCATTCGATTGAATATTTCATCACATGACTACAGTTTTCATGTCGTTAGAAAAGAAGTGTTTAAAGTTCTTGCAACCATTGAAAAAATAATGGGGAGAATGGAACATTGAACTCTTTTGAAACATATAAAAAGAGGTTACTTGCATACGGCTCTACTCCTGATGAAGTTATAATTAATAACACGAAAGACACAATAAATAAGTCTTTTGATTCTTCACTCTTCTCTGAGAGCATTCCGATCAACGGTGAATTAACCGATGTAATAATAAATCAGGGGAAAACCTCCGAAGATAAAACATTACTGTTTCGACCTGATTATGAATCCCATAAGGGAGCTATTGCGGAAATAAACGATTCCCCTTTTCTTATTACAGAGTTTGATACAAACAGACTTTATCCCATAGCCAAGGCTAAATTATGTAACTCATCTATTTCACTAACATCATCTGATCGTAAGATTCCATCTGGAAAGATTAATGAAATTACAGGAAAACCAATTATGATTACAGTTCCTGGTGAAAAGCTTGAAGTTCCTTGTGTCTTTGAGCGCACAACCTCAATAATTGGATCCGAATTGGCCATAAACATTCCCGAAGGACAAGCACATGTCACCATCCCCTTTTTAAAACATGAAAAATTAAGGAAGGGTCTTTTTCTTTCTTTTTATGGCGAGGAATTCCGTGTTGATGATATAGACTATTCCAAGGTCTATGGAGACACCGGGACAATTAGACTTATAGCCAAAAAGAAAGTTGGAGGTGATAGTGAATGAGTATGATGGTCGAACATATGACAACTGTATTCAGAACCATTATGAATGATACTGAATTGAATCGTCTTTTATATTATAAAGATGACCCTCTCTCCTCTTCTCTCCCTGACGTTCAGACGTTGGAAAATTATTATGATCCAGTTGATGATTCCCCATCGATATTAAGCTCCATAATTAAACGTGCTCCCAAAACTGATGATTTAACCGATCAACCAATTTGCAGGCTTTGTGTCTATCTTGGCAATGGAATCCCTAAACCCTCAACCCAAAGTGTGATGCTGCTAGATCAAGATTTGATGATTGATGTTTATACACACATTAACACCTATGAAGAGACTGAATTCAGGAACCTGAAAATTACGGATCGTATTTGTGACATGCTCTTCAATCAAAATTTTGCTGGCATCGGTAAAAATGTTAAATATACAAGGTTGCTCATATCAAATGCGCCGGAAGGGTACTTGGGATACAAATTGATATTCACTTTCGGAGCAAGTAAATGAATGTGTTAAAGGATTTTTTCTTTTTAGGAAGACCTATTAATACTGAAGTCGGTGCAATAAACTTTATCCACTTAAGAGATTACCCAGAGTACATAAGCGAGCTAAATATGATGAAAATGAGCAAGAAGGAAATCATCAGAAACTTTTCAAAAATCAACAATGACGGTTCATTAAATGATTTAATTATCGAATTGAAGAAGAATAGTCTCTTCAAAATTGTTCATGATTACTTACCCGAATTTAACCAGGCTTATTTTAAAGTGTTTAGCAAAGTATTTGTGGACAAGGAATCACTACATCTTATTGATCAGAGAGCATTTAATAATGTTAGAAAATTGATATTAGAGATGCATTGCCTGACTGAAGAAAAAATTGTTGAGAATGATGAATTACAGGAGTTTCATGATTTGAATAATCAATTAAAACTCCAAAATTCTCAAAATGATTTAAAGGACATCGCTAGCTGTGTGGCTGCATTTAATGGATACACATATCAAGAGGTAGCCGATATGACAATTTATCAATTGTACCTGTCATATTACAGAATGGGTGAAATAATGAATTATAACACTTCTGCGTTATTTGCCACTGTATCAACTGATGTGAAAATCGGTGACTGGAATAGTCATGTTGATATGTATAGAGAAGAAAAACACCACCTCAGTACAGCAGATGCTAAAAATTTAGAGCAATTATTCGGAGACTGATTTACAGTCTCTTTTTCATTTTAAATTAGGAGGAAAACACTTGGCAAAACAAACAGTTATCCATGAAGTTGGCAAGGTGCTAACCAAAAGACTTAGTGACCACAAGGTTGTTGCATCTTCTGTAACACAAATGACTCAGTTCTCCCAACAAGTCCAACAAGACTTTTTAAAAGGTGGATGGGGAAATAGAGACCTGTATGTCATCAACTCAAGCAAAGAGGTTTCAGGCAACGTAAAAAATGCTTTCTTTGATCTTGATTTTATGGCAATGCAGCAAGGTGTCAAAATTGAAAACGAGACGATTTCTGTATGGGAAGATGAAAGTCTTACTGTAAGTGATACCGGCACAATCAAAATCGCGTATACTCCTTTATCCAAAGTCTCACTTACAAATGAAGACGGAGATCAACAAGAATTTAATGTTTCAGACAAAACAATTACTGTTCCTGAAACGTTTGCTGCTAAAGGGAACGCTGTAACAGCTCACTATCAAATTGAAGTTGATGCAGAAACAGTTGAAATTAGTGGTGAAAAATTCTCCGAGAACTATTACTTCGAAATCCACACACTTGAGTACGATCCAAAGACATCAAAAATTTACAGTGACCTTTATATCCAGTTACCTAAAGTTAATTTCTCTGGTGAAGCAGACATGTCTTTAGAGGCTGGACAAGCCTACACACCTGAAATTGGATACCGAGCATTAGCTGATGATAATGGCAAGATCGGTACTTTTGCCCGTGTTAAGCGTAACCCTGATGGGACAAAAGGAATTAAAACTGAACAAGAAGATGCGACATCGAATAGCAGTGTAGACATTGGAACAACGCAAGAAACAAAATAACGTTAGGAGCTTGATATCTTGGCACTTTTAAACAAAGACGGAGACATTTACACTTCAGCTAGAGACGATGGAACTGGTAAACCAATCACCGATATTCATCTAAAATCACAAGAAAAACCACTACAAGTTGACTTTCCTCAAGCTGGTTTGGATGCTATCAAAGGCATCCAAGTACAATCCCCTTCCGTGACCTTGAATGAAAGAGATCCTGGTTTCTCCTCTTTTAAAACGGATAAATTCACTGTTACTTCAACAGCTCAAAAAGTTACCGCAGGTATCACTGACAGAACAGCACTTACTATTTACCCACCTACAGAAGGCACGATTTACATTGGGAACTCAACTGTAACTGCTGATACAGGTATCCCATTGACAGCCGGTGACAAACCTTTTTCAGTTCCTGTCGCCGCTGGTAAAACACTTTATGTCTATGTGATCAATGACGGTACTGACAGAGACGTAAGAGTATTTGAAGCTAAATAATTTGAGGGGATTCTTCCCCTCTCCTTTTTAAATAAAAGTCAGTTTTTAAACAGATTTAGGAGGTGGAGTTGTTGACAGAAACCGATGAAAATATTTTAAAAACCATTCCAGATAAAGCAACCTTTACATTCCACGAAGCAACAACTGCCCCGTCTGAAGGTGAAGAATTTGTAGTATCACATTATCGGGATATTACTGTTAAGATCTCTGGTTCCTCAACTTCAAGAGAAATAAAATTCTTTGCCGTAGATGAAAATGGTGAAAAGACAGAAATTGCTGGAACAAACAAAACTGATTTTCAATTAGGTACGGGCACATTGAATACAAATGAAAACTGGGATTTCGATATTGCGGGGCTTTTCAAATTCATGGTTGAGGTCATTTCCGTAAATGGAGATGTTACGGTTAAAGGAATTGCGGTGAGTTAATGAGCAGCAGTAAATTTGTAGGTCAGCTCAAACAAAACAATATACAAATCAATAATCTTAAAGATCAATTTTTCAGAACTGAATCTCACATGTCTGATCATGAAAAACGTTTATCCGATAAGGTCGATGAGTTCATGGAAAAGCAAAATTCAGAATTAAAGTCGCATACTCAGAACATTGAAAACCCTCACCATGTAACTAAAGAGCAAGTCGGATTATCAAATGTACTTAATGAAGAGCAAGCCACAAAGGTGGATTTTGATGGACATCTTGACGACAAGAAAAATCCTCATGCAGTTACTAAAAGCCAAGTTGGTTTGTCTAAGGTTGATAATATTCAACAGGCATCGAAGGTGGATTTTGACGCTCATGATGCAGACCTGGATCGACATATCACAAAGGATGAGCGCAGTTATTGGAACAGCTCCGATGAAAGGTCAAAGTCTTTTTTAGCTGAACATACTGACAATCAATCAAACCCACACAAGGTTACTGCTGAACAGGTTGGACTTGGGAATGTAGACAATGTAAAACAAGCTACTAAAAGTGACTTTGATAATCATCTGAATGACACTAATGTCCATATCAACAAATCTGATCGGGATAGATGGGACGCTGCTCAACTTTTCAAACTCACTGCCGATGATGGAAAAGTAATCTACAAAGACAGTTCCGAAAAAACAGAGTACAACGATTTGATTAATACTGGGTTTTATTTAATCGCCAACCAAGGGCTTCACTCCCCTGCCAACTTATCCAATGTCTATTTAGTTGTCATGAATTATGGAACTACAATTGCACAATTTGCATTAGAGGCGTATTACGGAACACATACTTATTTCCGTTTTAGAAAAAGTGATTCAGCTTGGACTTCATGGCAAACACACGAAACGACTGACGGGGCACAAGTAAGAGCTACTACCGCACTCAACTCAGCGAAAGCCTATACTGATGCCCACGAAGCAAAAACTGATATTCACGTTACTTTAGATGACAAAGCCAGATGGAGTGGCACATCAGGTTCTTGGAACCCAGTCACACTTATCAATGGAGCTACACAATACTCCACTTACCCTTTCAAATTCTCAAGTGTAAACAATGTGTTATGGCTAAGAGGATCTTTCGGAACATTGCCGGCAATTGGAACTGCAGTTGCTAAATTCTCAACTAAGCCAACACAGCTGGTAGATTTTGTAGTACCCACAATTGGATCATATGGAACAGCGAGATTTGCCTTCACAACAGATGGAGATTTACGTTTTGATGGATTGTACGCTAATGACATTAACAGTGTTTCCAGAGTTTCATTTAATATAGGAATTCCTTTATGGTAGTAGGTGAAAATATTATGCATGTTCTTTATTATGATGAGAACTTTATGTACGCTGGAGAAGACTTCATTGAAGGCGATAATCTTCCTCCAAACAGTACAACTGCTGTCCCAGACCCCACAATAATCTTGCCCAAATATGATCCCAAGAAAAATAAATGGATTGAATCAGCAACTGAAGAATACAAGGATAGCGTTAAACCAAGTATCCCTGAACCTAACGATTTTGAAATAATAGGACAGACCCTATCCCAACTCCGCCTAAGCTTGCTGCAAGTCAACAAAACAATAAACACAATGTTAAAAGATATTGCTGATCTAAAGGGAGGTTCATAAAAATAACTACATACAATTATTGGGTTAATGCCCTGAGTCGAAAATGGGCAACCGTCGATCAAGTCAAAGAAGCTTACCAGGAATTCAACGATGTGACAAAAGAAGAGCTCCAATTAGGAGTAAAGAATGGTTTAGTCACTTTAGAAGAGTACAAAGAAATCACTGGCGAAGACTACGAAGAAGCAGACACAGAATAAAATACAAGTTTTATTTAGACACCTCTCCCCTTTTGAGGTGTCTTTTTTAATGTATGCAGAGGATATATAAGGAGGAAATGAGATGGCATCGAAAAAATTAAATCTTGGGTTGATCGAAGAAAGTGTAAGTAAATATGACAAAAAAGAACGAGTGCAACTAACTGATGACGTTCATGTTTTTATTTACCCTTACTTCTCCCCTACCCGCTTGACCAAAATGCTTACTGAATTTATTACGGATCAAGAAGAGACTAAAGAAGCAGGAATTAAGTTTGAAGATATTAATCCTGTTCAATGGGGATTCTTTTCATTAATTAAGGAATTTACAGAATTAGGTATTCCAAGTGATATCAAAAACAAGGTAAAGTGGTTTGTTAAGCTTGTGGACTCTGAATTTTTCCCATTGATTATCAGTAGTTTCCCTGAAGAAAGCATGAAGAAATTTAGAGAAGCAACAAAGATGATGCAAGAAAATTTAGACAAACTGTCAAACATATCTCAAGAAGAAATAAATGATCTTATCCTTAATAAGGTCGAAGAGATTGAAAATGAACAAGAGGCTGAATAATGGCCAAGAATATAAAAGATATAGCAGCACTAATTGAATATGCCGCGAAGCAAGCCGTTCAAAAACAGGCAAACACAAAAAATACGATGATTAAAACAGGTCAAGAGCATGTGCAATCTGATGTATATGACACATACGAACCTCTTGTATATGAACGTACTTCTCTTTTGAAGGACTCTTTTGTCATTCAAAACGAATCTAACGGAATTTCATTAGACAATACCCGTGAAGACAACGGCAAGGATGTTGCTACGGTTGTTGAGACGGGTCAAGGATATACGTATCCAGATAAATACGGTTATGGTTACGGAAAACCTCGTCCAGTCATGAAGAATACTGCTGAATCCTTAAAAGATGGACGATTAGTTGCTGCTATGAAAAAAGATTTAAATGCAAGTGGTATTAAAACAGAATAACGGTGGTGTATTAATGGCCAGAGAAATAAAACAAAACATGATGCGCTCTAGAGCCGAAAAGTTGCCCGAAGTCACGGATGAAATGTGGGGTCAGGTTGATGACGAGCATAGAAGCTTAACTCAAGAGTTTCTTGACGCCCACTCATTCCGAGATAAAACCAGGAAGCAATACAACTCCTCTCTTCGTCAGTTCTTCTGGTGGGTACATAATTCCTTGAATGGGAAGAAGCTTTACAAAATATCCAAAAGGGACTTCATCAGATATCAAAGCTTCCTGAAAAATAGAGGGATGTCTTCAAGTGGAATAGCTTTAAAAAAGGCTGGAGTATCTTCTTTAAATAACTACATTGAAAATGTTGTTGCTGAAGATGACGATAATTACAAATCATTCAGGAACTTCACAAGAGGTCTCCCTGCCATCCCTAAAACAACCACGTATGAAAAAGTAAAGGTTACTTACGATGAATACAGAACAATGATGAAAGTGCTTGAAGAAGATAAAAACTATTTGGGGATGGCTTGGTTAGCTACTGCCTTTAATGTAGGTGCCAGAAGAGCTGAAATCATTCAGTTTAAAACCGAAATCCTGAATTATGAGATACCTGAAGGTCAATCTTATGTCATGGCTCACAAAGTTCTTGGAAAAGGAAAAGGCGAAGGAAAACCCCTCGACTACATGATTAACACAGAAGCTCTGGAATATTTGAAGCTTTGGCATGAACAACGGGGATATGACCATGAATATCTATTTACTACACAGTACGGTGGTCAACCAAGGCAAATGTCAGAGGGTTGGGCTGACTATTTTTGTTCTGATGTTCTTTCTGATATCCTCGGTCGGCGCATTAACCCTCACCTCTTTAAGGCCTCCTGTATTACTTACCTTCTTGAAGTCAAGAAAATTAAGATTGAGCTCGTGAGTAAATATGTTGCACAGCATAATGACGTGTCTACAACAATTAAGCATTACGACCTTCGTGATTTTAAAGAAGAAAAGAATCAAATCTTCTCGTAAACATTATGAGCCTCTTCAATCCTCACCAAAGTTCAATTGAGAATATGCAACAGCAAATTAATGAATTGAACGAAGCTGTTGTTGAATTAACTAGGCATCTTGATACTAAAGCAGATAAGAATCAATTCGGGTCTAAACATATTGATGAATCCAAGATCAGTGATGGAAAAGTTCTTGTTTACAACGCAAGTACCCGTAAACTTGAATACGGAAAGATTAAGAAAAGCCTGTTGGGAGACATATCAATTGATTTACTTTAGGTATCACTCTTTTATGTAGAATCAAGATCCTTCATCAAGAGGGATTTTGCTTTTTCGTAAAAAAGTTGAAAATTTTTGGAATTTAAGGTAAAATGACAGTGATATCCTAAAATGAAGAGGTTCCTAAAATGCATCCACTTTTAGTTATTTTTAGAATGATTATTATAATATTCAATATTATTCTTATCTGTCCAGCAGTAACTACAGAAACTGATAGCAAAGTGTTTTTTGTTACAAGGCTAGTATTCTTTTTAATGTTATGTGCAGACTATTTGAATGCTACCTTTTCAAGTGAAAAGCTAGAACGAGCGATTTCGATTTCTTGTTTTGTAGTAACATTATTAATAAGTATATTCGAATCAATGGGAGCATTTGATTTTTTTATTCTAGCCCATATTAAAAATGAATATTTTATTCAAGGAAATGCAAATAACTACTTATTAAATGGAATAAGTCCAATCCCTCTGTATAATTATATTATATGTACATCTGTAGCCGTTATAGCCATGATGGGATTGGAATTAATCAACATGGCTACAAGGTATTTCAGGAAAACTAATAAGGACACAATGGCAATAAAGCCTGAGGTAAAGGCTAGTTAACTGGAGGTGCAATAAATGCTTACAACACAAGATTATAAAATATTAATTATTGTATTTATTGTTTCAGTTATTATGGGCTTACTTTTAAGAATTGTTTACTATACTGACCATAAAAAATTTTTCCTGATACATATTTCAAATATTTTTTTAGTAACAATATTTCATCCGTATTATGCATATAAAAATTTCATCAAACACAAAACTGATCTTATAAGTATTTTAAATAGCAAAAATAATATACCAGAAAGTGTTAAGAAAAAAATTAAAAGAAGACTGAATTCTAAGTTTAGGACAATTTTCAGAGTGATTTGGATATCGATTATTTATTTTAAACCTATTTTAGACTCTCATATCACTTTGTTAAATACTTATTATAAAGAAAATGGTATAAAAGTGTTACTCAAAATTAAAGTTGTTGTTGATATTAAACCAAAACAGAACAGCCCAGAAGACTCTTTTATCCCTTTTTATTTAAATTTACAAAATCAAAACTAACATCCTCTTAAAGAGGATGTTTATTTACTTTAACGCTGTATAGAGGTGGTCATTGCTTAAATGAACAGACATAAATTTTGGGAATTAAATATAGCCGAACTTATTAAGCGAACAACGAGCTACTTCCCAGAATAACAAAATTGAAGTTTTTATTTAGCGCGGCACTATTACAATAGCTGATTTTTGACAGAAGGAGGCATAACACTTCAACCTTCTTTCAAGATTTATTAATTAGAATTAAAGAAGATAAAGCTCGAGACGAAAAAAAGATGGATTCTACTCCCCCCTTTTTTTGATCCAGTTCTAACCTTTTGGAAATCATGATATAATGTAGGAAAATAATACTGGTGGTGGTTGGATGATCTGGGCTATCATTCTAATTTTAGTGGTTGGCGCTTTCATTATTATTGGGGTTAGCGCTTCGGATAAGCAAAAAGAAATGGACAAAAAAAGAGCTGGCGAGATTGAAACGGTTGGAAATTTCCCTTCTAATTATAAGTCCATCATAAATCCAGATAAAAATGCAAAGCTTACTTTAATTGATCCAGAAAATAAATTTGTAATTCACAGCTTCAAACAGGATGGAACAATAGAAGAGAGAATTGTCCCCTTCAGCAAAATAATTCAAGCTGAAGTTACAATTGATGATAACACAGTTACAAAAGTGTCCAAAGGAAGTCAAATAACAGGCGCTGTTGTTGGTGGGTTAGCAGCAGGAAGTATTGGAGCGTTAGTTGGCGGGCTGTCTTCTAATAAGACAGAAACAAAGTACTTTAAAAAAATTGATTTAAAATTAAAGCTCGATGATTTCTCCTCCCCTATTTACAGATTTGATTTCCTAACGAGTAAAGATGAATTTGGCCTAGAGAATGTTAAAGGGTTTAGACAGGACGATCTAAAAGTTAAAGATGCTTTATCAAAGGCCGAAATATGGCAGGGTATTATGGAGATAGCAATACGGAAAGCAAACAAAGTCGCTCAATAACGAGTGGCTTTTTTATATGCCCTAAAAATCACTCTCCCCTATTCGAAAGGATGTGACCTATATTTGAGTCAAGATTTAAAGATCATACTCACACCCAAAGCTGATACTTCTTCAAAAACTGTCGAACAGTTAAATCAGCAAATTAAATCTTTAGAGAAAAAGCTAAATTCCCTTAATTTAAAGACCAATATTGATGCCTCTGCTTTAAAGACTCTCAACGACTTCTCCTCTGCGGTTGACTCTTACCAAAAACATCTCAAATCCTTCAATCAAACAGTTAAAGAAACTACAACGATTACCAGAAATGCCGATGGTACTGTTGAAAAACTAACGCAGCAGTATAAGAAAAATGGCGAAATAATTCAGCGTGAAACAAAGACCATAGACAATCGTAATCAATCATTACGTGAACAAACACAAGAAGTTAACAGGCTTGCCCAAGCGACTGAAAAACTTGGTCAGGTACAGAAGAAAACAGAACAAAAGAATGCTCAAGGACAAACAACGAGGGTTACTCAAAAGAACCGCAACGGCTTTGACGATATTTCCTATACAACAGACCCAAAAACAAACGCTACATCGTCGAAAGTTACAACAAACTATGATCAACAACGAAAAGCAATTGAACAATTAAAGCTGGATTTAGAAAAACTTAGACAACAAGGGATTGTAACTGACACCACTCTCTCTTCCCTTGGACGGAAACTAAATACTGCTCAAACAGCACAACAAATTGAAGCATTACAAAACAGAATTAAGATGCTCGATGATAAGTCTGCTGCTGTGGCGAAAAATAATGAACTCAGAAAAACTATTGAGTTGTATCAACGCCAAGCGCAGGTAAACGTACAAAACCTTAATACACGTTACGGCGATACAATGGGTGCCGGCAATAGACAAGCTGCTCAAGATTATTTAAATGCAGTAAATAGTCTTAATGTAAGTGCCGGCGGTAGTAATATCAGATCTCAAATGCAAAGCTTGAACATGCAATTTAGGGAGTTGGCTTCAAATGCTCAAACAGCGTCTAGTCAAGCCTCCTCTTTTGGCACGGAGTTAACTCAAGCTTTCAAAAGTATGTCGACATATTTGATCTCCGGTTCTTTATTCTATGGCGCTATATCTGGACTCAAGGAAATGGTCTCCCAGGCTGTTGAAATTGATACTCTAATGACAAACATCAGACGTGTAATGAATGAGCCTGATTATAAGTACAATGAGCTACTCGAGGAATCAATAAACCTAGGAGACACTCTTTCAAACAAGATCACTGACATACTTCAAATGACTGGCGATTTCGGGCGTATGGGGTTCGATGAAAGTGAACTGTCCACTCTAACAAAAACCGCTCAGGTACTTCAAAACGTCTCTGACTTGACTCCTGACGACACAGTTAACACTTTAACTGCCGCAATGTTAAACTTCAATATTGCTGCGAATGATTCTATTTCAATTGCAGATAAGCTTAATGAAGTCGATAACAACTATGCTGTAACTACTCTTGACCTAGCGAATTCGATTCGAAAAGCAGGAAGCACCGCTTCCACTTTTGGTGTTGAATTAAACGATCTGATTGGTTATACTACAGCAATTGCAAGCACAACCCGTGAATCAGGAAACATTGTTGGTAACTCACTTAAAACCATTTTCGCACGTATTGGAAATAATGATAGCTCAATTAAAGCCTTAGAACAGATTGGTATTTCTGTGAAAACTGCCAGTGGTGAGGCGAAATCTGCTACTGATTTAATTAATGAGTTAGCAGACAAATGGAATACCCTCAGCGATGCTCAAAAACAAAATACCTCAATAGGTGTAGCGGGCATTTATCAGCTTTCTAGATTTAATGCCTTGATGAATAATTTTTCCATATCACAAAATGCAGCGACCACTGCAGCTAATTCCGCAGGAAGCGCTTGGAGTGAACAGCAGAAATACGCTGACAGTTTACAGGCAAGATTAAACAGGCTGTCAAATGCATTTACAGAAATGTCGGTTGCCTCAAGTGAAGCCTTCATCTCTAATAGCATTGTTGTTTTTGCAGAAGCACTTAAAGGATTAATGCAAACAAGTGCTCAAATTACTAAAACAGTCGGGCTCCTCCCTCAAGTTTTTGGTTCTGCGACAACTGCAATCCTGCTTTTCAACACCTCTCTTCGTACAGCTACCATCTCAACTGGAATGTCTGCAATATCAACCCTTAAAAATCTTGTCTTAAACTTTAATGCTGTTGGGATTGGCGCAACCACAGCTTCAGCTAAAACTGCAGTTTGGACTCGAGTGGTTAATGCTTCAAGCGTTGCGATGAGCAATCTAAAGAAAGTAGCAGTCTCTGCAAGCGCGTTTTTAGCGGGCAGTTTTCTTCCAATGGCAGCTATGGTTGGACTTGGCGTCGTTATCGAGAAACTCATTTCCTCTTATTCTGAATTAAAACAAGCTAGAGAAGACTTTGAGCAAGCTAAAACTACTAGCATTGAAGCAATTACAACGAATAAAGATGAAACAGACAAACTGATTAGTCAATACAAAGAATTACAAAAGGCTAAAGATGGCGGAGCTTTATCGGCTGACCAAGAGCAAGAATATCTGCAAGTAACACAACAATTAGCACAAACATTCCCGAATTTGATCGCTGGTTATGATTCTCAAGGGCAAGCAATATTAAAGAAAAACCAAGCACTTAAGGATGCTATAAAGTACACTGAAGACCTTAGTAATTTAAACAAAAAAGACATTCAAACAGGTGCCAATAGTAACTTTAAGGAAAGCTTAAAAGACATTGATAAACTCAATGATAAGATTAAACAGTACAAGCAGGTTGCCGATTATTATAAAAACGGCAAGAGTTGGGATATTTTCTCTTCTGAAAATGACAAAAAAAATCAAGGTATTAAAGCTGAACAAGATGCACTACGTACTGAACAAGAGCTATCCAGCTCACAGGCTAAAATTAGAGAGCAAGTACAACAGACAATTGATGCCTTTAACTCAATAAAGATAAATCCGAATCTTTCAAGGGAAATATCTAACGCATTTGATAAAATTGACTTCAGCAAAATGAATGCAGATGAACTTGAGTCATTTTCAATAAATGTTTCGAAATACATGGATAATATCCAAAAAGCTCTGCAATCGGGGAATAAAAATAATTTTGATTCCGCCTCTAAAAGCTTAGAACAGCTTGTTAATCAATATATGAGTGGTAAAGATAAAGCTAATGGTTTGGCTTTATCTTATGATGATCTTAAAACTGCCATTGACTCTACAAACGATTCTGCACAAACTGCAAAAGTAACCTGGGATGAAAATGGTGAAGGTGTAGATGCATTAGGTGAGCAAGTCGGGAATTTATCTGACAAGCTCAAAGAAGCTAAAGGTGATTTTGAAGCAATTAAAGGAATCATCGATGAATTAGTTGAATCGAAGCAAAATGATGCTGCTATATCTGCTATTCAAAATGAAGCTTATGATACTATGTCTGACAGCATTTCCCCTTTAAACAACCTCCTTGAAAAAATGTCTGAAGGTAAAAGCATATCTGCAACAGAAGCCATGAAGCTTATTCAGAAAGAACATGATCTTGCTGATGCAATTTCAGTTGAAAATGGTGTTGTAAAAATCAACAGAAATGCAGTTGTTAAGCTTCGGGACACAAAACTCAAAGCTTATAATGATATGCAACAATCTGTAAGACAAGATCTAATTAATCAGGCTAATGCATTAAATAAAAAGATTAATATGTATAAGTCTGAAGTCAAGGCTATCAAGACTGTTCAAGACGCTTATAAAATGAAGTCTGAGCTTGAAGACAACAAGAAAAAGATATACGACGAACTAAAAAAAGGGAACAGTGGTGCGCTGCAGTTCCTACCCAAAACACAGGATGATTTAAACCAGGTCACTGATATCACTGATCAGCTTAAAGAGCTTGATAAACTAGCCGATTTGGCTTCAACTTCCCTATCCGAAACAGGAACATCTCTTGACGACCTTTCTTCTTCAAGTGATAAAGCCTCTGAGGAAATGAAAACATCTATGTACGTGGCTGATAAATACAAGGAAGCTCTGGAGAAAGTCACCGCTGAAGTTGAAAAGTACAATAAGCAGGTAAACGACTATCCAAAGTATTCTCAAAGTTATCGAAATGCCCTGCAGAAAGAAATTAAAGCTCTTCAACAAAAGAAAAAGCTTATGCAGGAGCAAGCCAAACTCCTCAAGGATCAAATTAAGTCAGGGAACATTGCACAATACGGTATCGTAACCTCTTCCCTTTCCTCTGGTTCATCTTCTGGTGGTTCTTATTCTTCTGGTGGCGGGTCTTACTCCGGTAAATACTCCAGCTACATTAATTCTGCCGCAAGCAAATACGGTGTTGATCCAGCTCTAATTGCAGCTGTAATCCAACAAGAATCAGGATTCAATGCAAGAGCTCGTTCTGGAGCAGGCGCAGCCGGATTAATGCAGGTGCGACCGTAAGGTCATGTAAGAAATTTTCTTTAGCAAGAAACAGGTACGATCACGTCTCCTGTCATCACTCAACTTATCCGGGAAGGAAACTGAACGGGGAGTGTAGCATGTTGAGAAAGCCATAAGTTATCGAAATACCACGGTACGACTGAATGGCAAGATGAAAAGTTGTAAACAAGGGTGAAAGCTAAACTGCTTAAACGATAGTCCGAGGTGATTAAAGGGCCATCTATAACGGAAGGTATTTATAAACGTTATACAACCAATACCCTATTGATTAATTGCATGTCAATCGGGAGTGATCTAAAGGTTGACCGTCTTCAATAAGAAGAAAAGGACGAACGTCGCATCCGAAATTACAACGCGCTTGTTCTTACATGTGCTAAACGGTGATTACCTAAGTTGGAACGCTTAATAGCTATGGCATTTAGTGCCTGAATATCCAATAAGGTAACGGAGTTTCCGTAGTAGTCCGAGGTAGGGAAAGCCTACCACATGGCGAAGGGAAACAGCTTATCATGTCTTACACAAAAATGGAAAGGAGCGTGAGGCTCTATGAGAAGTCCACAAGTCGTGTTAGACAGTCTAGCGAGACAAACAACTCGTTCGGATTATAAATTTAAACGTCTATATAGAAATTTGTACAACACGGAATTTTATCTCTTAGCCTATTCAAACATCTATTCTAAAGAAGGAAATATGACAGAAGGTGCCGACGGTCAAACTATCGACGGTATGAGCCTAGAACGCATTGAGAATTTGATTAACAGTCTTAAAGATCACAGCTATCAACCAAAACCATCGAAACGAACATATATCCCAAAGAAGAACGGGAAAAAACGTCCATTGGGTATACCATCATTCGAAGATAAGTTGCTACAGGAAGTAGTGAGAATGCTTCTTTCAAGCATCTATGACAAAACGTTTTCCACAGTGTCCCACGGGTTTCGGCCTAATCGAAGTTGTCATACTGCTCTAACCCAGGCAAAAAATAAATTCACTGGTACTAAGTGGTTCATAGAAGGCGATATAAAAGGTTTCTTTGACAACATAGATCATCATATCCTTATAAACATTCTCAGAAGGAAAATTGATGACGAAAACTTTATTAGTCTCATATGGAAATTCCTCAGAGCAGGCTTTCTTGAAGATTGGGTGTATCGTAAAACTTACAGTGGAACACCTCAAGGTGGGATCATAAGCCCCATACTGTCGAATATCTACTTGAATGAACTGGATCAGTTCATCGAGAAATATAAAACATCTTTCGACAAAGGTAATTCTCGCAAGAGATCGACAGAGTACCGCACAAAAGAAACGCGGCTCTTCCGAGCGAGAAATAAATACAAAAACAATTGGGACGACATGAACGAACAAGAAAAAGAAGATGCAATAGTTCACCTTAAACAACTTAAAAATGAAATGATGGAATTACCATATAAAGACCCTATGGACGATGGTTTTAAAAGGTTGCAATACGTGCGATACGCTGATGATTTCATTATCGGTGTTATTGGTAGCAAAGAGGACTGTGAAAGAATTAAAAAAGACATCACAGAATATCTTATCCAAGAGCTCAAAGTCGAGCTATCTCAAGAGAAAACACTAATCACCCACTCATCCAACAGAGCAAGATTCTTGGGATATGACATAAAGGTCAGTCATGATCCTTCAACTTCAAAACGCACCAGTAGTGGACACAAGCAACGAACCAGATCAATGGTTTGTGAACTTCTTGTCCCTCATGAAGCGTGGAGAAACAAGCTTATTGAATACAAAGCGATAAGAATAGATTCGAAGAATCAGAAATGGAAATCAATGCACAGATCCCATCTTCTTCAAAATGATGACTTAGAGATCCTTGCGATATACAATGCTGAAATCAGAGGGTTATACAACTATTATCGCTTAGCAAATAATGCATACAAGCTTCATCGCTTTAGTTACATTATGGAATACAGCATGTACAAAACATTTGCTTGTAAGTACAAATCAAGCGTTAGCAAAATCATCAGTAAGTATAGTGTGAATGGCAAATTTGCCGTAAGGTATCAGACGAAGAATGGGCAAAGAATTTCCTACTTTTACAATAATGGGTTTAGAAAGCAAACCGAAATTTCCAAAGATATCTCTATAGACGCCGTCCCGATGGGACGAGGAATTATTTATAATAGAACGAGTTTGATTGATAGACTTTTAGCGGAAAAATGCGAATGGTGCAATAGTACAAACGTGCCACTTGAAATTCATCACGTTAGGAAGCTAAAAGACCTAAAAGGCAAGAAAAGATGGGAAAAGCGCATGGTTGAAAGAAAACGTAAAACCATGGCGCTTTGTAAAGACTGCCATCTCAAATTGCACAACGGAAAGCTAGATTGATAAGTGGAGAGCCGTATACATCGAGAGGTGTACGTACGGTTCGGAGAGGAGTTCTTGGAAACCTAGCATAGAGATATGCCAAGGCGCCGGGTTCTTACTCTACTTGATGCCATCCACAGCTAAGAGTTTAGGTGTAAACAATGTTTATGATCCTTATCAGAGCATTATGGGTGGTACGAAATATTTAGCCCAACAACTAAGTAAATTTGGTGGCAATGTTGAGAAAGCACTTGCTGCTTATAACGCAGGGCCTGGGAATGTAATCAAATATGGTGGCATCCCTCCTTTCAAGGAAACGCAGAATTATGTTCAGAAGATCATGTCAAATTACACTAAGTCAATGACTTCTGCTAATTCCTCCATTGCAAGCTACTACACGAAGAACAGTGCGTTTAAAATAAGTTCTAAATATAATGCGAAAGATGGCGCTTACCGATCAACTCCACATAAAGGGACAGACTTTGCCGCAAAAGCTGGAACCGCAATTAAATCGGTTCAGAGTGGAAAAGTTCAAATTGCTGGTTATAGCAAGACTGCCGGTAACTGGGTTGTCATTCAGCAGGATGATGGAAAAGTTGCTAAGTATATGCATATGCTTGATACCCCTTCTGTTAAAGCCGGTCAAACTGTTAAAGCTGGTCAGACCATCGGTAAAGTTGGCAGTACGGGTAATTCAACAGGAAATCACCTTCATCTTCAAATTGAGGAAAACGGAAAGACGATTGACCCTGAGAAGTATTTAAAAGGTGTCGGTACATCTATTTCAGATGCATCTCAAGCTGAAGCAGAACGACAGCAAGCAATCGCACAAGCTAAATCAGACCTCCTCTCTCTCCAAGGTGACATTGATTCAGTAAACGATCAGATACAAGAGCTCAGATATGAGATCGTTCAATCGAAACTCGATGAATATGACAAGCGTATTGGCGATTTTGACGTAAGAATCGCTAAAGACAAAGCGCTCGCTAGTCATTACCTGAGCGACAGTAAAGAATTCCGCAAGTATACAAACGATCAGAAAAAAGCTTTAACTGAACAGCAAAAGATTCAGAGCCAGAAGGTTTCTTTTATTGAAAAAGAAATCAAAACAAACAAAACTCTGAATGCCGCTCAAAGAGCACAGCTTGCTGAGGAATTAAAACAAGCTAAGATTGATCTCATCAATTTCCAAGAAGAAGTAAGAGAACTTCAGGGACAGCTCATCCAATCCAAAGTTGATGAAACGCTTAACGGCATAGAGAAATCAACCAAGAAAACTGAATCCAAGCTTAAAGATGTTGGAAACAAAATATCCATGACCGAGGAAGATAAAGACAAGGTTAAATATTATAGCCAACAGATTAAGCTTATTCAGCAGCAACAGACTGAAGCGAAGAAGTATATCAAACAGTTGGAAGCACAAAAGAAAGCTGCTAAAGGGTTCCCGGATATTCAGAAACAAATTACTGAAGAAATCGAGAACTGGAAAGACAAGCAGAAGGATTACAACCTGGAGCTTTACAACACAAAGAAATCAATCAAAGATGTGTACAAATCTCTTGCTGATGAAGTTGTCTCTATCTACAAAGAGATGTACGAAAAGATGCGTGATATCGAATTAAAAGCGCACCAAAAAGCTACACAAGACTTGATTGATGAGATTGATAAAACTGATGATGAAGCTAAATACCAAAAAGAGCTCAAAGAAAAGAATCAGGCTATTCAGGAAACCAAAGATAAGCTAAATAAACTGTCTCTCGATGACTCAGATGAAGCAAAATCACAGGTTAAAGACTTAGAAAAGCAACTTCAAGAACAGCAAGAAGCATTAGATGAGTTTCTTAAAGATCGTGAAAACAGTAAACGAAAAGAATCGTTACAAGATCAGCTTCAAAAAGACGAAGATTCAATTAACAAGAAATATGATGATCTCGTCAATGATGAGCGTGGATTTAAGGAACTTGAGAAAAAGCTAATGGATGGGAAGATTACTGATATTGCTAAGCAACTGAATGAATTCTCTAAATTCATTAACAGCAATATGGAGTCCATTGGTAAAAGTATCTCTAATAACCTTATCGATAAGCTTAAAGAAGCCTCCAATGCCCTGAATACTGTGACCAAAGGTAATAAAACTGGGAAAAAGGTATCCTCTTTTGCATCGGGTGGATATACAGGTACAGGACTAGGCACAGGTAAACTCGCTTTCCTTCATGATAAGGAACTTATCCTTAATAAAACTGATACTGCAAACATCTTAGATACAGTAAAAGCTGTACGTGAGAACAATACTCCAAGTGAAGAGACACCTAAATGGGGGCAAGGTGGAAAATTAGCAGCCTTGATTAACAAAGGAATCACAACTATCCCATCAATAATTCCGAATATTAATCTATCGAGTCTTTCTAATAGTTTGATCCCGACTATTCAAAACCTCTCTTCCCCACCAGACGCAGCTAAGTCAGTAAATGGCACTGTAAACAACAATGATTTTAAAGTTGAATTCACCATTAACGAATCAGGGAATCCTCAGAAAACAGCTGATTTTGTATTCAATAAATTTGCAAATGGTCTTAAAAACAAAGGTATAAATTTCAACAACTCATGAGCCAGTTAATATGCTGGCTCTTTTTATTTGTGAGGTGATAAAAATTGATTAGAGAAAGCCTCTATTTTTTATTTAATGACGAAAAATCAAGTGACTATGGTGTCACAAATGTCAATACTGATTCAGGCTTAGTTGAGGAACCGTTCTTAGGCTCAAGAACAGTCAATGAAACTTATGTAAAAGGTCGACCTGAACCCTACACTGAAGGTGTTAAACAGGAACCTAAGCAATTCCCATTGAATTTTTATCTCGGTGATCACTTTGACGAAAAGAATGTACGAGCAATTAAACGTTGGTTAAGTGTAGATGATTACAAGCCTTTTGCGTTTAGCCAAAACCTTGATATCGTTTATTATGCAATGCCTGTAGATACATCTGATTTGGTTCATAATGCCGCTCGTAATGGCTACGTCCGGTTAACTATGAAATGCAACTCACCTTACGCTTATAGCCGAAATGCAATCACTCATGCATTTGATATATCCTCCGGCTCTGAAATTGTTGAGTTGCATAATAAAGGCGATGTAAACATCTTCCCCGCTTTAGAAATATTGAAAATTGGCGATGGTGACATAAAAATCGAAAATCTCAGTGATTTCTCTGAACCATTCGTATTCAGCAACTTGAAAGATAAGGAACTCTTAAAAATAAACGGCGAAAAAGAAATCATTGAATCCAACCTTTATGGGAATGAGCGCTATGATGATTTTAATGACCAGTACTTGAGATTAGGCTTTGGAAGGAACAGATTAAAGGTTACAGGGAATTGCAAATTAAGATTTTCATTTAGATACAAGTATTTGTAGGAGGGGGTAGACATTTGATTACAATTCGTAAAGATACGGAAATTAAAGATATTCGTCTTTCCCTAGCCAAACCAAATAAAACAAAGATCGCAAATATTGATGAAGTAATCAATCCCATGGTAACGCTCAATCATGGCAGTAATGTACACGAATTAACATTCTCAATCCCTTTAACTGCTACTTACGATGGTGTAAATAAACGGAATCATATTGTTGATTTACTGAGGCCTTGGTACTTAATAAAATCAGAATTTTATGGACTTACAATCTGGTTTACAGTAGTCAAGAAAACCAAATCATACAGCAATGATATGGACACTATCCAGGTTGAATGCAAATCACTTCAATATGTACTTTCTAAGCAAGGTGTCATTAAGTATGAAGAAACTTCGAAAAATCTTAAAGAGGTCGCTACCGACTGCCTAAAAAATACTGAATGGTCTATCGGTTTCATTGATCCCCTCTTCAATTTAAAATACAGACAGTTTGATATTTCTTCTTCAAACAAGCTTGATTTTATGTATTCGATTTGCGAGAAATTCGAAGCGATTCCTGTTTTTAATACAATTGACTGTACAGTTGATTTTTACAAAGAATCTGATGTGTCTAAATATCAGGGACTCAAAATAACCCCTGCCCAATATATGATTTCTCTGGATGACATTGAGGATATGGATGATGTTGTTACAAGGATTTACGCTACAGGTAAAGATGGATTGAATATCAACTCCGTAAACCCAACAGGGCAATCATACATAGACGATTTTTCGTACTTCCTCTACCCTTTTCAGCGTGATCAGGAGCGAAATGTAATACAAAGAAGCAACTACATGTCTGATGCACTTTGCCATGCAATTTTAGATTACAACGACCTGGTTAATAATGAGGGCAGTTCTTTCTACAAACTTTTAGATGAGAAAAAGAAAGCCGAGGAAAAAGAAACAGCATCGAATAATGACCTATATACGTTGCAGCTTGATTTCCAAAAGATATTGGACAGGATTACAGTTGCAAGTAAAGCCGGCGATGATACTACTGATCTAATAAAGCAAAGAGATGCTAAATCAAAAGAAGTTGAATCAAAAAAAGAACAAATTAAAGCAATACAAGCTTCTATTACACAAATTTCAACACAAATTACCGCCCTTAAAGATAAACTGTCTTTTGAAAAGAACTTCAGCACTGAACTCCAGAAAGAACTTTCAAAATACATTATTACAGCCGAATGGTCAAACGACAGCATCTTTGATGAGAATGAATTATATGACGCTACAAATGAAGAACTTGAAAATCGAAACGCTCCTGCTGTTAATTTAGCATTAGGTTTAGTAAACTTTTTCAATTGCATTAGTGAAAAACATAACTGGGACAGGTTTTCTCTTGGCGACATCGTAAGGGTACAACAGAAAAGCTTCTATACCGATGTAAAAGCAACAATAACAGCTATTTCGATTGATTTTGAACAGTCCAACTTAAGCGTTACAGTTTCAAACGGTAAACGAGCTTCATCGGATTTTGAGAACATGCTCAAAACAGTTTATCGAACAAATAAAATTAGCACGGAGACAAACAAAAGAAAAATCAAGTACGATGAGGTTACTGAAAACTTCAACCTACGCAATGACAGGATTGCTGTTAAACCAGCCTCCCCTATTATAGCAAAGGATGGAACTGCTATTTCTCATACGACCAATGATGATGGTTCTGTTGATGTAACTTTCCAATGGGACTATGTTGAATCAGACGAAGATCAATACAATATTGATGGTTTTGAAATATATCTCCATGGAAGCAATAAAAATGAAGAATATGTTTTCGGCTCAAAAATGGCAAGTGAAGACCTGAAGAATGTAAAGTATGACAAACGAGCTGCTACATTTACAGGACTCCCCTCCAATATGTACTACACCATTGGCATTCAAGCCTATCGACGAGTTGATGCAGACATAGAGATAACTCAGTTTATTGGATCTGACATTGTAAAATCTCTTCATCCAAACGAAAATCCTTACCTCCCCTCTAATTCCGTTGAAGTGAAAGGAAGTCTCGATGGAAAAGTTAACGGACTTTATACAATATCTACAGAGACAAAGCCCATTGCGCCAGAATCGGGAACGATTTGGATCGATCCAAAGACTAATAAACAAGAGCTTTTTAATGGCGAAGAGTGGATTGTGTCTTCTGCGGGATCGGCTGATTCATTAAATGGTTACACGACTTCAACGCTATCCACGCCTAATACAATACCTGTACGTAATGACCAAGGAATCATTATAGGTTCCATAGATGGCAACGCTGAGTTTCTTGGTGGTAAACTACACTCGGAATATGCGTTATCCTCTGATATTCCTCAGACTGCTAAAGGAACGTATGTAGGCGATGGAACAATTAGTAAACAGATATTGCTACCTTTCATTCCAACACATGTGAAAGTGTGGCCAGTGTCTTCTAATGATTCCATGTTATTAATTGATGAGACAGGAGGTTATACGTATCAGGTAAATGAAATGGGAATATACCTGGTTGGAGGAAACTCTACATACGGAAGTATAAACGAGCTTGGATTTATAACAGGCTCAGACAGCAATCAAAGAGGGAATAAATTAAATACAAAGTACATCTGGGAAGCATATAGGAATGTAAACTAAACAGGCATATCCTTATTGGATGCGTCTTTTTTTATTTCAACTTTCTTTCTATAAATAAAATTCTACTTTATGCAAAGACTTGACCGTTTTCATACGATAATACCCCTTCTTCACTTAAAAATACCTTGTAAATTATAAACCATTTTACCACTTGATCCCATAGCAGAAATTGTGTCATGATGGATTTTGGTATATAAAGTGTTTAACAGAAAGAGTGAGGGGATCAGCAATGAGTGACAAAAAATATGAATCTATACACTGGTTTGCGTCAGTACTAGCGTTTTTATTAATAATTTTGAATAGTTTTTTTATAAAAATTGAGGGTGTAACTGTTGGTATTGCGATTGTATATATAGTGATCATGGGAATTGTTAGGAGTACATGGAAAAAGGCTTAAAGAGAAAAGACTGCATTGCTCAAATCAATTACACAATAAGAAAGGACGGTGAATTTAGTTTGGATTTTCCTCAGCTCTATAACGACCCTACCCTTTCTCAAAAAAGGAAGGGTTCAATCGATGACCCTTATTTAAGCTATAGTGAAACTTTAACTGTTTACAATGGTCGAATCTTACTTACAGAAGTGCCTAACCGTGAGTACAGAGTCGAGGTTAGTGGTGACAGTAAAGAATGGCGAGAAATTGAAGATGGTGAATTAGAAGACAACTACTTTAAGGTTGATTACCTTATGGGAGTTGTCTTTTTCAATGGTTCAAATGAAGGCAAATCACTTACTTTTACATATCAAGGAGAAGGCGCATCCTTCTTCCCTGCCTCAAGAATATGGATTAAACGGCAAGGAAATATGGTCATTGAAACACTTCAAGGTTTAATTGATGATGCGGAAGATGCCATTATTCGTATCAATGAACGTATTGCTGAATGTGAACGTGTCACCAAGCGATGTATTGAAATAACAAATTGGTGCAGACAAGCAACATCAGATTATGAATATGTAGTTGAAAACACTAGGAAGATTTACTTGCCGTTTGTGTACACCTATCAGGATTTATTAAACACTTATCCTTCCCCTCAAATTGGTTGGACTGTCACTGTAAAAGAAACAGGTATTGAATATAGATGGGATGGTTTCGACTGGATAAATATTAGCATCTCAGATAAGTATGACGGTTTCAACATTGTTTCTAGCTATGTAGAGCCTTACAACATCAGGTCAGTATGGTTGAGAACGAACAACGCTCCCAAAAAGATGAGGATAAAACCTTCTGTAGAACCCCCTGACGGAAGTATGGTTTGGATTAGAAAAGGATAAGGAGGAGTATATATTGAACGACAATTTAATTCCCGTAAACACAATGGGTTATATGGACGAAGAAACAGAGCAGTGGATACCCATTGATGCTATAGGGTTAAAATCAAATAATATTAGATATACTGCAGACGATATTCAAGAGGCTTTTGAAAAAGCTTCTAAGGATATTAAAAACGTAATAAGCACAGTCGATTCTGGTTTAACAGATATCACAAACACTATTGGAGACATTTCAAAAATCCCTGCATCCGGTGCAACAATTGTTGATAAAGTCTTAAATGAATTTATCAGACGAAGTGTCAATGTTCAGGATTTTGGAGCTAAGGGTGATGGTGTCACTGATGACACTGAAGCTTTCAAAGCTGCCTTTGCAAGTGGGAAACGAGAGGTTTTTGTTCCGGCAGGGATTTACATGGTTCAAGGATTGCACATCCCCTCTTATGTCAGACTTTATGGTGTTGGATCAGGGTCTGTTATCAAACTTCACCCAACTGCTACTGGAACATCTTGTGTATTAACCAACAGCGACTACACAAACGGAAACGAATATATCTTAATTGAAGATTTAGACCTCGATTGGAATTTAGACAAAAAGGATAACACCATTACAAACGGCACAAATGCAAACTGTGTGGGCATTGTTAACTCTAAATTTGTACGAGTCAGAAACGTCAATGCTCGAAATCCAGGGGTACACGGTTTTGATGTAAGCTCCCCTGTTTGGAACTCTTCTTCTGATGGAGCAGATCATTATCAGCCAAACGGTAGCAAATATGTTTGGATTGAGAATTGTACTGCAACTAATTATGGTGATGATGGCTTCACAACTCACTATTCTGACTACATCTTCTTCACTAACTGTTATGCTTATGACGCTAATGGATCCGCACACAGTAAAGGAGCTTCAAATTCAAACGGTTTTGAAATTGATGATGGCTCTAAAAATGTGTGGCTTGTGAACTGTTACAGCCGAAAAAACTGTAGAGGTTTTGAAGTCAAAGCTCACAACAGAGCACCAGCAGCAAGAAACGTAAACCTAATTAACTGCTATTCCGAAAATGATATCCGCGCTTTCGACTTTAGACATATTGGCTTCCACCTAGCCTCCGAAAAAATCTCCACAAGTGCATTTGACATTAATGTTGTTAACTGCACTGCACAACATCCTATTTTCAGTGACCTTTATCAAGGTTTAAATCCTCGCGCACTTGTTGTTTCCGCTTATAGAAATGTCAACGTATCAAACTTCAATGCAATTGGTGACCCGACATATGATTACAAGAATACTACAGTAATCTCTACTCAATATAAGAGCAGAAATATTAATCTAAGCAACATCACTGTTTCGGGGTTTACAACAGCAAGTAACGATATCTATGTAATCGGTGGAGCTCAAAAATCAGACAATGTAAACATCTCAAATGTAGCCATTAATCAATCTGCTTTAGTGGGTATTGCTGTGGGAAGTAGAGTTGACTCAGTCAATATCAATAACGTTAACATGACGGGAACAAACAAAGCAGGTTCAATAGGTATTTACTGCACTAACTCACAAGCCAATATTAGTGCTGCGATGTGCGAACAATACGCTACTCCCAGTAAAATTGCCGGAAAAGCCTACACGTTTATCCCGAATAACTTCAAGGGCGGTCTACGCGGGGCTACGACTTCTGGCTATGCTAAAACAAATACTAGTGCAGTATTAGCTTCATCGGGTGAACCTCAAGCTCTTGGAGATGCCACTTTAGTTGGAGCCACTACCGGAGGATGCGTTGCAAAGGGAACAAGAACCAACGTTTTCGGCTCATCAGGCGGAAGCTCTGTAGACGGATCTCGTAGCGGTGTTTACAACTCCAATGATTCTCATATCGAGGGGCAAAATGTATCACGTGAAATCCACGCTTCTGGCGGTGTAAAACTTGGTGAAAATGATCGCTATATGGTGGTTGGCGGATACGGCGCTACTCCATCCAGAGCAAATATTAAATGGATGCTAAACTCCATGAATGGGGATATAACATCTGCAGGAAAGATGAATGGCGGAGCCACCTTTAGTGATTACGCTGAGTATTTTGAAAGCCTTGACGGAAAAGCGATTCCGACAGGGACAATTGTCACTCTTGAAGGAGCTAAAATTCGCCCGGCGAGAAAAGGTGAAGATGTACACGGAGTAATCTCCGAAACTGCAGGAACTATTTTAGGCGGAGCTGATATTCACTGGCAAGGTAGATATTTAAAGAATGAGTTCGGTGGATACATATATGAAGATGTGGTCAACCCAGAAACCGGTGATGTTAAGAAACTGCCTAAAGTAAACCCTGAGTGGATTGAAAAAATAGATTATGTCCCTCGTGAAGAACGCCCTGAATGGAATATAGTTGGATTGCTTGGACAGGTTTATGTGAAAGTGGACAACACCGTTTCTGTTGGAGATCGGATTGAAGGTAATTATGGCATCGGCACAAAAACAGAAGACAGGTTTTACTCTTGGAAGGCTATGGAGATTGTAACCCCATATTCAGACAAGCTTGGCTATGGCATTGCCATCTGCTTAATTAAGTAATCCCTCAAAATTAAAGGAGGTGGTTATGTTCTAGTTAAAATATAAATTTTATTCAATTTATAGCATTCAAAAACAGAGATAACAAGAGCATACGTGAGATAAAGAGAGATTGGGATTTGCCCCTTCTCTCTTTTTTTGTGCTCAAATTTAATTTTTAGGAGAGATGTTCAATATGACAATTGCAGTGAAAAAGAGATTAGTTCCAAGTGGAAAATACGCTCTGAAATGTCCGAACCCAATGACACCGGAGTATATCACTATTCATAACACAGCAAACGACGCATCAGCCGCCAATGAAATCAGTTATATGACAGGAAACAGCGAATCGACAAGCTATCATTTTGCCGTCGATGATAAAGAAGTAATTCAGGGGATTCCGCTGGATCGGAATGCTTGGCATACTGGCGATGGCACAAACGGAACCGGGAACCGTAAGTCTATTGGCGTGGAAATCTGTTGCAGCAAGTCAGGTGGTGCGCGTTACCGGGTAGCAGAGGCACTGGCTATCAAGTTTGTGGCGCAACTTCTCAAAGAGCGCGGATGGGGCGTTGACAAAATCAGAAAGCATCAGGACTGGAACGGAAAATACTGTCCGCATCGTATTCTGTCTGAGGGACGTTGGGATCAAGTGAAAGCGGCCATTGCTGCAGAATTAAAAGCACTCGGCGGAAAAACTTCTTCCTCATCTTCAAAGCCAACAAAAGTAGTTAAAACAAATGGTTCTTATGTTAAGAACACAGTTATCGCTGACAGTCTTAATGTGAGAACCCAACGCAATGCAAACTCCTCTATTGTACTCGCTCTTCCTAAAGGCTCCACTGTCCAATACCAAAAAGGATCAACTCAAAATGGTTGGGGATATATCAAATATACAAACTCTAAAGGTGCTACATACAGCGGTTACGTAAATGTGAAGTACATTAAAAGTGATGCTGAACTTGGACAATCAACCCCAAAGCCTAAATCCACTTCTAAGCCTAAAAGCAGTGGTATCAAATCTGCAGGCAAAATTAAAATTGTCGGTGTAAAAAGCGCTGCAATCGTTATGGACAGACCCGATAAAAACAAAGCAAAGAATCTTGGCACCGTAAAGTTAGGTGACACACTCAGCATTTCTGGTTCAGTGAAAGGTTCAAACAATGCTAAGGGTTACTGGGAAGTGATCTATAAAGGTAAACGCGGCTACATCTCAGGTCAGTTTGGGTCAAAAATCTAAATATATTTAAATATCTTTGAGGATGATTGTTGATCGAGGTATATCAATGATTATCCTCTTATTTTAGGAGGTGATGTAATGTCACCTTTCTATTTTATCAAAGGTTGGTGACAAATGGATAACTTTGAGCAAAGCACCATTTCAAGATTAAGTGCACTTGAAGAAAAAGCTAAGCACACTGATAACAAAATTGACTCTCTTGAAGAAAGAACAAATGTTATTGGTCGTATTGCTACGCTTGTTGAGCAGCAAGTCGAAATTAATAAGGATTCTCAAGCACAATCGAGAGAACAGTTCAGCACTCTGAACGAAATGAGCAACAGTTTAAAAAATCTGAGTAAATCATATGAAAAACTGGACAATCGAGTTGAAATATTGGAACGCTCTGATTCTACTCGCAAAATTGATCCCTCTCAGTTTACTAAAGACCTTGTGTTTAAGGTACTGCCCAGTGTAATTGCGACTATTGTCGCAGCCTGGTTACTCATACATTTTGGCCTTAAATAAAATGAACAGGAGCGAATTTCATGACTAAAATTAACTGGAAAGTAAGACTTAAAAAGAAAACATTCCTGGTTGCAATCTTCTCTGCAACTCTTTTGTTTGCACAAGCTATTGCATCTGCTTTCGGATACGATATTTCTGTATTTAGTGATGATCTCACTGAGAAATTTAATGCTTTACTTACGTTTTTAACTGCAATGGGGGTTGTAGTGGATCCAACCACTACAGGTATCTCAGACAGTGATCAAGCAATGGAATACACAGAACCAAAATAACTCGGGGGAGTTCATCTCCCCTTTTTTTCATTTTTAATTAAGAAAGGAATGATTGTTGGCCATGCAAATAGGATCTGGATATATCGGGAGTCCAATGCTTGAGAAGTCAGAATCTAACCATGAAGTAATCCCTTCCCCACCTGCAACCTGGACGATTAAATATTCTTTCTATAAATTCAGCTTTTCGAATGATCAGGAATGCCACGTATCAATCAATGGCAGTGATCCTATCTATTTAAGAGCTGGACAAGGCTTTCAAATGGACGCTCATGATTCACCTATCACAAGCTTCAAAATTTCTGAGTCAGGAATAACATATAATTTTTTGGGGGCGCATAAATGAGTTTCTTCAATCCAATGGTTAATGTCTCAATTGTCACTGGGAAGTCTGCTTATGATATTGCAGTAGACAATGGTTTTTCAGGAACTGTAGAGGAATGGTTAGCTTCATTAAAAGGTGAAAAAGGCGATACTGGAGCTACAGGTGCAACCGGGGTTAAAGGTGCTACTGGCGCTGCCGGTAAAGATGGAAAATCAGCATATGAATTAGCCGTTCAACAAGGTTTCTCAGGAACATTGGATGAGTGGCTTGCCTCACTGAAAGCAACAGCAAACTGATAACGTACCCTTCTCTAACGAGGAGGGTATTTTTTTCGTTTCGGTCATAAACAAATTATTGATTTGTTTTTAATTTTCACTCAAATCCCCTTTACATTTCTTTCCTCTAATGCAACTATATAATAAAATGGATATGAAAGGGGTTTAGGACTTGAAGAGTGAAAAAGTCATTCCTTATGATTTAGTAGCAACAAAGATGAATCATTGGTATGTGGCTATTAAAAAGAATTGGGTCGGTAGAGCAGAAGAAATGCGTAAAGAAGTTATGCAGGAAATAAAAGTTATGGAAGAAAATCAAGATGTTTTACTATACTTCTCCCTACTTGAGTTTAGACATAAGCTAATGTTGGCATATATGTATCCTAACGCTATAAAAGACATTGAGAAAAATTATGGCGAGCTAAAAGAATATGAAGGTCATGGAAATTTAACAGGAATGCTGGAATATTACTATTACTTTTTCATGGGCATGTTCTATTTCAGACAAAAAGAGTTAACATTCTCCCTTAATTACTATAGACAAGCTGAGAGGTATTTGGATTCAATCGAGAGTGGAGATATTGAAGTTGAAAAAGCTGAATTTTATTTTAAATTGTCAGAAGTGTATTACCACATGAAACAGACTTATTTTTCAATGAATTATGCCATGAGGGCTTACGATATATTTAAAAAACAACCTGCTATTGACGGGAACCCTACATACGGGGTACAAAAGGTGCGCTGTCAATTCGTCATATTTGGTAATTTGCTGGACAGTATGAAGTTTGATGAAGCTTTAAAGCAAGCATACAAAGCGTATCAGGAGGCAGTAGAGCTAAACAAAAGTGAAAAGAATCGTGGGCATTTGATGCGTTCAGCACTGTTTAATATTGGATTGTGTTATAATCAAATGGAAGAACTTGATAAAGCATTTTTTCACTTTAATAAGTCACTTCAAATCATTGAGCCGGAAAATCATGATTACGCTGCTAAAACATTATTTGTTATCTCCTTCTTAAAGGGAAGGCAAAATGACGTTGAAAACGCAAAAAAATTTTATGAACAGGCCAAACAGCTGGCTGAACGGCATAACAATGAAATGGTACTTGAAAAGTTAAAAATGGTTAAAGGACTTTTCTTGGACTATGATTTAGACTTAGTTAGGAAAACATTCGAGTTCTTCAAAGAAAGAGGTATATACCCTGACATGGAAAGTTATGGTGTCTCTGTAGCAGATTTTCTCACTGGAAAACAGGATGCTTGGGGTGCAGTTGAATTTTATCGTTTGGCAAATGAAGCAAGAAGACAAATCAAAAGGGGAGAAGCAATATGAAAACTAAACTATTTATCTGTGCAGTTCTATTATTCGGCGTTGCCGGAACATTGGGTGCTTCCTATCTCCAACAACAAAATGATACGTTCAAGGTTGCTGAAAGAGCCGAAACGTAA